TGTGAAAGGCTGGATACAATTGAGGGATCGTTTTTATTATCCTGTTATGAAAGAAGTGCATTTAAAATTCCTGACAGCTGGGAAAAGTATCAGATAAAAACAGTTAAATCGGCGTCACCAAATAAACATAAATGTAAAAGTATAGAAACTGTATATAGAAAAGTAAGTAAGAAGGTGATGGAGCAGGGGTTATTGTTTACATAAATTAATAGAGAGAAGGCGGTAGATGAATAATAAAATACCTTTGAGTTATTATGGTGGGAAGTATAAAATATCTAAGAAACTAATTAAATTATTTCCTCCTCATATAACTTATTGTGAGCCTTTTTGTGGCGGCGCTTCTGTTTTCTGGAATAAATCAAAAAGTAAAATTGAGGTGCTTAACGATCATGATGAACGTCTGATAATTTTTTATAGATGTCTACAAGAAGGTTCTGAGGAGTTTTTAAGAAAAATTGAATATACTCCTTATAGTGAATCTGAACATAAAAAAGCGAATCAAATTTTAAAGAATCATAAACAATATACGCAAGTAGATGTGGCTTGGGCTGTTTTTGTAGGTATAAATCAAAGTTTCTCAGGTTTAGCAGGAGGGACATGGGGGAGAAGGATGAAAAGTGAATGTGGTACGTTAAATTTCTTAAATAAAAAAAAGGTATTACAACAGTTTTTTAAAAGATTAGAAAAAGTTTATATTAGTTGTTGTGATGCTATCAAATGCTTGGATTATTGGGACTCTGAGGATACACTTTTTTATCTAGACCCGCCTTATCCGGAAGCGGATCAAGGTCATTATTCTGGATATACTGTAGAAGATTTTAATAGACTGTGTGAAAGGCTGGATACAATTGAGGGATCGTTTTTATTATCCTGTTATGAAAGAAGTGCATTTAAAAATCGGCGGGGTTTAATAGATGTAAAAGTATAGAAACTGTATATAGAAAAGTAAGTAAGAAGGTGATGGAGCAGGGGTTATTGTTTACATAAATCAGTAAAAAAGGGATAATAAGTGGATAATAAAATACCTTTGAGTTATTATGGTGGGAAGTATAAAATATCTAAGAAACTAATTGAATTATTCCCCCCTCATACAACTTATTGTGAGCCTTTTTGTGGCGGAGCTTCTGTTTTCTGGAATAAACCAAAAAGTAAAATTGAGGCGCTTAATGATCATGATGAACGTCTGATAATTTTTTATAGATGTTTACAAGGGGGTTCTGAGGAGTTTTTAAGAAAAATTGAATATACCCCTTATAGTGAAGTCGAATATAGAAAAGCAAATCAAATTTTAAAGAATCATAAACAACACACACAAGTAGATGTTGCGTGGGCTATTTTTGTAAGCATGAATCAAGGTTTTTCAGGTATAGCAGGAGGGGGATGGGGCAGAAGCAAAAAAGATGAACGTAATGCATTAAATTTCTTAAACAAGAAAAAAATGTTGCAACAATTTATTAAAAGATTAGAAAAAGTTTATATTAGTTGTAGTGATGTAATTCAGTGTATAGATTATTGGGACTTTGAGGATACACTTTTTTATCTAGACCCGCCTTATCCCGAGACTGATCAAGGTCATTATTCTGGATATTTAATGCAGGATTTTAATATATTGTGTGAGAAGTTGAATACTATTAAAGGTTCTTTTTTATTATCCTGTTATGAAAAAGCAGCGATGAAAGTTCCTGATAATTGGGAGAAATATCAGATAAAAACAGTTAAATCGGTGGGGCCAAACAGATGTAAAAGTATAGAGACTGTATATAGAAAAGTAAATGAAAAGATGAAAAGACAAATTTTCTTTATATAGAAACAACAATAGATAGGAGGGAAAACATGTTTAAAAAATGGAAAGATATTGAAAATAGTTGTAAAGAGAAAATGATTAAAAAATTTTTTAATACGTATACTTTTGAAGATGAAATTTTTCAAGTGACAGAAAAAATTCATGGTAGTAATCTGTCAATTATCTTTTACCCTGACGGGCATAGAGAATATGCTAGACGTAGCGGAGTATTAAAAGATGAAAACTTTTATAATTATAAAGAAGCCTTTAAAAAAGAAAACAATCCTGACCTTTATATTTTTCTTAATGCGATTCAACAATTTGCAATAAAAAATGGACAGATAATACAACTTATAGGAGAGCTTTTTGGTAAAGGAGTACAAAAGGGAATTTATTATGGAGAGGGAATTTATTGGCGCTGGTTCGGTACATACGCAAACGAAGAATTTCTAGCAGTAGAAGATGAGGAGCTTTTGTTGAGTAAAATCGAGGATTTAGGATTTGATGTGTATCCGGATAAAATTAGAGTGCCGCTTCTCTGTTTATTTTCTAATATAAGTTCAGCTAAAGATTTTATAGATCAAGTAAAACAAATAGACTTGGAGAAAGATAGTTTATTAACTCCTCCAGGATATAACAAAAAGAACATAGCTGAAGGTGTTGTTATACGACCTTATAATCGAAATTATGCGATTAATCATCAATGGTTTCTTTTTAAATATAAGCATCCAAAATTTGAGGAAATTATAATGGGAAAAAATAAAGCAAAGAAGCCTAAAGTTAAGGTTTCAGAGAAAGTACAGAATATAGCTCAAGAAATGTGTAGATATGTAAATGAGAACAGGACAGAGAGCCTCTTTTCAAAAGAAGGAGAAATACAAGATGAAAAACAGATAGGAGAATATATCAAATTATATTTAGAAGATATATATAAAGATTGCCTTTTAGATTTAAAAGATTTAAAAAAAGAAGAAAAAAAGTATATTAATAAACAGATGACAAACTTGATAGTAAAGGAATTGAGAAGATGTTTATAGAAAATCTTACGATTGAGAACTATGGCGCATTAAAAAATGCGATGTTAGAATTTCAAAAAGGATTCAATATTCTTAGTGGTTCTAATGGGGCAGGGAAGTCACATATTATTAGAGCATTAGCATATCTCATTCTTAATCACAATGAAGGTAAAATTGAAGATGATTTAAATTGGCATAGTAATTCTTTTACTATCCAGACTAAGATTAAATATGGTGGGAAAGATTTTATAATTAAGAATCATTATGATGGAAAAAATGTATTGAAAGAGTTAATAATTTCCTCTAATGGAAATAAACAGCAGTACAGCGGAAATAAAGATGTAGTGGACGTACTTTCACAATATTTTGATCCTACTTATTCTAAACCGGCTCTTATAGCTTTTCAGGGTGAAATGGATGTAGTAACAGCAACTCCTGCTAAAAGACGAGAGAGTTTAAAAAATATTTACGATTTGAATTTTCAAAAAGAAATTCAGCAATTAGAAGATGAAAAAACGTCATTAGAATTAAAAGTACAGGAATTGGAAAAGCAGATAGCAATTCTTGAAAGTAAAAGCTATAATTTATATAAAAAAGAAAGACTCCCTTTTAATGAGAATACATATAAAGAAAAAGAAACAGATGTTAAAAAATTACAAAGTAAGAAACAATCTTTAGAAAATGAGATAAACGATTTTGAATCAAAATTACAAAATGTTAATCGATTTAAAAGTTTTTATGAAAGTAAAGAAAGAGAAATTAAAGAATTATTGGACAAGAAAGATATTTTGCAAAGTAAGATAAACGAATTAAAAAATGTTATAACTAATCCCAATTATAATGTAGTAGATAAATTAAAAAAACAAATAGATGATATTAAACTCGAAAGGATTAAAGAGGATTTCGATATAAATGTTCTTAATTCTAAAAAAGAAAAACTTTATGAAGAAAAAAATGAGCTTAAGAATATAAAAAAGAATATAGAATTGGTGGAAATGGGTAAGTGCCCGACTTGTGGAGCGGATTTTTCTAATGTCGATATAAATGATTATAAGAGACGTTATGAAGAAAAAGAAGAAATAGTAAGCGCCATTAATAAAGAAATAGAGGCTATTGAGAAAGATTATAAAACTTGGCAGGAGAAAAAGAAAAAAAACGATAGAAAGAAGGAATTAAAAAATAATTTAATTAATCAACTTAAATATGAAGAAAAGAAAATAGAAGATGTTATTAACAGTAGTAAAGAAAGTTTAGAAGAAAGAAGTAATGAATTAGTTAATGTTAATAAAAAAATAGAAGATTATGCCGAGGAAAAGGAAGTTTTAAAAAAAGATTTACAAAAGGAGCTTGATCAACTACCAGATGAAGCAGATATAGAATCTAAGAATAAGCAAATTGAGGATATAAAAAACAAAATTGATTTAATAAGCCGGGAAATTGAAGAATATAGAACAGTTCTTAATAAGAATAAATGGATAGAGGAAGAAAATAAAAAGATACTGAAACAAAAAGATGAGGATGAAAAATTAAAGCAAAAGATTAATAAAGATCATGATCATTTATTGAAAGAAGTAAACGAATATAAAAAATCTGTAGATATTCTAAAAAAGGATTTTCCTAATTATATAATAAACGAACTTAAAAGCGATATAGAAACAGGAATGAATGAAATACTGGATAAAGCATATAACGGAAGATATCATGTACAAATAAAAGAAAATCGCAGTGGACTTTCTATTGTATATGGAAACGATAAAGAAATAAAACTTGCAAGCGGAGCAGAAAAAAATTTATTTACCATAGGATTTAAGAATGCATTTACGAGGCTGGCAGGATTAAAGGTACTTTTGTTGGATGAATGCGATAACTTCATGGATGAAGATATAGCGAAAAAGACCTTTGATGTTCTTCAGAATCTTATAGAACAAGAAGCACTTAATCAGGTTATTCTTATTACTCATAAGCAGAGTGTTAAAGAATTACTGGAGGGTGATTATAGAGCTAGAGTTTTTGAAGTAAAAAATGGTGGGGCATTTTTACTTGAATGACAAATTTTTAAAATAACGATTCCGATAATACTCTTATGCTATATAGTGAATTTTTTAAAAAAAGTATATTTTTTTATTAAAAATTTGGATAAAGAAATATATATTAGACATATAAACGAATAAATTAAAGGAAGAAATGGTGAATATTAAAAAGCAAAAGTTGATAATGTTGAAAGGGCTCCCCGCATCTGGAAAAACTACTTGGGCAAAGGAACAAATTTTAAAAGCCAATGGATCAATAAAAAGAGTTAATAAAGACGATTTAAGAAAGATGATCGATATATCTCAATGGAGTAAAGAAAAAGAATTACATATCCTAAGGATTAGAGACACGATTATATATTATTACCTCAGTAACGGGTATTCAGTAATTGTAGATGATACAAATTTGAATCCATATCATGAACAACGACTCAGACGAATTGTAAGCGAGTATAATAGTAATGTCAGAGAGCATTCTGTTGAGTTTGAAGTTAATGATTCTTTCTGTGATGTTGATTATCGAGAATGTATTAAAAGAGATTTGATAAGAGGAAAAGAAGCGGTGGGAGAAAAGGTTATCATTAATATGTATAGAAAATATTTACATAAGGCACCCGTTCTTATTCCTTATAAAGTTGAATTACCCGACTGTATTTTAGTGGATGTTGATTGGACTCTTGCTATTCATGAATACCGTGATCCTTTTGATTATTATAAATGCACAGAAGATAAATTAAATACACCAATTGCATCTTTAATAAACGATATTCAAAATCGACATTCACTATCGTATACAATGATTGTAACAGGTAGAGAGAATATAAAGTATGAATCGGGAGTAACAGTTTGGGATTTAACAAGTGAATGGCTTAATAAAAATCATATTCGTTATGATAGAATTTTTATTAGAGAAGAAGGAGATCATAGACCTGATTGGATGGTAAAAAAAGAAATGTTTGAAAAGCATATTAAGGATAAATATAACGTGTTATATGTTATAGACGACAGAAGGCAAACTATAGACATGTGGCGTAAAGAGGGATTGACAGTACTTGATGTAGCTGGTCACGATTTTTAAATGAGGAAAAAAAATGAATCTATATTTACAGAATTTTTTAATTGAGCATCCCAACGATTGGAAGGAAATATTAAAAGAAAAACCTTATGCATTTAAAGTTATAGAGAAAGACGATTTAGTATTATTTAAATATAATCAGATAGACAGTGATTTTAATATTCCTTTAGTACAGGAGGCACGAGGAATTGTATTTGATAAAAGCGATTGGAGTGTTATTAAGCACCCTTTCCATAAATTTTTTAACTATGGAGAATCTAACGCAGCCGTTATCGATTGGGGATCAGCTAGTATACAAGAAAAAATTGATGGCTCTCTTATCGCATGTTATTTTTATAAAAATGAATGGATGATATCGACTAACGGAACTATCGATGCACGAGATGCAAGTTTACAGTTTCCCGTTCAATTAAATAAAAAGAAAAAAATAAACTCATTTTACGATCTTGTAGTTTATACACTAGAACAAATGTTTGGACGTGATTATATTTTTGGAGTTTTCCAGAATATAGATAAAAAGTCAACGCATCTTTTTGAAATAGCAACCCCAATTAATAGGATAGTTGTCCCCTATAAGGATTTTAAAATTTATTACTTATGTTCAAAGGTAAATAGTACAGGTATCGAATATTACAGTAAACCATTACTTGATAGATTCCCAATTCCGAAAGTATATTCATTTAATTCATTGGAAGATTGTGTTAAAGCAGCTAAAGAATTACAATATGATAGTGAGGGCTATGTAATAGTGGATAAAAACTGGAATCGTATTAAAATTAAGAGTCCAGCATATATAGCTGCGCATCATTTAAGAGGTGAAGATGTCGTAACAGATAAAAAATTACTCAATCTTATTCTTGCTAATGAAGGGAATGAATTTCTTACGTATTTCCCCGAGTTTAAAGATGCCTATAATAATTTATATAATAGACTTTTACAGTTAAAAACAAGAATGGGGGCGGATGCAAAAAAGCTTGAAGAGATGCAGAAAGGGAATAAATCAAGAAAAGAAATAGCTTTATGGGCTAATAAAGAGTGCGTTATACCTGCGTTTATATTTCAATTGCTTGATAAGAAAATTGAAAACATTGATAATTTTATATATAATAAATGTAAAGTAGAAAAACTTTTAGAGTATATAAAATAATATCTTATAGAGGGGGGGATATAAGATGAGAATATTTAATGACAGGGTATACGGATTAGAAACTTCTATTGTTGCTAGTGGATATCCGATGCGAGATGTAGTAAAAGAATTTACTCCTGTTCTTTTAGTTAAAGATTCTATAAGGGCTAGAAAACTTGGAAGATCTAAAAGTAATAGTGGGCATGACTGCTATTTAAAAGGTATCGTAGTGCAAGCCGATATAGAGTTTCCTCTGTATTGGCTTAAACAGTTTCAGCGATATCATTTCGTTGATATAGTATCAAGTCAATCAACAATGCATCGGATTCTTAGTATGAACATAAAAGAACATTGCAATAAGTGGGTAGATGAAGAAGTAATAGATATAGTGAACAAATGGATAACATTATACAATGATTTTGATAATAAATTACAAGAAATTAATAATAATGAAAGATTAACATTTAAAGAAGCATCTAATATACGCCCTCAAGATAAAATTTATATAGAGGACAAAAAAAAAGGGGGGGGGGGGTGATTGGTATTCTAAAGAAGATATTTATATGAAAATAATATCAAATTTGCCTAGCGGATTCCAGATGGTTATGCGTATTACTACTAATTATTTACAATTAAAAACTATTTACCGGCAGAGAAAAAATCACAAATTACCAGAATGGCGTATATTCTGTGATTGGATTTTATCATTGCCGGAATTTAAAGAATTAACAGGAGTTCCTTGATGTGGATACATAAATTTGTTTGGTATAAAATAACTTGTATTTTTAAAGAAGTAAAATGGTTTTTTCAAAAGTTGCTTAGGGGGTATGATGATTTGTACTTGCGGAATTTTTATTCTTCTTTTGTAAAAGAAGTATATCCTAAATTTAAAGCCTTTGCAGAAATGGAAAAACGGGGAATAGCAACATGTTATTTTGAAAATCCTAAAGAGACATGTCATGATGACGAGAGTTTTAAAATAGCTTTTAAAAATTATAATAGTGTATTGAAGAAAATACTATTTGCTTTTGAATGGGTATTATATGATAATGAGTTGTGTGATAAAAAATTTAAGAAATATTTTGAAGAGAAGTATGGTAATCCGTATGAAAAGATTGAATCAAATCGACATGAACCGTTAACATATACATTAATAAGTAATGATGGTACACGAAGGAAAGAGTATCTTTTTGATGATAAACCGTTTTATTATAATAGAAAAATGATAAAAGATTTTAATGATAAAGCTGAAGAGGGATTTAAACTTTTTGGAGAATATTTATTTACCTTTTGGGATTAAAAAATTTATAAAGGCGGTATACTGATGAATCAAAAAAACAGTGTAAAATTATTTAAGAGATTTACATTTTTTCATCCTGAAAAGAGGTTGACTGAAAGTCTTATGGCATTTGGATTTGAATGTGGGGATGGGTGGTTTAATATTATTTGGAATTTATGTGAGAAAATAGAAGAGGAACTTAAGAATCATTCAAGATTAGATGATTTTGTAGTGTTGCAAGTAAAAGAAAAATTTGGCATGTTACGATTTTATACAAATTTTGAAATTGGAAAAATGAGGAAATATATTGAAGAAGCTGAAAAAGAATCTGCTAATACATGTGAAATTTGTGGGAAAAAAGGAAAATTGAGAGATGATTTAGGCTGGATAGTTACGCTGTGCGATAAGCATTATAGTGAGAAATTAAACAAATGCTAAGAATTGTGGTATATGTTAATAAAGATAAAATAGACGAAATACGAATTCGTAATACAATGATTAAGAATGATAAAGGCGAAAATAAGTACATTTTAACTATGCCAAAAGGATACGGGAGTATTGAAGTATGGCATGATAGAATTAAGCCTTGGCATATACTTGTAGAAAAAGTGCTTTATGAATTGAATAAGACAAATTATAATAATATTATAAATAGAACGGCAGATAAAATAATTCGATATGTCAGGTATCAAGAAAACAATAAAAAAAATAAAGGGAATTGATATATTTACTAATATTTTGTGAATAAAGAAATTTATGAATATTTGTCTCCATACCTATCAGATGATAGTAGTATACTTTTAAAAGAAGGCTATCTAGATGATAATATTAATGATATTCTTGATTATTTACAAGTATTGCTTACAGATACGTCAATTCCTGATAACGTTAAAGCCTATAAACTTAGGAATCTATGGCAATTATTCTACAGGATAAGACCTCCTACGGTAGAAGAGTTTCTTACTCCAAAGTGGATAGGCGTAATCGCAGACAAGATATATCCACAAGTAAAGGAGGCATTTAAACAGTACATGCAGCCATTAAATGGAAAAAGGGTATTGGCGTTAAGCACCTGTATTGGATGGGGAAAAACGACCCTGTCTACACTTATAGCAACATATATTGTTGTTCATTTGCATTATATGAAAAATCCGAAACGATTTTTTAATCTCAATGAAATAGGGGCTATTGTAATTGCTCTTATGAGCTTCACACAAAGGAAGGTAAACCAGTTATTACTCCAGCCATTTTATACCTTGTTGAAATCTTCTCCAATGTTTGAAAGGGTATGGAGGGAGGACAGACTTGAAATTAAACAGAAAGAAATCGGTGATAAAAAAATAGCCTATACAAGTGCGGGTAGAATGGGCGCTTTCCAATTTAGTAGAGATATTCATATAACAATTGCAAGCAGTAGAGAAGATTTGCTCGGTATGAATATTATCTTAGGAATTGTTTCAGAAATTTCCTTTTGGATTAATCGTGGAATAGCTATTGAGGAGATTTGGGGGGCGTTTTCGGATATGAGAGAAAGAGTTAACTCACGATTTGCTCATCGATATTTAAGTGGAGTTATATTAGACAGCTCCCCATTAGATCTTTCTACATCCCCTATTGATAAGTGGATTTATGAGGGGGACGCTCAAACCGATCCTGAAGTACTCATCATAAATGCTAAGCATTGGGATATGTTTCCTGAAAAATACCCAAAGTGGCAGAAAACAAATCAAACTATTCCGGTTTTTAAAGGAGATGCAGCGAGGCCTCCAAAAGTATTAAATGATGAAGAGTATGAACGATATGCAAAAGAAGAGATAATAGAATTCCCGATTGATATGGTGGAAGCATTGAAAAACTCAACGGGGTTAAAAAGAGTAGTAGCTGATTTTGCAGGATGGCCTGCAGGAAGTCTTCCAAAGTTGATAGATGATAAAAGAGTGGTTGAAAATATTTTTACAAATAAACTTAATAATGTTTATACCTCTATTGTAGCGCCGGACGATAAAGACCCTGAAAAATTAATATGGTACAAAGTAAGGGACTTGTTCTTTATTAAATCAGGACGTTGTTATGAGTTTTATAGGGCCCCTCATGCATTACGTACAATTCATATTGATTTAGCTGAAAGCGGTGATATGGCTTGTATAAGCATGTGCCATTTAGAGATTGATATTGATTCGGGTTCAAATATTGTAGTAGGAGATTTTACGATACCAATATCCCCCGAAAAGTCTAAAATAAATCTTGACGCTGTATGCAATTTTATACTCGATTTAAAAAAAGAAGGGCATATAAGTTTTTATAAAGTTACTGCAGATCAATATCAAAGTAGTGCTCTTTTACAAAGATTAAAACGGAATAATATAGAAGTTGACAAATTATCAGTTGATAGAGATACCACTCCCTACAGAGTGGTTATTAGTTGGATATATAATAATAGAATCAGAATTGGAAGAAATGTTATTCTTAAGAATAATTTACTTTCACTTGTTGAAGTAAAAAATGAAAGGGGGAGAACAAAAATAGATCATACTAATGGTCGAATGGTGTATGAAGATAACGGTGATTGGAACAGATCATTAATGGGAATAAATGCAAAAGATGCAAGTGACAGTTTTGTTGGTAGTGCTTATACTCTTATAGCAGAACTTGAAAATTCTATTCCACAATACACTTGGAGAGATGAACAATCTTTACAAAGTGATCAAAATGATGAAGATGTAGTTGATATGCCTATATTAGAAGAGTTACGTAAGAAGTTTAATTATATTTACTCTGATAATTAAATTTTTTTATAAAAAAATTTATATTTTATATACGGGAGAGTTATGAAAGTAAATAAAGAAGGTAAAGAAATATTAGAAAGAATACATTTAATATCGGGAGTTAAAAAAGATGATGTAATTAGTGTATTGGAATCGTTATCGATTCTTATTGTTTTAAACTATCTTAATAATGATGATACTTATATCCCATTTATTGGAAATTGTCATTTAGAATATAAAGGTGATAAAGTAATAGATGGGAAAGCAGAAGCTGTAGTAAAATGTATCTTTAGTGTAGATGATTTTCTTCTCCGTAACATCGGCCAAATAGAAGATGGTATTTCGGTTGATGCAGAAAAAATTCTTAAAAGGAAGATTTACTCTACATTAGGCGAATATCTAAACAAGGAGTAATAATTAAAAATTTTTAAAGAAAAAGAGATACTTTTGAAAAATGAAACTACCGAAATTTAGACCTTGTGTAAAGTGTGATAACGGATACATATATAGTACAAATTCATTTAATGAACCTGTAGTTACAATTTGCTCATGTTTACAGAAATATCAGTATCAAATAAATCTGTTACAGAAATTAGAAAAAGCCAATATATTTCCTTCTCAATTTCTCTTGAAATATGATATAGATAACGATTATATCGGGCCTGATAAACAAGGTAATATACCAAAATTGAAAAAATTTATAAGGGAATTTAAGGACACTTTTTATGATAAAACTCTGTATATATACGGAAAAGTTGGAACTCAAAAAACAACAGTTGCTAATTGGATAGCAAAAGAGTTGATAGAGAAAGGCGTAAGTGTTTATTTTACTTTTTTAAATGATTTAATAAAAGAATTGCAAGAAAATACTTTTAGTGAACTTGATTTGGAAGATAAATACTATGATTGTGATTGTCTTATTATAGACAGAGCTTTTGGTAGGGATAAAGTTACCATTTATAAAAGTGGATATCAAATTCCGTTCTTAGATAATTTCCTTCGTAGAAGAATAGATCAATTAAATAAAGCAACTATTATTATATCAAATGATGCAATAGAGAATATATCTAAGAATGGATTTAACGAGGATATTCAAAGTTTGATCGAAAGAAAAACGAAACCGATTAAGTCAGTTTTTCTTTTTGAAGATTATTATGGAATTAAAGATGATTTTGGAACATTAAAGTTATGGGAATAATATGAACGAAAAAAGTATTGTTTATCTTGAACAAAATATATTATCGTGTTGTATTGAAAATCCTAGATATATTTTTGATATTGATAGTAAGTTTTTTTTATCCGAAGAAGGGGCTGAGTTATTTAAAACATTTAAGAATCTTTATATTCGGGATTTACCAATTAATAAAAGAAATATTTTAATTGATTTAAGCAAAAAAAATAAATCAATACAAGAAACTATTATTGATAGTTTATTTGATCTTAATGTTGAAAAAGATGAGTCAAATTTTCAAAAATACCTTAAAGATTTAAAAGAGCAACGATTTAAGTTTAATGTTATAAAACAAATAATTCCTAGTATGCTTAAAGAAAGCTCTAAAGCAGAGGTTTCAATTGGCGAAATAACCGAACTTGTTCAAAGTATACAAGAAGAACTTTATGAATTAAATAAGAAAGAAACAAAGTTGTATACTCCTGATCGTATGTTTAGTGATTATGAATTAACTTTGTATTCAAGGCAGGATACTGTATTTGATTATAGTACAGGCGATAGTTATTTAGATAGCATGCTATTAGAAAAATTCCAACCAGGAAGAATAACAACAATATTTGGCCCTAGCGGAGTGGGTAAAAGTGCTTTTGCCTTATTTCTTGTAAATAGACAGATGCATAAGATGATTCCTAGTATGTATTTCACTCTTGAAATGACGTACGAATCTACTATGGATAGATTAGTTGCACAAATATTAAATATTCCTGTAAAAGAACTATACCCACAAATATATAGTAGAGATAACATTGAAGAGGTAAATCATTCAATTATTCAACAGGTAAGAGAGTTAAAAGAAAGATTTAAAGATTCGCAATTTTTTGAGCTTATTGAAGAGGATTCTTTGTACATTCATAATATTGAATCACTGATACGGGATTTTAAAGTTAAAAGTAAAGTTGATTATGTAATCGTAACGATTGATTTGTTAACTATGTTAAAAGAATTTAACGAGGGAAGTAAAAGTAAAGCGGATAAATATGAAGATGCTATGAATTTATTACATGAGATGGCAAGAAGAAATAATGTTCATATAGTGGGGGTAGTGCAGGGAAGAAGACAGAATGAAAGAGTTAATATTACAAGCATAGATCAATTAGAAAGATTTAGACCCCAATCACAAGAAATAAAAAATTCGGGGGCTATTTATGAAAGATCACGAACAATATTGGGCATATTTAGAAAGAAGCACTTTGCTAATTTATATCTTCCAAATGATCCTAATACATCTATAATGCCAGATATAATGGAAATTGATATTTTAAAACAGAACATGGGGGCAACAGGACGTATAAACTATTTGTTTGAACCTGAAACATATAGATTTATGAAAATTGTAGATAATGTAGAAGAGATAGAAAATTCAGGAGAGGGAAATGAAGATATTAGTTAAAAAATTTTTAAAAAAAATTTATATTATAATTAAAGAAAAATCTTTTTAAGGAGTGTAAAAATGAATAATTTTAATTCTGTACAAGGACTTGATCTTAATCAAGTCAAACAAAGTATAGCGTTTCCTATTTCACGTATGGATTTAGTAACAGAAAATCCACATGAGGAAACAAAATTTCAACTAGTACGGAGGGAAGATACGGGGAGGAAGTTAGGTATTATTAGAAAAAATCATCCCACTATTCCATATCCGGATGTTATGGATTGGCTTACTGCTGAATTTGATAACGCTGAAGTAGTATATAAACTTCGAGATTCGGTAGTAAAAAATGATGGGTCATTATTTCAAGAATATCTTTTTGATTACAATATTGAACCGCCAGATGGTGAGGATATCTCCCCTCTTGTTATAGTAAAATCAAGTTACGTAGGCCCCCCGCTTGATATATACTTCGGCACCTATCGATTTGTGTGTAGTAATGGAGTAATAACAGGGGAAACAATTGAAAAAATTCACATTAATGCACGATCCTCCGATATTCTTAATTCATCTATTCGAGATGATATAAGAGTGTCCTTAGATAAATTTGAAAGAGTAGCGGGGCTGTATAAAAATCTTACTCATGAAAAATTTAATCCATATCTTAATGCAGTCATTGCCAATATGTATATTTCAACTGGAGTTAAGAAAGTAATTCTTAAAGAACTTCAAAAACAAGGCAGTGTTGAATTATTAAAAGAAAAAATTAAAGCTGAAGACTTTAATGAAAATTTTAGAGAAAATCTATTCAATATAATAAATGAAATTACCGCATGGGAATTTTACAATATTGTAACTAATATTGCCACAAGAAAGAGTAATACTGTAGCGGCTCGATTAGGAAATTACATAAATATTTCTAAGGTATTTAGAATTTAAATAGAATTGGGGATGCAATTGGTTCGACTGTTAAAATAACACGGGGAGAGATACGATGCTCTCCCCGTGCTTTAAAAGACGACTTTAACTAGGACGAGGGTTCAAGGCCCTCCATCTCCAAAAGTAGAGAAGTAATATGGTGTGTTTAGAGGATAAAGATAAAGATACTGCACTTACAAAAGTGGCGATAGGATTTACTCAAGCCGGCAATACTTTAGGAACTACTTCAGATATGGAGGAGTTAACATTGGAGGTGGAAAGTCAGTATGGCGATATTTCTAAGGGGGGACTTTTTTTTGTTCTAAGAACTAATACAGGATGGAGTTTTGATAATATTAACGATATTGAACAAACGATAAGAAAATTATGGAGTAAATTAAAAAATATAAAAATTTAAATTTTTAAATAAAAAATTGAACCACATACTAATATATTGTAAAAGGTGGTTTTTATGCTTAAGGCGATTGTAACAGGATCAAAAAATTTTAGTGATTATAAATTTCTCGAGGATATAATTGATGAAGTTTTATTTGAGATATACGTTTTTTCAAAAGGATTTAATTATGTTGAAATAGTGTCAGGAACATCTTCTAAAGGGGTTGACAGTCTTAGTGTACAGTATGCAAAGAGTAGAAATTATCAAATTAAACAATTTCCAGTACAATGGGATTTATATGGTAGAAGAGCGGGAATATTACGCAACAATGAAATGGCAAAGTATTTATACAGAAATATATACGAGCACAAAGGGCTTGGAATTTGTATATGTTTTTGGGATGAAAAAAGTAAAGGCACTGCCAATATGATTGATACTGCAAAGCAGTATAATATTCCTACTTATGTAATAAATTATAATTCCCTAGAATGGGATGAGGAGGAAATATAATGGGAGATAAGGTGAAACTTAATGAAAAAGAAATAACTCGAGAAGAATTAGAAAAAAAGAAAGAAGAGATCGCAAACATGTCAGGAGCTCGAATAGTTGAAGTCCGACCCGGAGAATTCAAGATTAGACTTTACGATTAATTTTTTTTTAAAAAGGAAATCAGAAAACATGGAAAAAAAAGAAGAAAAAAATAGAATAAAAAAATTTGAAAATGATCCGCCTAAAAATTTATATTCTAGACTTGCATATCGATACCTTTTTAATAGATTAAAGACGTATATTCGAATTGTTATGGTGCATAAAAAAACTGAAGAAGAAGCAAAAGCTGAAATATATCGACATCTTGTTCGCTATATGCTTAAAATACAAGAATGTATAGATCAATTTGAAAAGGATTTAGAAAATTTATTAGAGGATGGCGACAGAGTTTATTTTCCATTAGAAGAGGAATGTATAGAAAAGACGAATGGCAAAATTCAAATAGTTTCAGTTGGAAAAGATCAAATTCATAAATGGGTAAAAACTTATAAAAAAAATGAACAATAATAAAAAATTATCATAAAATGTATATATTAATATTAAAAATAAAACGGGGGTATCTAGAAATGAAAAGAACGTTAAATGAAATAACCGCAATCATTAAATTAAAGACCGATTTTGAAAAACTTAAAGCATTATTTATATTGTTGAATATCGATTTTGAAGTTGCTGGCAATAGTCTGCGCATAGAAAATAGAAGATTTGATTTTGGACCAAAAACTGGAGATTTAACTAATATTGAAGATTGTGAATGAAAAAAAGAAAGATAGGAGTTAAAATAATATGAAAAATAAAATTATCATATTCGGTGATGATCATATTCGATATGATGAGCCTTTCTTTAGCGCTAAAAAAGATTATTTTCAATGGGTAATACAGCAAGATTTTAATAATAAAGATAATATAGCAATTCATGTTGGGGATTTGTTTCATAGTAATCATCCAACTCCTCGTGAGTATGATTTAGCGTATTGGTTTTTACAAAAGTTAAGATTTTCTAAAGTATTTATTCTCTCGGGAAATGGTATACATGAATATAACAGAGTAAAAGAGACGTATGCTATAAAACCTCTTGATAGAATAGATAATGTAGAAATTATTATTAAACCACAGGAATCGAAGTTAGGTAATCTTAATATTTTATTCCTTCCATGGATTCCAAGTCGTTATTATAATGACATGACTATGAGGGAGTGGTATGAAGGTCTTCCAGAGAAAGAGTACGATTATATATTTGGACATTTTGCTCACAAAGAATTTTACGGAACTGAAATTGATATTTCCCAATTAAAAGGGAAAAAAAGAATGGGGCATATCCATGTGCCTGATGATGAGTATGTTGGAGTAAATACAATTACAAGAGCAGATGAAAAAGGAATACATTGCAGGCTTAATTGTATTGATATGTTTACAGGAGAGGAAGAACTTATCGAAATTCCCAAATTTTTAGACTATTATGAAGTAGAATACCCAAATAAATTGCCGGATAATATAGAAGCTCGATATTCGATATGGACGGTTACTAATGCTCCATCAAAAGAAAAAGCTGAACAGAAGTACAGTTACATTTATATAAAGAATATTGTTCTAGATAATAAAAGTTTGTCCAGGAGCAATAATAAAAATACTAATATAACAGGAAAAAAAGCGTCAATAAGGGAATATTTTGATTTCTTTATACAGGACTATGGAATAAGTAAAGAAATAGAAAAAAAATTAAGGAGTGTTATATGATTGACATAAAAATAAGAGACGTGGAATTAGAGTTAACAGAGAAAGAGGCCTGGAATTTATATGATAATTTAAGTAAATTTTTTAAGGAAAAAGAAATGGGAAGTTATAAAAATTTATCGGATACTTCAAAAGATAATGAATTAAAGGTGGATTTGGAATGTTGGGGAAGCTCGAAAAGTCCATCTGTAAATTTGTATATTAAATAGCAACTATTAAGAGGGGAGGCATTAAAAGTTATTTATGAAAGTATGTAGAGATTTTGAAGTAGGAAAGACAGCATATAGCTATAAATGTAAAATATGTGGATTAAACGAAGACCTTTACTATCACATGGACGAGGAAAGACCAAAGAGCTATCAATGTCCTATGTGTAAAACTAAAAATTCAATGTACAGAGTATATGGGAATAATAAAATTATTATTCCATTTCAATGGGGGACTACAGATAACGAGATAAAATTTGATAAAAGGCCGAGTAGAAGGAAACAATATTTTTGATAATTACTAATATGGTATGTATTAAGATTTAGTAAAAAAAAGAGGAAATATGGCAAATAATAGCATAATTGATAAGCTAAAAAGTATATTTAATATTTCCAGTGTAAAGACAAATAGTGGCAATCAGAAAAGGGTGCATCCAGGATATAGAGATGTTAAAACTGGGAAAATAAAACCGGTTAAGTTCCCCGACGACATATTACGTCTTTATGATTATTGGTTAAAGGATACATTTGAAACTTCATCTTCACTTAAAAATAGACTTGAAAGGTATGCGGCTTTATCTTATGCTTATTATAATAACACTATTTTTTCAAAAGCTGTTAATCTTTATGCCGATGAAACTGTACAAAGTGATGTAAATGATGAAATATTAAGCGTAGAGGCTGATAAAAAAGTAAAAAATTATATATATGATTTTCTAGATAAGTTGGGAGTTAGAGAAGGGCAGAAATTGTATGACGTGGCCCATAATTTGGTATTATATGGCGACTCCTTTTGGATAAACTCAATTGATTATAGAAAAGGAAGCGGTTATACAGATAGTACTCCTGTAAATGTAGAGGATATATCAGATAGAATTGAATTTAATGCATCTAATGTAGCAAAAGATCAGAGAAGAAACAATAAGTTTCTTATTCATATTCAAAAAGATACTCGTCTTAATATTATTTATAAAATGCTGCAAGATACGAAAGAAAATAATGATTATTCTCAATTTTTTAAATCTTATCTATTTGGTTTTTGGTTATCAAATAAAGTTTATTTGCCTCCTTGGAATGTTAGCCATTTTAGAATGTTTACTACTATGAATGAATTTGCTCCTTTCGGTAGACCTGTTATGATTAATTGTTTAGGCCCATATAGACAACTTCAAGCCGGGAAAAATCTTATGGCATTAGCAAGACCTTATAATTTCCCAATCAAAAAATTTGAAGTAAAAGTAGATGAAAATATGGATCAAGGAGATATATGGGAGGTTGTTGATGAAGCTAAAAGTGAGTATCACAACCTTGGTTATAGTGAAACTGATAAAGAACAGTTCGCTATGGGTGGTGAAGTGTGGCTTCCTCAAGGCCTTTTAAATATGGATAATATTGAAAGCAGAATGGATCTTGATGCTATTGCAGATATTGAAATGCTGCGAGATGATCTTATCATGGGTACGGATATTCCCAAGGGGTATCTAATAGTAGATAGGGCGAGCTTTGGTACAAGTGGTCAGGCTTTATTACGACAACATAAACCATTTGCACGTTCAGTGTTTAAGATCCAAACAGTTATTCTGGAACAAATTTCACAATTAATCCGTTTACAATTTGTAATTAGTAATGATTTTGATTATGATACGCCTTTTGAATTAAGTATGCCGTTTCCTGAAGTTGAGGAGAGTAGTGATAGATTAAGGATGAAGAGTGATACGCTTAGACTTGCCAAGGACGTACTAGATAACATAGGGGATGCAATAGGTCTTGAACGAGGAGAGGCGCTGCCTCCCGATGTTGTAAAAGCAGTGTTTTCACAAATTTCATTTCTGAATGATGATGATATAATAAAATGGATTGACGATACAATAAAAATGCAACAGCAAAAGCCTGATGAAGGAGAGGAGTCTAAAGACTATATGTTTGAAAGTAAAAAATTTGCAAATAGGAATAAGATACAGGAACGTTTGACTCCGAAAACAATACGTGAATGCTGGAATAAAGCTAGAAAAAATACAAGAATATATGAAAACATTAGTAACGACAGGCATCATTATAGCTCTTATAATATGAACCCCGATCATAGATTACAATTGGAACTTTTATCAATTGATCCTAAAAAATTAAAGGAAAAATATGGTATTAATAAGGAATAATTTTTAAATCTTTATACTAATATAATATATAAAGTATTTAATAGAGAAAAAACATTTTTAGGAGTTGAAATATGAGAGAACAAGATTACTTAGTAAGTACAAATGAATTCGCTTCATTAGATGAGCTTGCTGATGCTACCGTGAAATGGTTTCGGAGATATCGCCCTATGCATAGATTTGTAAATGCCTCTGCTAAATGGGCGAATAAAGAAAAAACCAAAGCGATTGTCTATTGTGGAGATAGCGGTCATGTGCATGAACTTGTTCTTAGAGAAAATCCTGAGATATCTTATGCTGACGCTACATTTTATGCCTGGTACCTAGTGAATGAAAGAGAAAAAGTAAGAAGAAAGAGAAATACAATTATTGAAATTCAAGAAAATATAGAAATTGATCAAGGAGATGAGATTATCATCCTTGAAAAAGGTGATAAAATAAGAATTCTTGATAAAAATAGATAGTTTTCCCCTTTTAAAGGAGTTGTTTTGATAAAAAACAAATTAGTGAGAGGATTAAATATACAATGGAAACACGACAAAAGCTGGTTGAAAGTTATGTAGTTAATGGATCTAATTTAAAAAAGATTCCCTTAACCGAGTCCACTAAAATTATAGAAAAAGATGGTAAAGAATATAAGTGTAGGGCGGCCTATGAATTGCCGGTGTGGCGGTTAGGAGAAAAGAATCTTAATGAACGTATCTACAGTAAAGAACTAGCCGAGAAGCTTATAAAAGAAAATCCCGTTACCTTAGGGTTAGCTAATCATCCTGAAAATGAAGCTGATGTTACTTATACTTTTGCAGTAGAGCGGAATCCGCATATCAAAGAAAATATTTTGTATGTAGATGCATATCTGGTAGGAGATAACGGGGAGTTGGCTAACGAGATTATCGAAGCGGGGGGAAATATTGGACTTAGTTCTAGTGCGTATGGAGATGTTGATAGTGAGGGGAGAGTACAACTTGAGGGATTTGAAATTGAAAGATTTTGCGATTGGGTAGAGATGCCTTCTTATGGAGTATATGCTGGAAAAGAAAATGCTATCGGATCAGAAAAAAATAAGGAAAGTTTTTCAAATTCTAATACTAATATAATAATAGAAAAAGAAGAAAAAGGTAAAAAGGAGAATAAAAATATGAGTACTGAAAATAAAGAAACTTCTAAAACTAAGAGCTTAGAAGAAAAGAATCTTAGATTAGGAGTAAGAAACCTTTTTAAAGAAGCTGAAAACAAGGAATCACTTCAAGAGAAACTCGAAGTTTATAAAGAGGTTATTGACTATTGTGGTGATTCAGAATTTGGTGAAGATTATGTAAAGAAAGCGGCTGAAAAAATTGAAGAAATTCAACAGGAATTATATGAGTTAGCAGATAAAGGAAAGGAAGTTGATGAACTTAAAGAGAACTCCGAAAAAACTCATAAAGAATTAGAAGAGAAAGTAGAAACCCTTGAAAAGGAAAAATCAGATCTTCAAGAACAGTATGAAATGGCAACACAGCTTCTTGATGATATGAAAACAAGAGAATCAAAAATTAAAGAAATGTATGAAATGGCAATAGCAGAGAAGAACGGAATGGTTTCTGCTGAGGAGTATCAAGAATTGGCGGTATATTTAAAAGGTAAAGAGGAGAAATTGGAAGAATTACTTGAGGAAAATAGAAGATTGAAGAAAAGAATAAGATTTTATATGCAGGAAACGATGAATCGTAATCGTGTGAAAGAAGTAAACGGAGATGAAAAAGAAGACGAGGATGAAGAAGATGAGGAAAGAGAGGAAGATAAAGATAAGAAAAAAGAATCTTCATTTGTAAGAAAAAGTAACAGAGAAGCTGACTATCGTTTTGTAAGAGATAATAAACAGGTAAGAGATTATTATGAGGATCTCTTGCTTGAAAATCCTAATGTGGAAAAAATTAAAGAAGAAATTCTTGGATGTGGTACCCTTTTTGAAGCACAGAAAAAGTATCTTAATTTAAAAGATTTGGTAGAGGATATTCCTAATCCAAATTCGATTAAAAGGTTGAGAATGAGCAATATTGAAGAGGAAGATAAGCAATTAAAAAATAGAAAAACGAGACTTACAATAAGAGAGGGGTGGGTATAAGCATGGAGATAAAAATGAAAGAAAAAGATAAGATTGATTTTGAGCAGGAAGTAATTGATGCATACTATGATTACAAAGAATATGAAGATTTAGAACGGGAAGATGCTATTATAGCTACTGCCAGACTTTTATTGATGAAGCCGAGCGATGTAGAAAAGATTCTTATTAAGAATAAAATATATGAAGACAAAAGAATCAGGGCAAAAAAGAAGAAAAGCCGACTTAAAAAAGTTTTGAATGAAGTATCAGATTTCCATGATTTTAAATCAAGAGTGTGGATAGAAGGTAAAAAATCTTTAGATTATTATGGAGATCTGGGAGACGTTTTAGAAGAAATTTTTAGAGACTTTACAGAAGAGGAAATTCGAAACAGTAGAAAAGAATGGGCTATTCTTTTTAGAGGAAGTGTAGTGGCATATATAGACTTTGAAGAAGTGCTAGATGCACTTGAATAATTAGAGAAATTAAATTATAAAAAATGAAACGAAAAAATTATACTTTTAATTTTTATTTACTAATACAATATATAGAGAAGAGAATAAAAGAAGGAGAATAAAAGTATGAGTATGGTAACAACTTCTGTAACAAACGGTGTTTCAATGGGATATGTCCATACGGTAACTGCTGCCGATGCAGCGAGTGGCGAAATTATATTTGATTTTCAGACAGATTATAACTTAGCTGCTGTGTTTATGGTAACAAATCCCGGAACAAGCGATCCTAATCAAAGTGCTCCAGTAGTTGATCTTGGCGATGCTGAAATATCTTACCCTGACGTGGGGCAGGTTAAGATTGCTAATGGTGATTCTACATTTACATTAACTGCTGGATATATGATTCATGTAATAGCTCAAAGACGGTCAAGTGCTGAATAAAAAGGAGGGAGATAAATGAAAGCAATAAAAAGAAAAAACGGCACACATGATACTTTTAAAGCTAAAAGAAAATCTATAATTATCGAAATTGATAAACCGGTTCGTATTCCTGATACTGATATCATTCTCACGAAAGGGGATAAAATAGAAGTACTTCATGAGGGGGTAGAACAAAGTATTTCTATTACAAATGATTGCACCAAAGGAACACTTAGTGTATATGAAAATGACGATGGGGGTCAGTTTGTATCGGGGAATATTGAAATATTTAATTGTCCAAGTGGGGGAAAAATTACCGCTGATGTAGTAAAAAAAGTCCTTGATTCGGTAGTTAGTGGATTGAAACTTCAAGCACCTGAATTTGAACTAGTTAGTGAAAAAAGAAATAATAATAACAGATCGGTTAAAGAATCAATTAGGGGAGATTACATATCATTTGATTATGCCGGGCATTCTTGGCTCTGGCCTGTTGAAGTAGATAAATATGGAGATATAGAACTTTCTCTTAATACAATTTCAAGTGAAGATGATTCGAGTGTTGTCTTGTCAGCAGATGATGTTATTGAATTGACTGACGAATATATTTATTTTGACGATGGAACAAATGTTCCTTATACTCTTGTAAATTTATAAAATTATAAAAAAAAACTTTTTAGAAAATTGTTACTAATATAATGTGGAGGATTAAAAATAATTCTTCACTTAACTATTTTCTTTTAAAAATAAAAGAAAATATAGAACTGTTTCTTTCAAATAAACGTTCAAAGTAAAAATTAAAAATCTCAAAAAAAGAAAGAAGAGGAGAAATTATTATGCGTAGGCAAATGAAGGAAGCCTTTCTCCGGGAGGAGCGAACTGTAGCACTTTCTGAAAGGAAAAGGCATGCAGATAGGCTCTTTGAGAAATGGCAGAAAAAAGCAGATATAGGCAAGAATATGGACAAGCTTATGGATACAAATCCAGAGAAAGCCCGTAACTTAGCCATTATTCTTGAGAATCAGGAGAATCACCTTAAAGCTCTTACTGAGACTCAAATCAGTAATGACTTTCAAACAACTCCTGAAAACGTACTAAGAATTGTACGTCTTGGATATCCGAACAGTATACGTGGAGAGATCTTTTTTGATTATCCTATGATTACTGCTCGTGATTCGATTTATTACCTTAGACCGGTATATTCTTCAACTGCAAGAGGTGCTACCGCTGGTACTGTAACTCACGAGTCTAGCGCTTGGAGATATGCAAATGAAGCTCAGGAGCAGATAATTGACCCTTCTGCGGAAGACTCCGATACTGATTATAGCGCTACTCTTAGCGGTTATCCTGTACGTCCTTATACCGTTATCGTAATGATAGACGATAAGCCAGTTGGTTCTGATGATGGTAGCGGGAATATAACTGGAAGCGGACTTAATCCTGCACTTACAAATAGTATTACCTATTCCACCGGAGCAATTACGTTGAACTTTACCCCTTCTGCTATTACAGGCGGTGAGGAGATCAAGGTGTACTACAGAACTGATACAGAAGATGAGACTAATGGAAGGGATTATATTAAATCTGTTGAGCTTCAGTTAACTGATTATCAGTTTAGAGCGCATCCTTATCCTTTATACGTAAGCTGGACTAAGATGGCAGAGCTTCTTCTTGGAACTACTCTTGATATCGATGCTGAAGAGGCGTTGATAGCAGGGGCTGGTGACGAATTGAAGAAAACATTGGACTTTATGGCTGTTAAGTTCGGATATAGGTACAGCGAGCAGAATGCTATAACTACATTTAATGCTGATTGGGCAACTGGAGGTGCAGATAGCGAAAAAGCTCATGCGCAGTCTCTTACTAAAGTTGCAAAACAAGCTGCTAACCAGATTTATTCTGAATTACAGCGCGGTGGGATTAGTGCATGGGTAGTTGGAAATGATGCATCGGCATTCCTGACTTTACACGATCAGTATACCTCTGATGGTGCACAACCTGAAATAGGTATTTATAGAGTAGGTACATGGATGGGGAAGCCGGTTTATCAAGCACCTACAGATGTTATTCCTACCAATGAAATGCTTGGTGTTTGGAGGAATCCAAATGCTGATGGTGGGGACTACAGTATAATCTTCGGAACACTGATACCGTTGTACCAGACACAGGTTTTAGAATATAAGGAAGGATATAGCGAAACCGGTCTTTTCCATTATGGAGATTGGAAAGCTATTAATCCTAAGTATCTAACTAGAGTTCAACTTCAAAATTTATAAAAGTTTAAAGCTTATTTGGGCACTCCTTAATAAAGCCTGTTCATTCGATTGGACAGGCTTTTTTTTTATTTTTTTTAAATTTTTAAGAAAAATTTCTTATATTAATATAAGGAGCTAATAAAATGAAGAATAAAAAAGAATGGCTTAACGAAGAAAATTTATATAACGATTTAAAATTTATATTATAGTATATCATATATTATTAACTCTCATATTTATAATGAATGTAAGAAAATATAAATTAAAGAAAGGATATATTAAAAATGATACCGATAAAAGATAAAGATAATAAAATCAAAAATATAAATCCCGATCGAGTTAAATGGTTTGGAACAGAAGTAAAGAGAGTATATAAAAAAGACGGAGATTTTAAACGGTTTGAATCACTCACATGGATTCAAACTTATAAAGGTGATAGATTTTACACCGATTTAAGTATTGGAAAATTAAAGAAACAGTTTAAATTCTTTCAAAGTGATAAAAAAGTTATTAAAGAATTAAAAAAAGGAAAGTTTGTGAAAGCGATTGAGTGGTGTTGTGAAACAGTAAAAGAGAGAGGAACAAAAATTCGAAATGATGAAATGAAACAAATACTTGAATCAATACGCCGGCATAGACCTTTCACATTAGATGGTAAATATCTATATTATTATATAGATGGAAGAGTATTTAAGGACTCTAGAAATGGGCGGCTGGTTTATGTAGATATTAAGAAAAATATACTTGTTAATGTGAATATAGATGGTAAACTCACCGCTAACAAAATAGAAGAGTGGATAATTAAATATAACAGTAAAAAATAACTCCTTTAATACTAATATAGTAAAGGAGTTTGTTAAATATGGCCATACTTTCAATTCCCGATAATATTTATGAAAGAATTTTAACTTGTATTGGGTATCCGATTATAAGTGAATCGGATATGGGGCTTACTAAAGATCAGATTTTAGACTTACTTATTCTCCCCCCTTTAAAAAATGTTTACTATAAATGGTTTCCAATACTTGAGAGAGAGGATTATAGCACTTCTGCTTCTTTTGAAATAGATTTTCCAGATGAACAAACCTTTGGGGTAGTTGATATTCGTCTTGTATGGCAAGGAGTTGGAGGAGCGGGTAGAACGGGTAATCCGCTTCTTGACCAATTTAATATCAGAATAAAAGGGCAAACTCGTAATAAATGGAATACAGGAAACGATTACGGGTATACTCAAGTTTATTACGCTGAACAGGCGTATAGCAGAGCAAGAATTCAAAATGTTAAAGCTTTAAAACAATGGGTAGATTATACAAATAGAAAAGTGAAGGGGTATACGAATGCTATCGGAAAAATATCTATTACCTGGGCTAAATGGGCAAATGATTGGAGCGGTGTACAATTCAAATTTGAAGAAGATGTTATCAAACTTTGTCAATCTTATGTACTTGGATATTTTGGAAGATTATTAAATCAAGGAACCGGTGATTTACCGACTGAGCTTACTGGAGATGATATGATAAGCAGGAGTGAAGATTTAGAAGAACAAATTATAGAAAAATTTAAACAATATAGCAAGGTTGTTATTTTGAGAGGATAGTGTGATAAGAATACTTGAAGTTAAGACAAACAGAGTAATTTTAAATTATTAAAATTAGAGAAAAAAGTTAGTTGATATGGGAGATTATACTATTAAAGAAGTACTTCAAATTACAGATAAATATTATCCAAATAGATTTACATATAAAGAACGTGATGTAGTAAAACGTATTGTTATAAAAGAAGTGAAAGAAGTACAACGACATGATATTCCTGGAGGCCCGAGAGTATATACGAAATATGTTATTGAAAGCAAATCATGGCCACAGTATTATCCTTATTTTACTAGAACAGATAGCAGAGGTAGACGTAGACGCTATCAAAGAAGTGTAGCTCATTATTATGATGTAATATTCGAAACGGATAGATTGAGCTTAAATACTAAGAAATGGGTGGGTAGAGTTGGCAGTGGAAAAAAGTGGAATGCTAGACCGCCACAATCGCAAATAAAAAGTTTATATCCTGAAACAAGGGAAAAATTTAGAAGAAGGGCTAGAGGTAATCAACAAGAATATAAGAGACTTGTAGAAAGACATAAAAGAAGTGCACCGTATCTTGATGTAGGCGATTATAATAGTAGAGTAAATGGAATTATGGGGGATTTTTGTTTTAGACAAGCTTGGGCATATTACACTCATGGCCATCTATTTGGAAGACAATATTATGGTAACGTACCTTCTTCAATTACAAATCCTAACGCTATTGTTTTTTTCGATAAACATCAATTAAATGTAATTGACCAACTTATGAGAAGAGGGATCTTAAAAGATGATTAAGATTATAAATTTTAAAGAAAAGATTTATGGAAATATGGCAATAGTTTTCCATAGAACTAGCGTTTCAGATTTAGTAAATAAAGTTTTTACAAGTGGATTTAAACCTGGTACAGGAGATAAATATGGAAGAGGATTTTATGCTACTTATGAACTTGAGTCACAAGAGCGACCAGAAATGAAGAAATATGGAACCTGGAAAAATGGAACTTGGAGAAATGGAGTCTGAAAAGACGGAACCTGGAAAAAAGGAATCTGGAAAGATGGGATTTGGGAAGACGGAGCTTGGGAAGGCGGGCAATGGGAAAAAGGAGTTTGGAAAAAAGGTACCTGGGAAAATGGGATTTGGGAGTATGGAACTTGGGAAAATGGAGATTGGAAAGATGGAATTTGGGAAAGTGGGGTGTGGAAAGGTGGAAAGATATGGAACCCTCAAACAAAAAAATATCAGTATAGTGACAAAAACCCTTATGATTGCGAATGGAGCTTGAGTTATTATAAAAGATAATAATATTTATGACATAAGGAGGGAGAGTAAAACGTGATTAAAATATTTAAAAACCTGAACCTTCTTGAAAAGAAAGATCACATTATAAGAAAAATGCCCAATTTGACTAGTGAGCAGAAGGAAGAACTAATAAACTTTTTCAATAGACACCCAAATTATGAAAATAGGGTCGATTGGAATAAGTGGAGAACTTTAACATACGAAGATTTTAAAGACATTCTTGAAATTGAATCCAAAACTCAAAGGAAGAAATCCGTTAAGACAAGAGGAATAAAAGGACTAAAAGAGGGTAAGGATTATATTCAATTGAAGAATTTGCCCGACGATATACAAGGATATATTCCTTTGAATTACGAGGCATCAAAATTTATTGCTTCTAGATATGTAGGAGGCATTGAAGGAAAATGGTGTACTGCATATCAAAAAACCGATAAATATTGGGAAGAATATAAAAGCTACGGGGTAATTTTTATATATTTAATCAAAGACAATGAAAAATATGCAATAGCTGTTTATCTCGACAATAAAACTTATGAAATTTATAATAAAGATGACGATAAAATTTCTTTTATAGAAGGCATTAATATTAAATCAGATATATTAAATGATCGAAATGTTTCTCTTTTTGAAAAAGTAAGAAAAGAAATCGGTTTTGAACATTGGATTACCAAAGCTGAAATATCAAAGGATGCTAAGTTTGAATATGGCGAATTTAGGCAAATAGTTTGGTTAGATGGGGCGTGGTATAAAGGGACTTGGTATAACGGAATTTGGAAAAATGGAATTTGGAAAAATGGAACTTGGGAAGATGGTTCTTGGAAGAGTGGAACTTGGAAGAGTGGAACTTGGAAGTTTGGAACTTGGGAAGATGGAATATGGGAAAATGGAAATTGGATAATGGGATTATGGGAAGATGGAATTTGGAAAGACGGAACTTGGAAAGATGGAACTTGGGAGGATGGAACATGGAAAAGTGGAATTTGGAACAAAGGGGGATGGACAAAAGGGATATGGGAAGACGGAATATGGAAAAATGGAATTTGGGGTGGAGGAACCTGGGAAAGTGGAATTTGGAAGGATGGATCTTGGATTAAGGGGACGTGGATTAATGGAACTTGGGAATTTGGAACTTGGTATAACGGAATTTGGAAAAACGGAACTTGGAAAGATGGAACTTGGATTGATGGGGAATGGAAAGACGGAATCTGGAAAGATGGAGTATGGAAAGGTGGAAAAATATGGGATCCTCAAATAGAAAAATATCAATATAGTGACAAAAACCCCTATGATTGTGAATGGAGCTTAAGTTATTACAAAGAACAATAGTATTTATATTATAAAGATGGTGGTTGAGGGGCATGATCAAAATATTTAAAAATTTAAACTTACTTGAAAAAAAAGATCATATTATAAGAAAAATACCTAATTTGACTAATGAGCAGAAGGAGGAGCTGATAAACTTTTTCGATAAACACCCAAATTACGAAAATAGAATTGATTGGAACAGGTGGAGGACTTTAACATACGAAGATTTTAAGGGTATTCTTGAAATTGAATCAAAGACTCAGAAAAAAAAATCCGTTAAGATAAGTGGAATAAAAGGACTAAAAGAGGGTGAGGATTATATTCAACTGAAAGGGTTGCCCGATGATACGCAAGGATACATACCTCTAAATTACGAGGCTTCAAAATTTATTGCTTCTAGATATGTAGGGGGTATCGAGGGGAGATGGTGTACAGCATATCAAAAAACTAGGGAATATTGGGAAAAATATACAAGTGAGAATATAATCTTAATTTATTTGATTAATAATAATACAAAATATGCAATAGCCGTTTATCCAAATAATAAAACTCATAAAATTTATGATAGTGATGACAACAAAATTTCTTATATTCCCGGTATTGATATTAACCGAGATATATTAAATAAAAGAAACATTTCTATTTTTGAAAAAATAAGAAGAGAAGTTGAAGACTATAAGCATTGGATTCATAAAGCTGAAATATCAAGAGACGCTAGATTCGAAATTGATAAAACAAATCAAGTAATTTGGTACAAAGGGACTTGGGTAGATGGGGTATGGGAAAGGGGAACTTGGATTAATGGGATTTGGTTTGATGGTTATTGGGCAAAAGGAGCTTGGAAGAATGGAATTTGGAGAGGGGGAACTTGGGAAAAAGGAACTTGGGAAGACGGAACCTGGGAAAAAGGAATTTGGTATGGCGGGACTTGGAAAGATGGAATTTGGGAACATGGAACTTGGAAAGATGGAACTTGGAAATATGGAACCTGGAAAAATGGAGTTTGGGAAAGTGGAACTTGGAAAGATGGAGTCTGGAAAAGCGGAACCTGGAAAAATGGAGCCTGGGAAAGCGGAACTTGGAAAGATGGAACCTGGAAGCTTGGAATCTGGGAACTTGGGACTTGGATTAATGGAACCTGGGAGTCTGGAACTTGGGAATATGGAACCTGGAAAGATGGAGTCTGGGAAGGTGGGGATTGGGACGATGGAAATTGGGAAAAGGGAGTATGGAAAGGTGGAAGGATATGGAATCCAGAAACAGGAAAATATCAATATAGCGATAAGAACCCAAACGAATGTGAATGGAGCTTAAGTTATTACAAAAGATAATAATATGGGGGAGTAAAACGTGATTAAAATATTTAAAAATCTGAACCTTCTTGAAAAAAAAGATCACATTATAAGAAAAATACCTAATTTGACTAGTGAACAGAAGGAGGAGCTAATAAATTTTTTCAATAAACACCCAAATTACGAGAACAGAATTGATTGGAATAAGTGGAAAACTTTAACATACGAAGATTTTAAAGACATTCTAGGGATTGAATCTAAGACTCAAAGGAAAAAATCCGTTAAGATAAGTGGAATAAAAGGATTAAAAGAGGGCGAGGATTATATTCAATTGAAGAATTTGCCTGACGATACGCAAGGATATATCCCTTTGAATTACGAGGCTTCAAAATTTATTGCTTCTAGATATGTAGGGGGTATCGAGGGGAAATGGTGTACAGCATACCAAAAAACTAGGGAATATTGGGAAGAATATAAAAGTGATAGGATAATTTTTATATATTTAATCAAAGACAATGAAAAATATGCAATAGCCGTTTATCCTGACAATAGAACTTATGAAGTTTATGATAAAAATGATAACAAAATTTCTTATATTCCCGGTATTGATATTAAACGAGATATATTAAATAAAAAAAATATTTCTATTTTTGAAAAAATAAAAAGAGAAGTTGAAGACTACAAGCATTGGATTTATAAAGTTAAAATATCAAAAGACGCTAGATTTGAAATTGATAAGACGAATCGGGTATTTTGGTATGAAGGGACTTGGATAGATGAGGTATGGGAAAGTGGAACCTGGAAAGATGGAACTTGGCTTGATGGTTATTGGACAGATGGAACTTGGGAGAATGGAACCTGGGAAAATGGTACTTGGGAATATGGAATCTGGGAAAATGGGGTTTGGAAAGACGGAATTTGGAAAGATGGAACTTGGTTGAAGGGGGTTTGGAAAGAGGGAATTTGGAAAAATGGAGTTTGGGAAAATGGAACTTGGGAAGATGGGACATGGGAGGATGGGTTTTGGGAAAATGGAATCTGGAAAGATGGAACTTGGAAAGATGGAACTTGGAAGGATGGAATCTGGAAAGACGGAGTGTGGAAAGGTGGAAAGATATGGAACCCTCAAACAAAAAAATATCAGTATAGTAACAAAAACCCCTATGATTGTGAATGGGGTTTAAGCTATTACAAGAAATAATAATACTTATATTATAAAAATGGGGGGTTGAGGGGCATGATCAAAATATTTAAAAATTTGAACCTTCTTGAAAAAAAAGATCACATTATAAGAAAAATGCCCAATTTAACTAGTGAACAGAAGGAAGAAATAATAAATTTTTTTAATAAGTGTCCAAATTACGAGAATGGAATTGATTGGAACGAGTGGGAAACTTTAATATATGAAGATTTTAAGAATATTCTTAAAATTGATCCCAGAATTCAAGGAAGGGAATTTGTTAAAATAAGCGGAATAAAAGAATTAAAGAGGGGTGATGATTATATTCAATTGAAGAAAGCCCCTAATAATGTGCAAGAATACACCCCCTTAGATTATAAAGCGTCAAAATTTATTATTTCTGAAAAAGAAATCGGTTTTGAGCATTGGATTACCAAAGCTGAAATATTAAAGGAGGCTAAATTTAAATTTGATGGGCCTACACAAATAATTTGGTTAAGTGGAACTTGGAAAAACGGAACTTGGAAAAACGGAACTTGGAAGGATGGGATTTGGGAAAACGGAACCTGGCAAACTGGAACTTGGGAAAATGGAACTTGGAAAAACGGAACTTGGGAAGACGGAATTTGGAAAAATGGAACTTGGAAATTTGGAACTTGGAAAGGTGGGGTTTGGAATGATGGGATTTGGGTAATGGGAATTTGGAAAGATGGAAATTGGAAAGATGGAGCATGGAAAGGCGGGGAGATATGGAATCTAGAAACAAGAAAATATGAATATAGCGATAAAAACCCATACGAATGTGAATGGAGTTTAAGTTATAGAAAGTTTCCATATCAATATTAAAAAGAGGTGTGTTGTGGAAATAATAAATGAAGAAGAATTTAGAATAGATTATAGCAATTTTTATATAGCATATAATAAAACTCAAGATTTATGGTATGCACGACATGAGAATGAAGATTTATATGAAGAAGATGTTATTATTGATATAGAAAATTTAAAAGATGAACCGGTGGAGCTATTTGATGGCTTTATACTTGATATACAAGAATTTAAAGAAATAGAGGGGCTAAAAAATACGATCATTTAGTACTAAGATATGAAAAGATAGATTAAGATGATGCTTGGTTAGAAAAATGATTACAATTTTTGAATTTTAAGAAAAAACTTATAGAGTTTAAGTTATAATAAAAAATAGATTAGAGAGATATGCGGTATAAAAGATGGTTAGAATATTCAAAAATTTAAATTTATTCGAAAAGAAAGATCATATTATAAGAAAAATGCCCAATTTGACTAGTGAACAAAAAGAAGAGCTGATAAATTTCTTTAGTAGGCATCCTAACTATGAAAATAGAATTGATTGGAATAAGTGGAAAACTTTAACATACGAAGATTTTAAAGACATTCTAGGAATTGAATCAAAGACTCAAAGAAAGAAATCTGTTAAGATAAGTGGAATAAAAGGATTAAAAGAGGGCAAGGATTATATTCAACTGAAAGGGTTGCCTGACGATATGCAAGGATACATTCCTTTAAACTATGAGGCATCAAAATTTATTGCCTCTAAATATGTAGGAGGCATCAAAGGAAAATGGTGCACAGCATATCGAAAAAGTAAGGAATATTGGGAAAAATATACAAGTAAGAGTATAATCTTAATTTATTTGATTGGTAATAATACAAAATATGCAATATCCGTTTATCTAGATAATAGAACTTATGAAATTTATGATAGTAAGGATAACAAAATTTCTTATATTCCCGGTATTGATATTAAACGAGATATATTAAATAAAAGAAATATTTTTATTTTTGAAAAAATAAGAAGAGAAGTTGAAGACTACAAGCATTGGATTTATAAAGTTAAAATATTAAAAGGCGCTAGATTTGAAATTGATAAGACAAATCAAGTAATTTGGTATAAAGGAATTTGGATAGATGGAGTATGGGAAAGGGGAACTTGGGTTAATGGAGTTTGGCTTGATGGTTATTGGACAGATGGAACTTGGGAAGACGGAACTTGGAAAGAGGGGACTTGGGAAAAGGGAACCTGGAAAGACGGAACCTGGGAAAAAGGAATTTGGTATGGCGGGATTTGGAAAGATGGGATCTGGGAATTTGGAACTTGGAAAGATGGAACTTGGAAAGGGGGGACTTGGGAAAAGGGTACTTGGGAAGACGGAACTTGGGAAGATGGCTTCTGGGAAAACGGAACTTGGGAAGATGGGACTTGGCTGGAGGGGGTTTGGAAAGATGGAACTTGGGAAGACGGAACTTGGGAAGATGGAACTTGGAAATATGGAGTCTGGGAAGGTGGAGTTTGGAAAGATGGAATTTGGGAAAGTGGAGTGTGGGAAGGTGGAAAGATATGGAACCTGAAAACAAAAAAATATAAATATAGCGATAAGAACCCATACGAATGTGAATGGAGTTTGAGTTATTACAAAAGATAATAATATTTATGGCGTAAAAAGGGAGAATAAAAGATGATTAGAATATTTAAAAATTTAAACTTACTTGAAAAAAAAGATCATATTATAAGAAAGATGCCCAATTTGACTAGTGAGCAGAAGGAAGAGCTAATAAACTTTTTCAACAAACATCCAAATTATGAAAACAGGATTGATTGGAACAAATGGAAAACTTTAACTTATGATGATTTTAAAAATGTTCTAGGGATTGAATCTAAAACTCAGAGAAAAAAATCTGTCAAAACAAAAGGAATACGGGGATTAAAGGAAGGCGAGGATTATGTTCAATTAAAAGAACTTCCAAATAATGTAGAGGCATATATTCCTTTAAATTATGAGGCTTCAAAATTTATTGCCTCCAAATATGTAGGGGGTATCGAGGGAAAATGGTGTACTGCATATCAAAAAACCGATGAGTATTGGAAGAAATATACAAATGAGAGTATAATCTTAATTTATTTAATTAGTAATGATACAAAATATGCAATAGCCGTTTATCCAAATAATAAAACTCATAAAATTTATGATAGTGATGATAACAAAATTTCTTATATCCCTGATATTTATATTAACCGAGATATATTAAATAAAAGAAACATTTCTATTTTTGAAAAAATAAGAAGAGAAGTTGAAGATTATAAGCATTGGGTTCATAAAGCTGAAATATCGAAAGACGCCAAATTCGAAATTGATAAGACAAATCAAGTAATTTGGTACAAAGGGGTTTGGATAGATGGATTATGGGAAAGGGGAACCTGGAAAGATGGAACTTGGGAATATGGAATCTGGAAAGATGGTATCTGGGAAAAAGGAATCTGGAAAGATGGTATTTGGGAAGACGGAACTTGGAAATTTGGAACTTGGGTATACGGAATTTGGATAGATGGAACTTGGGAAAACGGAACTTGGAAGAAGGGAACCTGGGAAGATGGAGTCTGGGAAACCGGAACTTGGGCGAAAGGAACTTGGGAAGATGGAATCTGGAAAGATGGGGTTTGGAAAGATGGAACCTGGGAGTCTGGAACTTGGGAATATGGAACCTGGAAAGATGGCATCTGGGAAGGTGGGGATTGGGACGATGGAAATTGGGAAAAGGGAGTATGGAAAGGTGGAAGGATATGGAGTTCAAAAACAGAAAGATATGAATATAGTGTAAAAAATCCTTATGACTGTAAATGGAGTTTAAGCTATAAAAAACGTTAGATTGTAAATAATTAAAGTTTTATTTGCTTAATTACTAATATAATAGAACGAATGGGAAATAGTATGGAAAATAAAAAGATAATAGAAGAATTCAACAGGCTTCTTAAAGTAAGACTCTATAAGCAAGGAGAAAATCAGTGGCGCCTTGTACCGGTGCAAAAACGTGATGGTACACAAATTAGAAGAGGAGAAATTATATTCAGAGGAGATGAAGAAAAGCTTAAATTACTTCTCCGTAGATTAAAAGCTAAAGATAATGAAACCGATCCGCCGTCGGTAAAGAATAGAACATATCAACAAATGATAGACGGAGCAAAGGATAAAAGCGATCCGTGGATTTGGATCGAACTAAAAGATTGGAATAAATATAGAAATAATAATAAGATAACTACTATGGAAAATTATAAAACTTTAAATCTTGAAATTAATAAACCGGTAAAAATAGAACAGAAAGACGGGGCTCTTATTTTAGAGAGAGGGGATAAAATACGTATATTACAATAAAACAGAATACATAGGTGGATAATATTAATAATGAAAGCTATATTTAAAGTTTATGAACAAGAGACATTGGAGAATTATTTTAAAAAAGAACTAACATGGACTCTTTCAGAAAAGTTAGAATATAATATTGCTATACAGAATCAAACAAAAATCATAAATTTTAGCGATATTGATAATATAAAACTTATACTTTTTTCAAGTACAAATAATGAAATATTTAAAGTAAGAATTAGCACTTCTACAGATACTATAACATTTACAGTAGATGATATATTCTTATTTACCCCGACCGACTTAATGATAAATAGTATAACAGAAATAGCATTGGTTGAGGAATTGGGCAATGAAGTAGAGGTAAAAACGATATTTTATGGAGAATTACAAGAAAGCTAAATTATAAAAAAGGATTATAATATGACAGATATTGAAATTTTTTTACAAAGAAACATGGACAGGATGGATAGGGACACGTTGATAGGGGTGATGGCCGATAAATTTAATTTGAGCTTGGAACAAGCAGAAGAAATAATTATGGAAAGGGAAAAAATAAGAAAAAAAGAATCCCTTATAACAGTAACAAGATCTTTTTTAATAGAGACGAATAATATAGTTTTTGCTTTAGAAAAAGGGGATAAAATTAATATATTACATAGAGTTGAGTAATGCCATTACCAGAACCAAGAAAAGATGAAAGTAAACAAGATTTTATTAGTAGATGTGCAGGAGACAGCACAATGAATAGTGAGTTTCCTGATCAAAAACAAAGACTTGCGGTTTGTTATAGTCAATGGAAAAAACAAAAAAAAGAAGAAATTATAAAACAAATAGAAAAGAAAAAAGAGAATGTAATTGAAATAACTAGACCGGTGAAAATAGAACAAAAAAATAAGATTATTTTCTTAGAAAAAGGGGATAAGATTACACTATTAGAAGTGTCTCCTTTAAGAGAGTTTAATAATTTTTTTATAGAAGCAAGTATTTCAAGTGATGCAATAATCGAATGGGATCAAAGGAATGATACCCCAACCTGGAAGAGGGGAATTTGGGGAAGTGGAACATGGAAAGAAGGAGATTGGGAAAATGGAACTTGGAAAGATGGAACTTGGAAAGATGGAACTTGGGAACTTGGAATTTGGGAGAGGGGGACTTGGGAAGATGGTATTTGGGAAAGCGGTATTTGGAAAAGTGGGACTTGGAAAGATGGTACTTGGAAAGGTGGAACTTGGATAAAAGGAACCTGGGAATTCGGAACTTGGATAGAAGGAACCTGGAGAAAGGGTACTTGGAAAAATGGAGTTTGGAAGTATGGAACTTGGTATGGTGGGATTTGGGAAGATGGAATTTGGATGTATGGAGTTTGGAATGATGGAATCTGGAAAAATGGGACTTGGAAAGATGGAACCTGGGAAAATGGAACTTGGTTATACGGAACATGGGAAAGCGGAACTTGGAAAGATGGAACTTGGGAAAATGGAACTTGGAAAGATGGAACTTGGATCGACGGGGTATGGATAGACGGAATTTGGGAAGGTGGAGTATGGAAAGGTGGGAAAATATGGAATCCTAAAATAAGAAATTATGAATATAGCAACAAAAATCCATACGAATGTGAATGGAGTTTAAGTTATATGAAGAGGTGATTGTTATTATGAATAAGAAAATAAAAAAAATTTCTCCATACGTACAAGAACTCGTAAAATTGACTGGCAAAAAGGTAAGTGAAATAGAAAAACTTTGGGATAAAGCAAAAAAAATTGCAAAAGATATGTACGGAATCGAAGAAAAAGATTTTAAAGAAACGCATTATAGATTTATGGTTGATACAGTAAAAAACATGCTGGGATTTAATGAAAATAAGTCTCTTGTTGTTGAATTTATAAATTCAGAAAAATCAGCTAAAGAATTTATTCAAGAAGCTATTACTACAACAAGTGATTTTCCCCAACTTTGGAAAAGCCATATTAAATCGGAAGAAGATGAAGATGATGAAATAAATGTTGGTGAAGAAATAGATAAAATTGTTAAACAAACAGAAATCGAAGATAATTATAATGACGGGTCAAATAAAAAAATAGTGTATGATATAGAACAATTAAAGAAATTTCCTATTGAGGAAGTATATAAAATAGAGGAAGGTATCACGATGGAAATTAAGCTGCCCAATGGAAAGCGAAAATATATTAAAGCGGAGTCGATAGAAAAAGCAAAAGAAGAAGGATGGTGTATAGGGGATTAGTTTAAAAAAATGTAAAAAAAGTATATATTAATAATATGAAAAACACACTTGAAAAATATGTAGAATTTGTACAAGAGCAAATTCAAAAGTATCACAGATACTCCCAACTTATAAATTATGATGCCGGGGAAATAAATCCTGAAGCAATTAATACAGCACTTGCTCAATATAATGACATATTACTTATGCTTATCTCAGAATACAATAGATTAAAAGCGGATGCGCATGATGTTGAGGTTGAATATCAAATATGGTGGGATGATAAATTTACTTCTATGCGTAGGCAATTAAACCCACCGGATATTGTTGCCTCTAAATGGCTTTCTAAGAGTGAAATAGAATCAGAAACTCGAGCTCAGTATTCTAAAGAATATAGAGAATGGCAAGATAAATTATTTCAAGCACAACAGAAGAAAGCTTTTTTAGGACAATTATTGGACTCATGGAAAAAAATGGATTCAATTCTTATCACAATTAGTACAAATCTAAGAGCAGAAATGCGTTCTCTATCACTTGATAATAGACTGATGTATAAAAAAGAAGAATTAGCGAGCTCTTCCACTCCAATAAGACGGGAAAAAATCATTAAAAAATAATTGTAAACCTATTACTAATATACTATAGACATTAGAAATAGGTTAGCTTAGTGGGGTATCAAGATAAAATTTCCTCTACATTTGCGCAATGGACTCGCAATATAAACGATTATAAAATCCAGCAAAGTGGATTTGAAGGTCAAGTTATTCGTCTTAAGACAACAGCAAACATGTACGGGGACGAAACAGAGTGGGAAATAGTTTCTCATGACATTGTAACTGTTTCACTTTCTATTCCAGGTGAGATTCCTTTAACAAGATTGCGAAAGGACGTAACTGAAGAAGTTCCAGAAATTAAAAATGTTTTTCTTTACGATATATTGCCTATTACAGGCAGTTCACGTTTTGAAGATAATATAGAGAAAGATGATTTACTTATACATAAAATATATACTGAAAGGGAAAAAGATTCATACTATCTTGTACTTAAAGTATCTGAAATTCAAGGGAATATATCAATTAAGCAACTTATTAGAAAATCTTTTTCTTGTGCTCCATATAATGGATCCCTTCCACAAAAGGTACAAGATATTATCGATAGTTATATAGAAGATGAGGATAAAATATAATGACTACAGGGGAAAAATTAAAAAAAAATTTAGGTCTTGAAAAATTAAAATATGTTAAAATAAGTAGGGCAGTTTTGTCTTCGTATAGAATTTTATTTGTTTGGTACGATAGTTACAGGCCTACAATGCCTATAACCAATCACAGAATAAAAAAGTTTCCGTGGATAGCTCATATTTTTCATGGAACCGACTTATACCACAATACAAATAAAATAACAGTTTTTACTCCAGCTATTAATATAGAGGATTATAATGGTGCTATTAGAGGGTCACTAATTATTCCTGTTAATCTAGCGGGGGATAGATTTATTAATAAGAAACAATTTACAAAAATTTTTGAAAGTAAATTGAATGAGAAGTTTGTTGATTATATCAAAAGCGTATTCAATAATAAAGAGTATACAATTTATGTAAACCCCACTGCTAAAGAAGTAAAAGAAATACATAAAGAAGACCCTGATAATCCGGGAATGCGGGGCATATTCCTTTCAAATATTAATAAAGTATTCGTTGCTAATTCAAATTTGTTACATAAAAGTATAAAAAACTATTTAGAAAAGCTTTATTCTCCTCTTAATCTTAATGAATATGGATTATATTTCACAACTGATAGCAGAATAGAAACAATAATAATAGAATGTATAAGCGATGACGCATTTAAAGAATTTGTATCTAGTGATTTTTATAATAAATTTCTTTTAAATTATGAAATCGAGTTAAAAGAAGTGCTACTTGAGAAACAATCTATATTACTTGGAGAGAGGGCTTTAAAAGAATTTGTAACACTTAATGATTTAAAAAGTGTTGATACTATTAGTAATTTTACACAAGTATGGAGAAAAGATAGGAATCGAGTTATGGGCGCAGAGAATATAACTGCTAAACTTATTGATTGTGTTATAGATGAAGCTGATAGAAGTGTTACATTTCAATTTCTTACTGAAGCGACAGAATTGGGGAATGATCCCGAGACTTTTAAAATAAAGCGTAATAGAAGCAGAACGTATGAAATACAAATTAAAATACTTGAATTTTTTGATTGGCTAGATGCATTTGAAGGTGAAAAAATAGGACGAAAAGAAATAAATGAAATTTTAGAAGTAAGTAATGTACAAATATTTAGTACAAGCCCATCTTTTCATTGGCAAGGGATGAATTATAATCTTTCTCAAATAGATGCAAGTATATATCCAACTGACATTCCAAATTCAGTATGGGGGCCACGACATGGCGATCCTAGTGGATATTTTCTTGACAAACACACTTATGGATTACTAAGACAAATTTCATTTTTTGCACAACAAATGGGAAGTATGTTAACTGGTAAACTTCAAAGAAGAGGGCTAATATAATATTTTAAGATTTTTTTACTAAAATATCATAGGAATATAATATTTAAAATTGTTATAATAGAGAGGATAAGAATAATGATCAATATTATAAGAGAAATTAGATTTAGCAAATACTTTCCTTTTGTGGTTAATAAAGATTCGTTGAAACATTTTCAAGCAAATTTTAAACTAGATCCGTCTATTGTACAGATACAAAATGACGAAGGCGAATGGGTGAGCTTAGATACTATAATAGATAAAGAAAAAGGGCTGAAATATACTGTAGATATTAAAAAGGTGTCTGGAGGCAAACGAGTACCGGTTAATCGAGGTAATATTATAGACGAGATAAAAGTTTTTGTACATGTAGTTACTTTTTCAAATGATTTTACAACTATGAGGAATTTAAAAGGCAATTTTGGCATTATGGTTTTTTCAACTGTTGCCAGAATTTTAATAGAGTTTCAAAAGAGGTATTCAACGCAATTTCAATGTTTTACATTTACTCCAGCACATCCTAAATTAGAAGGTGTTTATGAAATATTAGCTAGAGAATCCGAAAAACAAGGAGACCTGGTATATATAAATAGTAATATTGGAAGATCATCAAAAAAATGGTATTTATTAAATAAGAAACTTTGGAAAAAATATACACAAATTAAAGGAGTTTAATTATGAGATTTATAACACGAGAGATAAGATCTCTAGCGAAGATTCATCCTAGAAGGATTGATGAAGCTTTTCAAGTTCATTCGTTAAAAAAAGCAGCTAAGAATATATTCAGTTATCTAGGTAAAAAGGTAGGTTGGCGAGAACTTGTTGGTATATCTGAAGATATAATGGTTCCAACATATTATTCGTTAACAGGTATAGGTAATTTTGTAGGATTTGAAGCATATCTTACTTCTGGTGGAAAAATAAGATTGGATTTTTCTATTAAAGATGGATCAGGAAAAGTATATTCAGTATCGTGGTTTGAAAAACCTGCTAGAAAAGCAACTAAATATATTAAAATTCCCCCGCAATTTAACATAGTTGAAGTGTTAGATCATGTAATTGTCGCATTAACTGGTGAATATAGTCAATTGTTTTCAGAATCTATTTCTTTCAGAGAAAGAGTTAGAAAATTTGATTTTGTAAGAGAGTGGTTGACGAACACTCCAGATAAAGGACGAATCTATAGTGAAATTAAGAGAAGAGGAACCGATTGGGACGGTTTATTAGTTCAATATTATGAATATCACGAGTCTAAAGGGCAACCGCGTTCTAAAGTGAGCTTAAATAAAGTAACTTTTCAAGTTTATTGTAGTAAAATTTTCAAGGAGGAGGGGCAAGAAAATTTAAGTAATAGTATACCTCATGTAAATGTTTCGGCTGGGGTAGAAGAACAAGCGGTTAGTAGCGATGTTGAGTCAGAAAACCTATTCCAAAATGAGCTTTTAGAAAATGAGCATATTGAAAAATTTGAGTATTTAAAATTTCAATTATATAATATTAAAAACGGGGATCCGAATACGTTATCTTTATATATTTATGGGAGAGGTGGAATTGGAAAAAGCTACTGGGCAAAAAAGATATTAGGCGATTTACCCAATACTTATTATACTAAAGGCAAGATAAAAGGATATCAAGGCCTTCTTCAATTGCTCTACGATCATAAAGATAATGAAATATTGATATTAGATGATATAATTAGCAAAGAGGATATGAAAAATACCACAATTGAAAACATTTTAAAAGCTGTACTAGATCCAGAACCTCCTAGACGAGTAAAAGTTGAAAGAAGGATACCTAGTTCAGAAATAAGTTCTGCAGAAGCTCCGATATCAGGTGAAGAGGACATAGTTGATTTTACATCTGAACAAGGAATAATTGTTGAAGATAATTTATATAATTTTGAATTTAATTCAAGAGTAGTTTTTATTACAAATTATCCTGAAAAACCGCAAGCCTTTGGTGACCGTGTTTTAAGTATATCTATGTTATTTTCTGATACGCAAGTGGCCGATATTATAAAAAACGTTTTGGATAAAATTGAACCCGTAGATGTAGGAATAGAGAATAAACAATTTATTCTAAATTGGTTGCAAGAAAGATATAGAGGAAGACGTAAATTACAACAATTGAGTTTTCGTGTTTTTCAAAAGGTGTTGAGCATATATATGGGTGCTAAACATCTGGGTGGGAATAAATGGCAGAAATGGGCTTTTTATGAATTAGCTTCATAAAATCAAAGAGAAAAAAAGTGAAAAGAAAATTAGAAATTTATATGTATAGTAACAACTGGGTTTTTGATGAACCAGGGGTTTGTGAAAAAGAACCGTTTGTTATGGGCAGTTCAGAAATTATAACAAATGTAGCAAAGAAAAAAGGTATTAAAAATTTACGAGAGAAAGTTTTGTTACTTATATTTAGCGATTCTCCTTTTCAAGGGGCAGATTGTAAATTATTTTGGGATGGTGAATCTTTAAATGGTAATTGGTATGTCAACTCTGAAACAAATGAAAAAGGATGGCTATGTCCGGTGTTATTATATTATTTTAATAAAGCACCAGAGAATATTTATTTTTCTGTAGAAGAAAAAATAAATTGTTATTAGCAAACAAGGGGATTGATTGATGATCATTATAAGAAAATTAAATGAATATTTATCAGGATTTGATTATCGTCTTCCTGATGACCCCGAATTGATTTTATACGATTTCTATTTCTTAACTACTTACGGGAACGATATAGAAACAAATATGCCTGAGGCGGACTTCGCAATAAAGGAGGCTTCTGATAAAATTGTAGAGAGTCTTCATGCCCACATGTTAAAGGCAGTAAAATATGCGCTATGTAGTGAAATTAGACATATTTTCGATGGATTAAGAGATATTGAATCTCTTGAAGAATTAGCAAAAATGGATAAAAAAATAAATAGATTTGTTAATTCATATTCTAGAAATTATGAATTAAGTACTGGTATTGATCTTACGAATCGAGAACTTCGAGGTGTACTTACAAAAGAAACAGAATCAAGCAGACTAGCCTCTTATGAAGCTATTATTGAAACACAAAAAGAATTAAATATGACAAATATGGAATTGGCTAAAATTTTTAGTAGCCTGTTTTTAGAATTAGATTGGAAACGTGATTACGGGGGAAGAGCTTGGGATATGATAGTTGATGGATATAAAATGCTTCTGAAAGCTAAGAGGAAAAATGAAAAAATCATTGCCATCGATCACACTTATGATTTACAGCATAATACTGATACGGTTTTTAATAAACTGCAGATATACTATAAAGATAGCTCTGGATATGGGTGGATTAGAAGAGCGTTAAATTGGAAAAAGGATGTAGAAGATATTCGTTTTTTTTATGAAAAAGTATCACCTCAACTACGGAGAATAGTAGCTTTTATAGCGTATAATGTGTACGGACTTACAATGGAAGATAAATCTTATCAGCATAGAGTTTGGACAGGCGGAATTTGGGCGGGGGGAACTTGGAATGATGGAATTTGGAAAAATGGGATTTGGAAAGATGGAACTTGGAATGACGGGGCTTGGATTAACGGAACCTGGGAGAAAGGAGCCTGGAGAAATGGAATTTGGAAAAATGGAATATGGCAAAATGGAACCTGGGAGCTTGGAACCTGGGAAAATGGTACTTGGGAATATGGAATTTGGGAAAACGGTACTTGGAAATATGGAACTTGGTTTTACGGAACTTGGAAAAATGGAACTTGGGAAGACGGGGAATGGAAAGATGGGGTCTGGGAATATGGAGTTTGGAAAAATGGAGTTTGGAAGTATGGAACTTGGTATAATGGAACCTGGGAAAACGGGACTCGAGAAAGTGGAACATGGCTAGAAGGGGTTTGGAAAAATGGAGTTTGGGAAGATGGTACTTGGTTGTATGGAGTTTGGAAAGATGGGGTTTGGAATGATGGAATCTGGGAAAATGGGATTTGGGAAGATGGAATTTGGAGAAACGGAGCTTGGGAGGGTGGCAAAATATGGAATCCTAAAACAAGAGAATATGAATATAGTAATAAAAACCCATACAAGTGTGAATGGAGTTTAAGCTATAGAAAAGAGCGATAAAACAAAGGTCTGTCAGCAATGATTAAAATAATTCGAGTAAAGCCAAAAATAAAAGAAATCTTCTCAAACTTTGTATACAGAATGCCTGATGATCCTGAGTTGATTTTATACGATTTTTATTTCTTAACTACTTACGGAAAAAATATAGAAACAAACATGCCCGAAGCAGATTTTGCGATAAACGAAGCGGTCGAACAGATTATTGAAAATCTTCATGCACACATGTTAAAGGCTGTAAAATATGCTCTATGCGCTGAGATTCGTCATATTTTTGATTCTACAGCAGCTGAATCATTAAAGCAATTAGTTGAAAAAAACAAGAACATTGGAACCTTTATCAAGACATATTATAAAAAATATATCACTTTTACAGAAATAAGTAGAACACCGCTTGATTTCTTACTTGATGATAGATCGGGGGAGGCTGACAGATTAAGAAACGTTCTTTCTAAAGAGACAGATTCAAAAAGAAAAAGCTCATACAGGGCAGTTACAGAGACACAAAAAGATTTAAAGATAACAAACTCTGAACTGTCAAAAATATTTGAATACGTATTCTTAAAGCTTGTTTGGCAACCACAATTCGGAGGCCCAGCATGGGCCGATATTGCCAAAGCTTATTATAGACTTCTAAGGGCTAAGAGGAAAAACGAAAAAATCATTGCCATTGACCATGCCTATGATTTACAGCATAACACCGATACGGTTTTTAATAAGTTGCAGATATACTATAAAGATGGTTATAGTTGGATTAAAGATGCTTTGGATTGGAAAAGAGATGTAAAGGATATTCGATCTTTTTACAATAAAGTTTCTCCTCAATTAAGGAGAATAGTAGCCTTCATAGCATACAATGTATATGGGCTTACAATGGAGGGAGGAACTCCTCGTTCAGTTGATCAAGATAAAATCTGGACGAGGGGGCTCTGGAAGGGGGGAACCTGGACAGGAGAAATTTGGAAATATGGAATTTGGGAGAAAGGAACTTGGAAAGGCGGGACTTGGAAAGATGGAATTTGGAAAGACGGAACTTGGGAAGATGGAATTTGGAAAGACGGAATTTGGAAAAATGGAACTTGGAAAAATGGAACTTGGAAGGGTGGAACTTGGGAAAGTGGAAGTTGGAGAAATGGAATTTGGGAAGATGGGATTTGGAAAGAAGGTGATTGGGAAAATGGAACTTGGAAAGATGGATTCTGGATGTACGGATATTGGAAAAATGGTACCTGGAAGAGCGGAACTTGGAAAGATGGGATTTGGAAAAGTGGAACCTGGAAAAATGGAACTTGGAGATATGGAACTTGGAAAAGTGGAACTTGGAAAAATGGAACCTGGAGGGATGGGATCTGGGAAAATGGAACTTGGGAAGATGGAACTTGGTTTAAAGGGGTTTGGAAAAATGGAACTTGGAAAAATGGAACTTGGGAAAATGGATTTTGGAAAGATGGGGTTTGGGAAGGCGGAATATGGAAGAGTGGGGAGATATGGAATCCGGAGACAGATGAATATGAATATAGTGATAGAAATCCATACGAATGTGAATGGAGTTTAAGTTATAGAAAAGGATAATTATTATTAGAAAGTTATAAAAAGGGAAGTAATAATAATGATTAAAATAGTTCGAGTAAAACCGAAAATAAAAGAAATTTTCTCAAACTTTGTATATAGGATGCCTAAAGATCCCGAGTTAATTCTGTACGATTTTTATTTTTTGACTACTTACGGGAAAGATATAGAAACAAATATGCCTGAGGCTGACTTTGCAATAAAGGAGGCTTCTGATGAAATTGTAGAATCCCTTCATACCCACATGCTAAAGGCAGTAAAATATGCCCTGTGTGCCGAGATTCGTCATATTTTTGATGCTATAGCAACCGAATCATTGAAACGATTGGTTGGGGAAAACAAGAATATAGGGGCATTTATTAAAGTGTACTATAGAAAATATCTTGCCTTTATAGAAATAGGTAAAGTACCGCTTGACTTTTTACTCGATGATAGATCGGAGGAGGCTGGCAGATTAAGAAACGTTCTCTCTAAAGAAACTGATTTGAAAAGGAAAAGCTCATATAGAGCGATTGCAGAAACGCAAAAAGAGTTGAAGATAACAAATTCGGAACTGTCAAAAATATTTGAATATTTATTCTTAAATCTTATTTGGTATTCACAATTCGGAGGTTTTGCATGGGCCGATATTGCCGAAGCTTATTATAGACTTTTAAAGGCTAAGAGGAAAAATGAAAAAATCATTGCTATAGATCATGCCTATGATTTGCAACACAATACCGATATAGTTTTCAATAAATTACGGCTATATTACAAAGATGGTTATAGTTGGATTAAAAGAGCACTGGATTGGAAAAAGAATGTGAAGGATATTCGATCTTTTTACAAAAAAGTTTCTCCTCAATTAAAGAGAATAGTAGCCTTCATAGCATACAATGTATACGGGCTTACAATGGAGGGGGGAACTCCTCGTTCAGTTGATCAAGATAGAATCCGGACAGGAAGATCCTGGGAGGGAGGAACCTGGACAGGGGGAATCTGGGAAAACGGGACTTGGGAAAAAGGAACCTGGGAAAACGGAACCTGGAAAAACGGAACTTGGAAACTTGGAATCTGGGAACTTGGGACTTGGGAAAATGGAACTTGGGAGTCTGGGACTTGGGAATATGGAACCTGGAAAAATGGAGTCTGGAAAGACGGAGATTGGGAAGATGGAATTTGGAAGGGAGGAATTTGGGAATATGGAACTTGGATGAGTGGAGTCTGGAAATTTGGAACTTGGAAAGACGGAACATGGGAAAATGGGGTTTGGGAAAAAGGAATTTGGGAAAAAGGAACTTGGAAAAGTGGAGCTTGGAAGAACGGGGTTTGGAAAAATGGAACTTGGAAAGATGGAAGATGGGAAGATGGAATCTGGAAAGATGGAACTTGGGAAGACGGGGTTTGGAAAAATGGAACTTGGGAAAATGGGACTTGGGAAAATGGAATTTGGTTAGAAGGGATCTGGAAAAATGGAACTTGGAAAAACGGAACTTGGGAATATGGATTCTGGAAAAATGGGGTTTGGAAAGATGGAACTTGGGAAGATGGAACATGGGGAGAGGGGGTCTGGAAAGAAGGAATTTGGAAGGGAGGAATTTGGGAATACGGAACTTGGAATAATGGAATTTGGAAATTCGGAACCTGGAATAATGGAATTTGGAATAATGGGATTTGGGAAGATGGAGTGTGGAAAGATGGGGTTTGGAAAGATGGAGCATGGAAAGGTGGGGAAATATGGAATCCAAAGACAAATGAATATGAATATAGTAATAAAAACCCATACGAATGTGAGTGGGGTTTAAGTTATAGAAAAGAGCAATAAAATAAGGAGCTATCAGCAATGATTAAAATAATTCAAGTAAAATCAAAAATGAAAGAAATTTTCTCAAATTTTGTATACAGGATGCCCAAAGATCCTGAGTTAATTTTGTACGATTTTTATTTCTTGACTACTTACGGGAACGATATAGAAACAAATATGCCTGAGGCTGATTTTGCAATAAAAGAGGCTTCTGATGAAATTGTTGAAAATCTTCATGCACACATGCTAAAGGCAGTAAAATATGCCCTGTGTGCCGAGATTCGTCATATTTTTGATGCTACAGCAATTGAATCATTAAAACAATTGGTTGAGAAAAACAAGAACATTGGGGCTTTTATTAAAATGTACTATAAAAAATATCTCACCTTTACAGATGTAGGTAAGGCCCCACTTGATTTTTTACTTGATGATAGATCGGGCGAGGCTGACAGATTAAGAAATGTTCTCTCTAAAGAAACCGATTTAAGAAGAAAATGCTCATACAGAGCAGTTACAGAGACACAAAAAGAGTTGAGGATAACAAACTCTGAACTGTCAAAAATATTTGAATACCTATTTTTGAATCTTGTCTGGCAATCACAATTCGGTGGTTCAGCATGGGCTGATATTGCCAAATCTTATTATATGCTTTTAAAAGCCAAGAGGAAAAATGAAAAAATCATCGCTATTGATCATGCTTACGATTTGCAACATAATACCGATACGGTTTTCAATAAATTACAGTTATATTATAAAGACGGTTATAGTTGGATTAGAAATGCTTTAGATTGGAAAAGGGATGTAGATGATATTCGTTCTTTTTATGAAAAAGTTTCCCCCCAGCTAAGGAGAATAGTGGCATTTATAGCATACAATGTATATGGGATTACGATGGAGGGGTGGCTTTCCCATTCAGTTGATCAAGATAAAATTTGGACAGGGGGGTCCTGGAAAGGAGGAACTTGGACAGGAGGGACTTGGGAAAATGGGACATGGGAAAAAGGAATTTGGGAAAACGGTATTTGGGCGGGTGGAACTTGGGTAAGTGGGGCCTGGAAAGATGGAGTTTGGGAAAGTGGAACTTGGAAATTCGGAACTTGGACGGATGGGACTTGGGAAAATGGAACTTGGGAAAATGGGATTTGGGAATATGGAACTTGGAAAGATGGAACTTGGATATATGGAATTTGGAAAAACGGAACTTGGTTATTTGGAACTTGGTATGACGGGATTTGGAAAAAGGGGGTCTGGATATATGGAACTTGGAAAAATGGAACTTGGGAAGATGGAACTTGGAAAAATGGAACCTGGAAAGATGGAACTTGGAGAAATGGAGTCTGGAAAGATGGAACCTGGAAAAATGGAGTCTGGGAACTTGGAACCTGGAAAGATGGAGTTTGGGAAAGTGGAATTTGGAAATATGGAACTTGGAAGCTTGGAATCTGGGAACTTGGGACTTGGGAAAATGGAATTTGGGAAGATGGGGATTGGGAAGATGGAACCTGGAAAAATGGAATTTGGAAAGGTGGGGATTGGGAAGATGGAACCTGGAAAGACGGGATCTGGGAACTTGGAACTTGGAAAGATGGAGTTTGGAAAAGTGGAACTTGGGAGGATGGAGTTTGGAAAAGTGGAACTTGGGAAAATGGAGCCTGGACAATGGGGACTTGGGAAGATGGGATCTGGGAAAATGGAACTTGGAAAGAAGGAACCTGGAAAGACGGGATATGGAAAGGTGGGGGGATATGGAATCCAGAAACAAAAGAATATGAATATAGTAATAAAAACCCATACGAGTGTGAGTGGAGTTTAAGCTATAGAAAGAGATAACAAAATAATAAAATTATAGAAAAAAGGGGTTGCCAGCAATGATTAAAATAATTCGAGTAAAACCAAAAATAAAAGAAATTTTCTCAAATTTTGTATACAGGATGCCTGATGATCCTGAGTTAATTCTGTATGATTTCTATTTCTTGACTACTTATGGGAAAGATATAGAAACAAACATGCCTGAGGCTGATTTTGCGATAAACGAAGCGGTCGAACAGATTATTGAAAATCTTCATACCCACATGTTGAAGGCAGTAAAATATGCCTTGTGTGCCGAGATTCGTCATATTTTTGATGCTACAGCAACCGAATCATTAAAACAATTAGTTGAAAAAAATAAGAACATTAGAACCTTTATCAAGACATATTATAAAAAATATATCACTTTTACAGAAATAAGTAGAACACCGCTTGACTTTTTACTCGATGATAGATCGGGCGGGGCTGATAGATTAAGAAACGTTCTTTCTAAAGAAACAGATTCAAAAAGAAAAAGCTCATACAGGGCAATTACAGAGACACAAAAAGAGTTAAAGATAACAAACTTGGAACTGTCAAAAATATTTGAATACCTATTTTTGAATCTTGTCTGGCAATCACAATTCGGTGGTTCAGCATGGGCTGATATTGCTAAATCTTATTACATGCTTTTAAAAGCCAAAAGGAAAAATGAAAAAATCATTGCCATTGATCATGCCTATGATTTGCAGCATAATACTGATACGGTTTTTAATAAGTTGCAGATATACTATAAAGATGGTTATAGTTGGATTAGAGATGCTTTGGATTGGAAAAGGGATGTAGAAGATATTCGATTTTTTTACAATAAAGTATCGCCTCAACTACGGAGAATAGTAGCTTTTATAGCGTACAATGTATATGGGATTACGATGGAGGATAAACTTTATCAACATGGAGTTTGGACAGGGGGAGCTTGGAAAGGTGGAATTTGGACAGGAGGGACTTGGAAAAAAGGTACTTGGATATATGGAACATGGGAAAATGGTATTTGGGAAGACGGAACTTGGGAAAGTGGAACTTGGAAAAACGGAACTTGGAAAAACGGAACTTGGAAATTCGGAACTTGGGTAGACGGAACTTGGAAAAGAGGTACTTGGGAAAACGGGGTTTGGCAAAATGGAACATGGAAAGATGGAACTTGGATATATGGAATTTGGAAAAGTGGAATTTGGAAAAATGGATTCTGGGAGGACGGAATTTGGGAACTTGGAACTTGGGAAAATGGAGATTGGAAGAACGGAACTTGGAGGGATGGGATTTGGAAAGATGGAATTTGGAAAAATGGAATATGGCAAAATGGAACCTGGGAAAAAGGAGTTTGGAAAGATGGAGTTTGGAAAGATGGAATTTGGAAAAACGGCAAAATATGGAACTCAGAGACAAGAGAATATGAATATAGTAATAAAAACCCATACGAGTGTGAGTGGAGTTTAAGTTATGGTAAAAAATAAACTATTTAAATTTAATATTAAAAAATTATTTGATTAAAAGGTAAAAAAGGTGATAAGATTATACTCTCCGGTAAAATTAAATAAAATTAAACTTCAAAAACTACCTTCAAACTTATATTTTTCTTCTAAACCTCATGTTCTTGATATTGAAGACTTTATAGAAACTCTCAAAAAATACAATATTTTTGATGTTGTTGTCCTTATGACACGAGAAGAAATAACAGATTATTATTTCTATAATTTATTTTCTTTTTATGAAAAAAATAATATAAACTTTATTCATTATCCAATCGAAGATTTGGGAATACCAAAGAGCTTAAAAAGTTTTGATCTAGTTATACATAGAATAATCGATCTGTTAAATAAAGGTAGAAATGTTATAATTCATTGTAGTGGAGGAGTAGGAAGAAGCGGTCTAGTAATTGTTGGGGTATTAATGAATATACTTAAAAAACCCCCTAATGTTATTCTAGATGTAATAAGAGATCAAAAATTTATTGTAGAGACTAGAGAACAAGAAATCTTTTTATCTAATTATTATAAAATGATAAAGGCATCAACTGAACAGTTTAAAGAACAAGAAGATTCAGAGGTTGTTGATCTTAAAAAAGAAATACTTCAAATTGAACAAGATATAATTAAACTTAGGGCACAACAGCTTGAAACTGACGATCCCGACGAGATAGAAGATATTAAACGACAAATTGATGATTTGAACCAACAAAAACAAGATATAAGCGATAAAATAGTAGATATTAAAGAAAGATTATACAATAAAAAATTGAAAAAATTAAAGGAAGAAATTTCTCTTTTACAAGAAGCTAGAATGATTCCTACATTCCCTGGACATGAAATACAAGGGGACGTCTATGATATATGGCAAAATTATAAAAAAGCTATGGAAAAACGCAGACCGGATAGCTATTTGGAATATGACAAATTTGAATATTATCTGGAAACCTCCGCTTCTGTATATAAATATAAGAATAGTTATGTAATTGGACAATATGATGGAAATTTGTTTATTCCAACTCATTTTTCACCTGCCGGGTTAAAGGAAGGTATTGATATAATTAAATCGATGAAAAAATATGATAACATTGTATTTATAGTTACTAAAGATCTAAAAGATATGTTAAATAAGATGGGGTTTAAGACTCTTCCTGTTACGATAATAAGACAATTCAGAGGGGTGGATGTTGAAAAGTCGATAGTCTATTCTAATATATTTTACATAGCTGTTGAGAGAATATGGATGCAATTATTAAGATTGATACAATTTGTAAAAGCTAAATTTAGAAAAGTTACTTTTAATTTAGTAAATAAATTTAAAGATCGATTTGATTTTGAAGACGATTTTATTATTGATGAAAAAACATTGTATGATGATTAAAAAAAACAAATATTCAGAATAGAATTACTAATATAACGGATAAGTAAAAAGAGGGAGATACAAATGGCTGATGTGAAAAAAATCATACAAGACATAGAAAGTAAAGACCTTAGTAGTACAAATAAACAACAAGCTGCTTTTGCTGAAATGATAAAAGGATTAGCTTTTAGTGATGATCCTCTCGCAAACAAATTTATGAAAAAAGTGGATAAAGCAATTACTAAAATTGCTAAAGATGTATTAAGTAAAGAGGAATCCTTTAGTAAATTTATTACTATTTCAAAAAGCGTTCATATTCCAGAATCCAATATTATTCTTACCAAAGGAGATAAAATCAGAATTATAGAACAGGATAAATGGATTCAAAAAGCTGTAAAGCACCCTGGAGCGTTATCTAAAGCCCTTGGTATACCGGAAGAGGAAAATATACCAGCAGCATTACTCAATGCGATTATTAATGCAGAAACCGGAGAGACTATATCAAATCCAACAAAGGTGGGCAAGTCTAGTATCAAAGTAACTACTGAACTTAAAAGAATGGCTAACTTAGCACGTACCTTAAAAGGGATATAACTTAATGAAACAAATTAAAAAAATTTTTCTTTTTATTAAGAAATACTGGTTTGTAGTTGCAACTGTTAGTGGCGTAATAATATTTTTTCTTATTAAATTATTTGCTAATACTTCTGTAAAAAAGAACGAAATAAAGCAAAAAATAGAAGTTATTAAAAAGTCTAATAATGAAACAATTAAAGAAGTAGAAAAAGAAATAAAACAAATGGATGAGGAAATAGAACAGATAAAAAAGAATAGACGGGAGGTTATTAAAAATAAAAAAGAGCGAGATAAAAAAGCAAAAAAATATTTTAAGGGAATTTAAAACAAGAATATTATGAAAAAATTTTTATCATTTTTAATGATTTTATATATCTCATTAAATCATCTTACAGCCGAAGAAGTAAAAATAGACCATCCCAACCCTAATAAAGACCCAATTGTTCTTATTGTCCCCGATACTTACGAGGAGCTTAAAGAAGCCTATATAGAGATGGCAAAATTGTATCTTGGGGAACGATACGATTTGGAACAGTGCTTATCGGATCAAGAAAAACTTTTTAAAAATTATGATAAAATAAAAGAAGAGGTTATTACTCCTCTTATGGATCAACTTAAAAAGAATGAAAAAGCTATTAAAGATATAGCAAATAAAAAAGTAAAAATTGAACCATTTCAATTCGGTATATTTCTTCAAACAGGGATAGAACTTAAAAATGAAACAATTATCCATACATTCTACGGAATGCCGTACATACAATTATTTCAAACAATAAATGTAGGGGTATTTATTGGATATCCTTTACAGTTAGGAATTGGAGCGGGGGTACAATTTTAGATGATTAAGATATTTTCAAAGTATGAAAAATTAAAGGAAATACTTAGTAGATATAATGTCAAAGATTGGAATCGAGTACAGATGCAAATATGGCTTAAATTAGTACAAGATAACATAGTAGAAATGGACGATATGAATAAACTATTCATGTTTGGTCAAATATTTAGTGATTATTTTGATAAATATGGAAAAATAATTCCTTATGATCTAGTAAAGAAAAAATTATCAGAGGTATAAAATTGTGGCTATAACCAGGGGATTCAGAACAGATAGTAGTGGAGTATTTATAACGATGACTTGGGCACATGTACTTGCACATAAAGGGGAGGTATTTGAAGTAAATGATTATGATGTAGATGTAGACATAGCAGGGCCTAAATACTGGCATTTCAAAACAGCAGATGACGATGAAAATGCGGTTCATTTTCGATATGATGTAACTTGTAATGGTGGTGCAATGATAGAGGTCTTTGAAGACTCCACGCTTTCAAACGACGGCACTTCTCTTACTATATTTAACATGAATAGGCAATCTACTAAAACTTCCAGTCTTCTGACTGCATATTATGATCCTGCTGTTAGCAGTGACGGAACAAGACTTACTGTTCATGAAATTGGCAGTACGGGAGGCGGGAGCCGTTTTGCAGGTACAGTACCTGGGTTTCTAGGCGCACTAGAATTTATTCTTAAATCCAATACCTCGTATTTAATAAAGGTAACAGTACGACAAGACGACTCGACTGTGGGCATGAATGTATTCTTTTATGAATATAACTATACAGACTTAACTTCATAATTACTAATATAATATGGCAGTAGTATCATCATATTACTCTGATAAAAATTTTCTGAATATAGCATACGCAATTGATCTTTCTCTAATAAGCCATTTCTCATCTATGTTATTTAATAATGATGTTAACAGGGTACAGTATTCTAGCAATGCATACGCCATGAGAAAAAGAAGCGATAATAATAATGGGCGACTAGATTTACCGTTTTTAAATTTCAAAGCTGTTAGCTATGAACCAGGAGAAAGAGCTTGGTGGAATGCCTCTGCATATACAAAAGGCGTTTATATACCCGAATTATCACAAAAAATAAAAATGGCGCCTGTAACAATTGGATATGAAGCATCTATTTGGCTACATAAAGATAGTGATTTACGATACGCCTTTAGTGAACTTATCTTTGATGCAGATAATAAAACAATTTTAAATGTTCAACAGGCGACATATATAGATATTAATGGACAAACAGTATCTCTTCCTACAGTATTAAATTATACAGGGCTTGATTTTGAACCCGAGTACAATGAACAAGACTGGTTAGAACGGAATAATATTCACAGTGCTAGTTTAGATTTTGAGATAGGTACATTTGCTATAAAATCAAATGATAATATATGTATCCCCGAGAGAGTATTGTTTAACTTTGCTAATACTAAGGATATGAAAAATTATACTTACGATGAAGTATATAACTTTTTAGTTGAAGATTTAAATAGCAAATGATTAACTTTTTAATAGTTCTTTTACTAATATAATGTAATATACGTGAAAAGAAAAGGAGACTAATATATGGCATTATCAAATAGCTGGAGATTAGATGTTCGTGAAATAGATAAATCTAGTACAGTACGCCTTTCTGTGAATACAACGGGTGCAATGGTAATACGAGCATCAAAAGGGCCTACTAAACCCGTTTTTATAAATCCTAATAAAGAACAGAGAATTATTAATCTTTTGGGTAAACCTTCGGTAAGTTATCCTGATGTACAAGAGGTAATAGAATATAATAAGGAAGCCCCGGTGTGGGTTTCAGCTCCCTATGCTGTAAGTGATACTTATGGGGGGGTATTAGTTTCTTCTACTGGAACAGCTCCATTAGAAAGCGGACTTACTGATTCTGACATAGAAAGCTATACTTTTTCTGAAAGTTCACAATATTTTGTTCTTCTTTCAAGAAGTCCTTATAAAACTGATGACCTTGCAGTACTTGTAACTCAAACAATATTAAGGGAAAACGAGGCTAATGAGTTAAAAGCATTTGAAATTGAACTTTATCAAAAAGATAAGGGCCTTTGGGATTTAAAAAAAGAGTATACGGTATGTTTAGATAGCGAGGGAGTAGACGGATTTGGTAGAGGAATATATATAGAAGATGTTCTAGAAAACGACGATTTTCTTAAAGTTATAGTAAATGAAAATTATGATACAACGTTGACATTTAATGACGATTCTGAGAAAGTCGAATTTGCTGGAGGCTCTAGGACAGATCCTACGATTGAAGAGTTGACTGATGGGTGGGATTATTTTAAAAAACCAAGGCAATATGAAGCAAATATTTTTATGGACTGTACAGCTGATGATGGTATTCCATCTATTTTTAATAATTTACGAAATAATTATCAAAAATATGCGCACTATATTATAAAACTCCCTATGAGCGAGAATGTATCCACGGCTATTTCTACTAAACAAGATTACGGAATAGATAACAGGGGATTATCGTTTTCTTGGAATCATGGTAAGGTTAAAAACTTTTATGGCGGATCCTCCTTTTGGACATCTCTTATAGGAAGAGTAGGTAGAAAATATGCTCAAATGGCGCCCATTTTTAATGGTGGAGCTCCTGCATGGATCGATGAGAATGGATATGGAGGTCAATTAGGCCCGGGAATAGAGGAAATGGAATTTGACCCTACTGAAACAGAATTGGAACAACTTGATGAGAATGGTATTAATCCTATAATATTAGATCCGGGAGTTGGGGCTTTAATAGTATCACAGAGAACTGCCCAATCACCGACCAAACTTTCTGACACTTCTTGGATTGCTCATAGCAGATTGTTCGATTTTATACTTAAGAATATAATAGAACAAGTTCTAGTACAACAAATTGTGAAACTTAATGATACACAACATAGGCAAATGGCTAAATCTAAAGGCAACACAATTATGGCTTCTATAGCTGCTGAAAATCTAATATCTGATTATGCTATAATTTGTGATGAAACCAATAACACTGATGAAATGTTAGCGCAAAGATATTTTGTATATGATGTAATTCTTAAAGTAACTCCCTATTCAGAGCAGATAAGGTTTAACTTTGTTAACATAGGACAAACTGTAGAGGTAAGTGAGTTTGTGGGGTAAAATTTCTACTAATATAAAAGAAAGGAGATTTAGAAATTATGAGTATAGAACAGCTATATGATTTAGGAGATGATGCTTTACAGAATTTATTTGAAATGACAATAGCTCCTACTCAATATCTATCAGAACTAGCACCTACTTTATTACGTGTTCAAAATTTAACTATCCCTGCTAGTGGTGCAAATAAATATGAAGTTCATTACAAAACGGTAATGATAGAGAAAATAGGAGGTAAGCCTGATTCTCCTAAAGAGTTTACTTTTGATATACGAATCGACAGAAATTACTTGGTATATAAAGGTCTTGTTGCTTGGAAGAATGCGGTTAGTAATACTAAGACAGGTGTTATGATGCCAGATACCGGTGGGTTAAGAGTCCCTATAACAGTATATCCTGTGACCCCTGAAGGTGATAAAATTACAGGTTTTGGAGAATGGTTATTTGAAGGGTGTTGCCCCACTAATATAAGTGATATTGGATATGATTATAGCTCGGGAGATCCCATTACGGTAACAGTTACTATGAGTTTTTTGGCCATGAATGATAACAATTTATAATTTTTTAAAGCCTTTCCATATTTTATTTTTTATCCCTCTTTTTTGAGGGATTTTTTATTCTCCAAGTAAATGAAAAATTACTAATATAATAGTATGATTCTATTTAATAAATATCTAAGAAAACTTAGAGCACTCGACATTCAAAATCCTAATTTATGGGAATTCTATTTTACTGATAATCAAGATATTCAATTCAATGTGGTTAGTATGTCTTTACCTTTTAAATCGTTAGAATTAGAAAAACATAATTCCGGATTACAGTATTACAGATCTTGTTCTTTAGAAGACTCCTTTTCTATTACTTTTAATGAAACCACCGACTTTGCTGTACTTTCTTATCTTAAAAGATGGTTTAATGAAATATACGATGAGGAAAATAGAGTTTTTAAAAGCGGTGATCATAATAAGATAGGAATAATGAATTTCAGTAAGCATGTGTTTTTTGACATTTTTAGCATTCTAGGCTTACCTGTTACACTTAAAGAACTAGAAAAAAATACTCTATCTGTTACATTTTATAATATGCTATTAGCATCTATTGATGCTATTGATTTATCTTACGATAATACATCTGGAGGATTTACAGTAAGTGCCGAATTTTCTTCTTCAGAAATTCAATTTGATTTCTCTAATATTAAACAACCGTTGTCTGCGGCTATAGAGTCTAGAATTTCTTCTGGATTATCAAGTATGAGATTAGAATAAGGAGATTATAAACCATGAGTGATGAAGTAAAGGATTTCTTTGTTAACGATGAAGAGAATAAACAGCAAGAGATACAAAAAAGTAAGAAAAAAGATCAAAGATCAGACATCGTACCTAATGACTATATAAAAGTAAAATTAAGTACCTGTGGAAAACTTTCAGCTCCACCCATTGTTCATGTCAGAGACTATAGCGGGGAGGAGGCTTTTAAGCTTTCGTTGATGAATGATGATAATATGGTAGAAACTATTATTGATGTAATAAATAATCTTCTATATGAAGATTTTGATGCTGGGAAATTTCACGAGAGGGAAGTAGAAGAAATTTTACTTAATATTCATGCCAACTTTTGGGATTCTACCATAAGCTATAATTATGAACCTACTGAGGAGGAGTTAAACGAATTAAAAGAAAGTGATAGTGAAAAATTAAAGAAAATCCAAAATAGCAATGAGCCCTTAAAAGTAGCTATTCCTATAACTAATATCGAAACTAAACCGTTGCCCGATAATTTCAGTGAGCCTATTTCTATAAAAGATAAGAATATAAAAGTTCAATTTATACTTCCTAGAATTGAACATATTCTTGAAACCAGCAAATATCTGCAGACAAAATTTGCCCAGGAAGATCAAAAATTTGCTACTTTAAAACAAATAATAAGCCATAATGATAGAATGAAAAGAGAGAGAAAATTTAATGAAATAGAATACATTTCAGAAGATAAAATGCAAGAATATAATAATTATCAAATTAGAAGAACTAGAGAATATATATTAATACAGCAATCGCTACTGATTAAAAAAATTAATAATCAAAAATTAATAACAATAAATGAAAAAAGAAAGGCGTATGAACGAATACCTCAGAGATTATGGGATGTCCTGGGAAATATACTAAATAAAGACCTGTTTTTTGGCGTACAAAGAGAAGTAAAAGTCAAATCTCCATTAACTAACAAAAAAGTTACTAGGAGGTTTCAATTTCGATTATTGGATTTTATACCGACCCTGGAGTTACAGGACACTTCAGGATATACTATTTCATTTGGGGAATAGTAATTTCAGTGAAACATATTTTGATTATATGAGAATGCCAGCTCATATAATTAGAGACAGATTTAAGAAGTGGAAAAAATTAATGGAAAAACAAAACATAAATAATAAAAGGTTTTCCTTATGAGTGATAGTATACCAATTTTAACAAGAAGAGAAGATACTCAAAATTTAGGTACAGAGATAGAGAAGCATCTTTTTGATATATCAGATTCTTTAGGTAGAGTGAAGGAAAGATTTATACAGCAACAGGAGAGAACAGGAATTATTGTAAAAAATGTTCTAGGCAATATAACAGATAACTTATTTAAAAAAAGAGAGAAAAAATATGAGATAGTGCCTCCGAATGAAGGACAACTTAAAAAAATGGGGGTCGAGGGCGCCAGTGCTGTATATTTAGGAGAAAAACTAGATGAAATAATAAAAGAAGATAAAAAAGAAGAAAGAAGAAAAGATGGAAAGGGACTTTTTACTGGTTTGGGTTTGGGGGCTACTGGGATAGGAGCAGTAGCGGCTAGATTATTTCCTAGTTTAATGAAAGTTCTCCCTTTAGCTGCAATTGCTGGAGGTATAATTTGGATGGTGGTTGATGGTATTAAAGCTTCAATAAAGGCTGAAGAATGGGGTGTTAGCAAAATATCCGCTATCCTTGGTGGTGTATTAGGAGGAACGGGTAAAGGATTAGAAAATGCATTTAAAAATGCGGGGAAATTTGCATTGCTAGGCGCAGGTATAGGTACACTGATAGCCCCCGGATTAGGTACTATAGCTGGAGGGATTTTAGGCGCTGCTATAGGAGGGATTCTAGGTTTTATAGGTGGAGAAAAGATAGCTCAAAGCATTGAGAAAATAAAAGAAATAGGCGGCAATGTGTGGGAAAAAGCTAAAGAAATACTCCCCACTCTAATTGATAATATATTTGGTGGCTTAATCGATAGAATTAAAGAAAAAATAGGTTCAATTAAGGAAATATGGAAGGGCGACGACTCAATTGGAAGTAAAATAGGAGAAACCATAGGACATATTGTAACTTTTGTTCCCGGGGTTATATGGAAGTGGATCTTAGAAGATATTTGGCCTCCTATATGGGAAAAAATAAATGAGTATAAAGATGAGCTTTTAGGAATAATTATTTCTCCTTTTACAGGAGCCTGGGAGGCAATTCTAGGATGGAGGGAAAGATTTGGGAAAATTTGGAAAGACGAAGATAAAACTATTTGGACTAAAATAAAAGAAAGTGCTTTAAATTATATTTCATTTATTCCTCAAATTTTAGGAGGGTTCTTTGGAGGATTGTTTACTTCAGTAAGAAATTTCTTTAAAAAAGTCTTTGGAAAAGAAGAAGACATAATGAGTGAAAAGGAACAACGTGAAACTTCTAAGGAAACCGGTTCAATGATATTCGATTTATTTAAAATTATCACGGGTTTTTTAGGAGATATATTCAAAGGATTTCTTTCGGGTATAAGAAGCGGATTGGGATTAGATAAGGGCTGGTTCCAAGAAAAGATAATTAATCCCATAGTACAAACTATTGGGAACTTAATTTCTAAAGCTATAGAAATAAAGGAGAAAGCGGAAAAGTGGATAAAAGATCATATTACTGGGCCTATAGGTAATTTCTTCGGGGGAATAGGGAAAAGAATTTCAATTTTAATACATGGGGGAACAATAGAAGGAGAAGAATATGAAGGAGTTGTTAACTGGGTAAAAACACGGTTTGCAGATCCCATAGTTAAATTTTTTAATAATTTAAAGGATAAAGTCGATGAATATAAAACCAAGATATCAGACTGGGTAACTACGTATATTATTAACCCCGTGAAGAATTTTTTCAATATAATAGGTGAATTTTTAGCTAAGGCGCAATTAACTGGTGCTAAGTTTGCCCATCCACTCCAGTTTGGTAAAATAGGAAGAAACATAGAACAACTCCTGGGGCTAGGTTTAACACATTCACAAATACTTAAATTAACAAGTGCAATAGAAGGCGATATACCCACATCGCTTAAACAAATTGTCTCTGAATTACAAAGGTGGTATGGTGTAGAGGCGAAGAGAAGCTACCTTCAAAGAAAATATGGAATAGAAGTAAAAGAAACAGAAAACGCTCAAGATGTTATTATTACTCCAGAAGGTAAGCTAATCAGAACTCATCCAGACGATACGCTTATAGCTACTAAAAATCCAGTAGTAAACGTCGATTCTGAATTTGATAAAGAAATTTCTAGTGATATTAGAAAATTGGAAAGAGAAACATCTTCTACAATAATAGAACAAAATAATAAGATAATAGATTTGCTTTCCACAATAGCCGAAAGAACAATAGGAGAACAAAATAATAATGTATTGATTGATAGTAGAGGCGGAGTAGGCAGTGAATTTGATCCATTCTCTTCAATGCAAATTTTTAAAAAGGGGTTAGCTTATGGCGTATAGAATAAAAATACCCGAGGGAAAAAAAGTAACTATAAATAAAAATGGAGAACCTTTACTTCCTAATACTCCACTTATCTTAGACGATGACGTAACCATTTCATTATCATCTTCTTTTTCTCCATTTTTAGGAGCTTTATTTTCATCTCCATCTACTAAAACAGCAAAAATAATTAGTTCATTAGGCGCAATTATAGCTAGAAAATTTGGAGAAGAAAGGGGAGTGTCAACTCAATTAAAACAATTTGGAATTCAAACTTGGGACTCCACTGATCCTATATCTTTAAATTTAACTTTTTCTTTTTTTAGAGGATTAAGAGGGCTTTATGATGCTAAGAAGGAAGTATACGACCCGATTATGACTTTATGTGAGTTGCCCTTGCCTTCCTTGGGTGTCTTAGATAGTGTATTAACCGCTCCTGGTCCAACTGGTGCAGAAGCAGTAGAAGAGGTGGCTTCTTTATTGAGTGAAGAGGCTAAGGCAGCGTTATCCGACCTTACAAATTATTATTCTATAAGAATAGGAAATATAATCTCGATTTCAGGAATAGTTATACTTAAAGCAGAGCCCACTTTTACAAGCGAATGTGATGAAAGGGGATATCCCATTTGGGGGCAGATAAACTTAGATATAAATTCAATAGAAACCGCTACTGTAGATTTATTAAGAGAAGGCGCTTCTCCTGTAGATAAGATCTCTCCCGAACCAAAGTATACGCCTCCGCCTTTAAGCGGGCCTTAATCTTTAGAGGAGGGCAATTTAGTAATGTTAACACGTTATTCCTTTATGAAAAGCTCAAATACTTTAGCTTCGGATGGTACTTATTATCCCGATCCCTTAACTTTCTCTACTCAAAAATTTAGATTTACTGAATACGGTGTAGATTATTCTTTAATTGATATTGATATATCCAGATTTGATATATTAATAAGCAAAGTTTATAATAATCAAAGATACAAAGATTTAATACTCGATATTAATAATATCGATTATATTTGGAATCAAGAAATAGGACGAACAATAATTTTTCCTACTAAATCTGATTTAGAAAGGTTTATCGAAGATTTTATAGAATAATGAAATACTACGGATATAATATAAAATTAAAAATTAATAAGAGCGTTGATCTCGATGATCCTAGTCTTTACTCTTTTTCTCTTACAGATAGTATCTTCAACTTACTTAATTTCGGCACTATATCGTTCTATGATATAGGCGGACATTTTAGAGAATTTCTAATATTGGAAAACGGCAATGAAGTAAATGTAACTTTTGGTAGAGGGGAGACAATTAATAAATGTAATTATAATATAAAAAGTAACAGTATAGATAGAACAGAGAGTACAAATAGTATAACAGGAGAAATAAAAACAAAAGTAGAACATGCTTGGGGATCAGCAGATGAAAAAATAAAAAGCATTGCTTACGATGATACGATATCTAATATAATTTTAAAACTTGCGAATAGCTATCAATTTAAAAATAAAGATATTACTACAACTCACGATAGAGATATTTGGTATCAACCTTTATTAAATGATATTGATTTTATACAACAACAGTTATTGCCTAATGTGTATTCAACTTCAAGTAGCGATACTCCTTTATTTTGTTATACCACATACGATAACAATATTCACCTTATTAGCGCAAAAGAAATGTTTGACAAAAAACCAGTAAAAGAATTGTTTTTTACTCCTGCATCTTATAAAGAATTTGAAAGCATGATATTTGTTTTAAAACACTGGACTGTTAATTCTGATGATTATGATAATTTGTTGAATCAAACCATTACTTATATAGATAAAGAGAGCGGTAGTATAATAGAAAAAACAGATAAATTTAAAGATCATTTAATAAATAAAAGCGGTAAGTTATTTCACATAGGAGATGATAATCAAGCTAAAGGATACGAAAAATTCTTATATAAAGAAAAAGGGCAAAGAGAAAATATCTATAAAGGACAAATTATTAATAAATTAAAAAAGAATTATTTTATAAATGAGTTGATGATTACCTGCCCCTATGATCCTAATTTAAAAGCAGGAGAAACGATAAAGTTAAATATTTTTTTATCTGGGGAGGGAAAGAATCCTGTAAGATCAAAAAGACTCAGTGGAAAATATATAATTGAAGCTAGCGAACAGATATGGAGTGCACAATTAAAGAAAGCTTTTTCTAAATTGCTTATTGGAGTACCCTCTAGCGGTACCGATCCTAATATTCCTAGTGATTATAGATATAAAGAACTTTTGGTATAAAACTATGTACAATATAAGATTATACTACGGAAAAGTAGAAGAGAATAACGACCCTGATAAAGAATCAAAAATACAGGTACGATTATTACCTGAGATGAAAGATGTAGCAAAGTCTGATTTGCCCTGGGTACGTCCTTTTCTAGTAGAGAATATGACGGAGGAGGCAACATCTCATTGTCCTTTAGAAGAAGGTAGTACAGTTTGGGTATTCTTTTTAGACGAGTACTTTAAATATGGCTTTTACATTAAAGCAACTTTTTTAGATGATTTATTTGATTATGACTCTGTAAAAAGCGATATTGATTCTATAAGTGATTTAGACTCTCAATCCTATCCTCAACCGAAGTTTACAAGATATAAAGACGGAACTATAGTATTTCACAATTCTGAGACAGGGGAGACAGGAATTTATCATAAAAGCGGTTCTTATAATGTAATCGATAAAGATGGAAATGTTTTTTCTTATTCAACCGGAGATATTAAAATTTATAATGATAATGGCTCAATCACAATAGATTCTAACGGGGAGATAGAATTAAATAATTCAAATACTTCTACCTTTACTGTTAAGAATGGAAGTTTTGAATTTGATGGCAATGCAAAAAGTTTAGTTAAATATGAAGATTTAATTACCGCATTGGATTCAATGTTTACTCAAATTCAGACCATGGTAATGATTGATCCTCTTACAGGAGTTGCAGGGCCACCTCAAGCTCCTTTTAATCAAATGAAAACCACTATTTGGGATGCTATCAAAACTAATGCTAAATCAACTACAATAAAAACTCAATCATAGAAAATTTTACTAATATATTATAATGGCAATAAAAGACATTAAAGAAATAGATTATCCTCAAGTTTATGATCTAGATTATAGGGGCGGGATAGACGCCCAAGGGTTTATAAGGGAAACTTGGGGCGATAGGGCTCTAGTAAATAGTCTTAAATTATGGATTTCTTCTTTTAAAGGGGATTTAATTAATAATCTCAATACGGGAGGAAGAGTTGTACAACATCTTCTAAAACCTATGCGTCAAGTGGATATACAAAATTTCAAGCAATCGATTCGTGATGGCATAGCAATGGATTACGGCCCCACTTTAAAGATAAAGAAACTCGAAATAACACCCAATTATGAAGAAAGGGTGTTTGAAATTTATATGGAAGTTTATTCAAAAGAATTAAAGTATGTTACAGGATTATATGAAAAAATAAAAGGAGTTTAAAAAATTGGATTTTTCTTTTAATAGTATAAAAGATAGAATAATAACAAGTTTAAGAAGTAAGTCCGAATGGGCAAATATACTTTATTTCTCCACCAATATGCGGCTTATTGAAGCAGTTGCAAAAGAGATTGAAGAGTTGGCTAGGTATGATGAATATTTAACTAGAGAAACAAAATGGGATTTAGCTAGAAACAAATCATCTTTAGTAACGCAAGCTGCAGTACTGGGATATAAACCTCATAGAAAAATAGGTGCTAGGCAAAAATTGTGGGTTAGTTCTAAAGAGAAAGCGTTTTCTCCTGAGTGGAATCAATATACGGTTTATGAAGCAGGAGATGTGGTACGCTATGGTGAACAAAATACACTGTATGAAGCGCTAGTAGATAATCAAGGAGTGGAACCTACTAACACTAATTACTGGAAAAAAACCACTGCCGTTCATTCTTCTGTTATAGGTATTCCTAAATACAGCATATTTAAAACAGAAAATGATATCTATTTTACATCAATGAGCTCGGTTGATTTGCTTACTACTGAGAACTATGCAGAAATTGATGTAGTACAGGGCATACCGAGAACATTTACAACTATTGCGCAAGGTTTAATTTATGAAGAAATAGAAATAGAAAATGATAGTATAGATAACAGTTTCTATGAATTAAGAGTTAATAATGATCTTTGGACAGAATATAATGATATTAGACAGGCCGAAGCTGATGATAAAGCTTACCAAATATTAAATAAATTAGATTTTACAGGAATTATTATTAGATTTGGAAATAATTTAACTGGGAAAAAATTAAGTGCAGGCGATACCATAACTTTTAAATATGTAGAAACTTTAGGGGAACTAGGTGATGCGTTATCTAAAGGTGTCGTAAATACTGTTGTCTCCACTCTAGTAGACAATAAGGGAGAAACTGTTGATGGATATTGTTATAACGATGAAGTTATATCGGGCGGTAAGGATGTAGAGCATATAGAGGATATAAGAAGTAATGCAAAATATACGTTCCAGTCTGGTTATAATGTAGTAGGTAAAAACGATTACAAAATATATCTATTAAATAATTTTGATTTTATACAAAAATGCGTTGTATGGGGAGCGTATGAACAGAACATTGATGATGGAAAAGACCCTTGGGATTGGATCTCTACTCAAGAAAACCTTGTCTACATTTCAGCATTTACAACAGGAGAAACCCCTACTCAATTACAAAACAATCAAAAAGTGGAGATAATACAAGATATAAATGAAAAGAAGCCCCCTACTGATATTATTATTTTTAAAGATGTTGTATTCGTTAATATGATCTTTAACACAACAGCCTATTTATCAAGTACCACCTATTTATTGTCAGAAACTAAAACACTCTTAGAGCAAGCTATCCAAGAGGAATACAATATTACAAATTTAGATTTTGAACAAAATATCTATGAAACAAATTATAAAGCTTTTATCGATAATTTTGATGAAGTAAGGTATCATAATACAACTATACAATTTTATAATGTTGAAGACTTTACAAGTGGAGACTATAGTCAAGCAATTCCTTACGAAGCTAGCGCAACTGCTATTATGATTCCTGTAAAAACAAAATCGGTATACGTTTATATTAAAGACACTTCGGATGAAGATGCTACATACGTTCATATAGGAACAGATAATGGTGGAGGGGGATTTAATCCAACAGAAGGATATGATTTAAGTGGAAGTACTATTAACTATAATACAGGAGCAATTCAAATAAAAGAGTCTTCAGGAATGAGTGGAGATTATTCTAAATATGAAATGAAAGTGGTATATAGCACATCGGAAGATGATTTAATTTTACAGGGCAGAAATCATATTTTCTATTTAAGAGAAGTTAATGTTGAAACTCTTTATCTTACCGAATAGGGGCGTGATGAATGGACATAACTAAGAATTTGCCTAAAATAATGAGAGGGAATTCCTTTTGGACTCAATTTGTTGAGAGCATTAAAGATGAACTTCTTAATATTCAAGCAGAAATAGAAAAGAAGAAAAATTTTTATAATGTCAAAGAAATTGATTCAATAGAAGAATTAACTGATATAAATAAGTCCTTAGGTACAGAAGTTGATTTAACTCTTTTTGAAAACAAAACCACAGAAGAACAAATTAACTATATGAAGCAGGAGACCGAAGGAATTACTTATAAGATAAGAACAAAAGGTGTGTATGATTATTTTCAATATGTATTTAATAGAATTTACGAAAGAGGCAATCTATATATCGCTTATGTAACCGATACCGATTATATCTTTAAAGCGATTGATTATAAAAGAACTTTAAGAGAAGTAAAAAATCATGATTTTTCTACACCTTTTGTAAAAACTTATAATGTGTTTCCTTTCTTTGACTTAACAGTAGATATACAAGGACTAGATGATATCCCGGTAAAACATTTAGATGAAGACCCGACATGGTATTTAGACTCTGATTTATTTGAGTCTACAATTAAAATTACCAATCATATTATGGTTGAATTTATATTAGATGAAATAGTATCACAATTTGATAATAGCATAAGTGGTAATTTCTTAATTACAGAAGAATATTTTAGATATTTAGAACGGGCTACAGAATACGGAAGAAGAGTAAGCGATATTCCTCATATAGGGGGGCAATTAACATTATTAACAGATATGAGCGGGGATTATAATGTTATATATGACATTGAAGCATACTGTAGAACTACAGAATATTTAAATGATGAAGAAGATTTTATTTATCTATTAGCCGGAAATGATAATGATGGGTTTTTTTATAAAAAAGAAATTAATTTTAATGAACGATATACAGATTCTAAAACAAATCCCACATATTTTATGATGCAATCTTATATTCCAGCTAGGGAAATATATCCGGATATAATAGCACAAGGAGATGGAGTTAATACCACTTTTGATAGCAATACTTACGGATTATTAGAGCATCCTGAGATAGTTCCTAATACTTTTAAAGTGCTCTATGTGCATAATGCAACTAATTATGAAGGGTACGATGATGGGAATGGTAATATAACAAGTGATGATGGAAGTACACACGGTTCAATCACCTATGCTACGGGAGCTTATACTATAATAACCTATGACGATGGGGAGGAGATAAGTTATGCCCCTGATGATGGAACTAATATCGAAACAAGATATAAAACTAAAAAAGATTTAAAAATTTCTAAGATAAGAGTATTAAATAGCGATGAAAATGCAGTAATAGAAGGAAATTTTCCATTAGTTCAATTTTATAATGAAAATAATTATTTAAGCATACAATGTATTGTTTATAACAGCGAGAGTTAGGATAACATACTAATATTATATAATATACAAAGGGAGAAAATTTAATGAGTAGAAATATAACAGATTTTGGAACTCAAAAAATCTATTTTGATTATGCTGCTCCGGCAATATCGGAAGAATTTAATAATATAATGCATAAAGTAGTGAGAAGCGGTTTATATAGAGGGGGTAGTTTATCAGTTGAGTCAACATCACAAGTTAGAATATCCCCAATGGTTGTATTTATAGAGAATTCTAATAAATCTAGTGCTGATTTATCAGTACGAATTGAAACCACTGAAGATATAGTTCTAAATATAGACGAAACCGACCCATTTGTGATTTGTCATTATGAATGGTATAACGATCCTGTCTCTTACATGGAAGTTAAAACAGTAGCAGGAGGTTTAATAGGAGAGTACGATTTAATACTGGGAAGTGGGGTTTTTACTAACGGGGATTTAACTGGATTTGATACAACCGAAAGAGATTATATATCTTGGGATGCTGATACCACTAGATTAGGAGAGTCAGCTACGATAGTAAGTTCCCCATCCGGAGGAACTCAAACTAATTTAAGCGGGGAAACTGATATAGTAACTGCAATACAAGAAGTGTTCAACAGATTGATTGATTTAAGTGGAGTAGAAGACGATGCGGTTAAGAATCGACATATTGATTTTGGCACTTCAGCAACTCAAATAAACAGTAATGATATTCCTATAGGAAAAAATATAACCACCGGCGGTACAATAGATAGTGTTACACAATCCGATATTACTTCCAATGTTATTGAAATACTGTTTGATGCTTTAGCTGATTTAAGTGGAGCAGATGACAATTCTGTAAAAGAACGACATGTTGATTTTGGTACAGGACAAAATCAAATTGACGGGGATTTACTTCCTCTAGGAACCGCAATATCTAAAGTAATTTCAGAAGCTACTAATGTAGATTTTGCTAACAGTAAAAAAATAAGAGAAGCCCTGAAAGACACTATAGATAGAATTGCTCAAGTATCAGATCAAGTAACTACGAATAAAAACAGCATAAGTTCTTTACAGACAGATGTAAATACAAATAGCGATAGAATAGATAAGACCTATGGAATTCCTGTAGGAACTATAATGATGTTTGACGGAAGTAATTGGCAAGATGATGTTACTCTGCCTGGATGGTATGCTTGTGTAGCCGCAAATAGTGTACACGGAGCTCCTGATTTAGAAGATAAATTTATAAGAGGAGGCAGTAAAGGAACTAAAGGAGTTGACTATGGAGTAACAGGAGGTAGTGATACTGCTACTTTAAATAGTAATAATCTACCTCCTCATACTCATAGTATTAGTTTATCTCACAATGCAAGTATAGGAGCTACAGCTCCCAGTCACAGTCATGGAATGGCACATACGCATAAATATACGAGATTTACCGTTGATTATCATCGTACTACTGTTGTTACAGAAAATATTAACAAGTTATGGGCAGGCCGGTCTGAGGTAAATACAGGCGGTTCAAGTAGTGCAAATACAGGTGTTTCTGCACCATCGCATAGCCATTCTATTTCTATTAGCAATCATTCTGGTAATACAGGGAACGGGGGGTTTGCTAATTCAGCATTTAGCATCGTTCCCCAATATTATTCTGTTATCTATATAAGAAAGTGTTATCAAAGGTAAGGTATGGGTACTGAGCAGTTTGATGATATAGTTGGGAAAAAGATAAAATCTAATCTTGAAATAACCACTGAGGAAAAATATCCCGGTAATCCCGAGTACGCTAACAATGTAGATGGAGATTATACTAATGCAATTGGTGATGCGGTTGAAGCGTATGTCAATGGAGAAGAAACTCAACCACCCGATATTCCTCAATGGGATTCCCCAGCTTACGACTTAGAAATAATAGAAGATGGAACGGGTCTAAAAAAACCTAAAATTACACTTCACTGGATTGATACATCTTCTGATATATTAACAGAAAATTTTCTTATTTATAAGACAGATAACTCGGGTGGAACTTTTGGTACTTTAACCTTATATGATAAAATACCAGCGGATGAAACTGATTACGTAGATGAAAAATTATCTTTTAATACAGGATACCGTTATGCAATAAGAGCGGAAGATAGATTTCTAAATCGTTCTGATTTAACAGATTATCAGGAGATTACAACTCCTACGGTTCCTGAACCATCTCGACCTACTGATAAAATCGTAACAGGTGCCGGGGTAAAACAAATCGGTTTAAAATTTCAAGGATCGCCATCTTTTGAAGATATTTTATATTACCAAGTTGAATCAAGAAGTGCTACGGCAGATCCAGATGGATACGGTGGTTATGAGGTACCTGCATCTCCTTCTTGGGGAGATTGGGAAGTAATAAATCAATCTCTTTCTACTCGAATAATACATGAAAATTTAGACTATACTAAATGTTATCAGTATAGATACCGCTCGGTAAATTCTTACGGAGTATCAGGGAGTGCAAATAGCGAAGAAGGACATAGTGAGCTATTATCAGATATAGTTATCCCGCTAAAAGTAAAAAGAGATGACTTAGATTGGGATATCCAGGATCAAATAGATGGTAAATTAGATTATTATATAACACATTCTTCACAAGACCCTAAATATCATCCTGTTTACGGTTGGCCTGATACAAGTAAAGACGATTTAGATCATCATAGGGATATTTGGTATCAAATCGATACTGGGCTAAAAAAAGTTTTTAATGGTTATACTGGACTATGGGAAAATCAACCAAATATAACTAAATTAACTATTGCCGATGATAATGTCCTTACTCCTTCCGAGAAATTAATATTAAAGAAAGAATGGAATACGATAGCTAAAGAAAAAATAGTATTACTTACTCAATTTGGTTTAAAAGAAGGAGAAATCGGTGGTGTTGAAACCGAGAAATATAACTACATAAGCGCTTATAATACACTAGATAGTTATCTAAATAATATAATAGATGGAATTCTTAAAGAATCAAACTACTTACAAGTAATAGAAGATATTGCAGGAGCTACGGCCAGAGATGATGGGTTTATCTTTTTATTCTTTCAAGATTCTACTCCTACAGCAAATGGAGCAGGAGATTTATGGATAAATACCGAAGATGAGTTAGATATTCTTTATAAATGGAACGGCTCAAATTGGATAGAACAGACAGGTGTTTCAGAAGAGGATAGATTAAAAATAGTTTCATTAAAACAAACAACGGGTAGTGATGATGAGATTGTAATTTATTTTCAAGATTCAGAGCCTAGTATTCCCGCATCCGATGAAGATGACCTGTGGGTAGATACTGACGGTGGAGATTATCTCTACAGACATACTTCTGGAGGAACATGGGAGATAGTCGAATCTGCTATTCTAGACATAAACGGTGAAGAGCTAAGAGGAAAGTTTAGAGATTATTATGATGCAAAACAAGAATTAGTCAAAGCGATATCTGACGTATCCGCTGATGATATGAGAACAAGATTTGTAAATAATACCTATATGATCGATATCGAAAATGATAAAATAGACAGTACAACATACTTTGTAGATTTCATAAATAATGTTACTAGAACCTCTATTAAAGTCTATTCAGTAAAGGACGAGGATAAAAACAATTTAACTGGCCTCCAAGCAGATGATTTACTAGTTGCTACAGATACATTTAAAGAGTATCGATACAATGGAGCGTCTTGGGAAGAGTTAACAGAGACTAATACTGATTTTTTGCGAGCATTTATTGATGCTGATCATTTGAGAACAATTTACATTCCTGCCTCTGATGCTGACTTACCAAGCTTTTATCAGGCTAGAGACTTACTTATCCCCACAGCTACATTTTCTAATAATGATGGTTCTACTACTAAAGAATTTCAAAAAAATTCTGTATATATTACCACAGTAAATGAAATTAGCGCATTTAATAACGCCCACTGGGGATTAAGTATAAAATATACCGATGATACGCTAGCCAAGTATAAAACATCGGTATTTGATTCTCCACCTAATTGTGAATATAATGCGGGGGAAGAACGATGGGAAGTTAATACAAGTCTAGGCGATAGTTATGTAAGTGAAGATATATTTGTGCCAGGGCAGGAATATGTAATTTTTGATGGGAGTACAACAAAAACATTTGATAAGGGAGAGGTTTATGTAGCTAGCATAGCGGATGAGGAGGCGCATAGAAGAGATGGCTATCCGTTTGTAAATACTCATTGGGAAAGAAAATTAAGATTCAGTCAAGAACTGGATGATATAACAGAAGATAATAAATTAAGTCCTACTGAAAAGCTAGCTACAAAGAAAGAGTGGGAGATAATTAGAAAAGAGTATCCTTCGATAATAGAAGAAGCTGTAGAGCAGGGGGTAAATACTTTTAGTTTTAAATCGGCTTACGACGAATTAGATGATTACCTGAATAATGAAAGTACAGGATTATTAAATGATACGAGCACTACTTCTGATATCGTAGGCGATACTTTTAGATCCAAGTTCAGTAATTATTACGATGAAAAAGCTAAAATTCTTAGATCGATAGCGTATATGGCGTCTCAAGACGCTTACAGTGGAACTGATTATATAACAAAAAGAGAACATGTGGGGGAGGCGGTAGATGATGATACAGAATTGTGGCCTTTAACCTCTTCTGCTTGTAATTCATCTTTTGGTACAGAGCCTCTAAATAGAAATGTAGTACTTCAACCAAAAATGCACTCCTGGCTTGGACAAAGCGGGGGGGTTTTTCAAGAAACAAGCAACGTATTAAAAGACCCTTGTGATTTATCTACATCAAATTGGAGTAAAAACAGTTGCACTACTGAACTTGTAGAAAAAAAGATAGTAAACTTTCCGTTTACCAAAGCTGAATCGTCAACAGCTTCGGGGTATGTTTATCAAACCTTTGTTCCTACTGCCTCAAGAATAGCGGTGAGTGCTGTGGTGGAAAAAGGCAATACGGATAATACAGCTTTATATCTTTATGATTCTACTGCAGGTACATATATTGAAAGAGGGCTGTTTACATTCAGCACTGAAACCTTTACTCCAGATGATAGTTCAACAATTTATGAAGTAATAACTATAGAACAATATAGACGGTACGTAATTAAATACTCTGTCGATGTAACTGGTGGAAATACTTTACAATTACGATGTTATGCAGCATGGAATGGTTTAGCGGGAGATTTTACTTATTGGGCTGCTGTACAGGTTACTGAAACTAATTACCCCGTAGCTTTTATTTCTCCAAAGAAATACCCCTCGCTCACCCGACCTAAAAGTGGATGGAAATACAATTTTCCTCTACAATCACAAATGCGAATAAAAATGGAAGTAACACCTTGGTTTAATTATGGTACGAGTATTAATCATCGATTTTATGAGTGGTATATAGATGATACACATCGTTTAATATTATATTACGAAGCATCTGATGATAAAATTTGTATATATTGGAGAGATGGAGGTACTGTTAGATATCTTCGATCTCCTCAATTTGATGACAGTACCTCTTATCTCAATATTAATCAAAGACTGAAAATAGATGTAGCATTTGATCCTAATGGCTCAGGAAGTTTTCTTAAAATTTATGATAAAGATGATAATCTGCTCTCGGAAGATACAACATGGGATGGAACCCCTGATACTTTTACATCTAATTTTAATAATTTTTATGTGGGACAATATGAAACTGGACTACAAGCCGATTCTGAAATACACTCTTTACAAATTTGGTCGGGGGCTCTTACCGACACTGGAGATCCTACATTTCAATTAAAACCAGAACCTTTAATTTACGGATATCTTGAACAGAAAGAAACAAAAAGCGATACAGTTGGGGTATTTAATGAAATCAATACTCTGGTTTCAGATTCAGAAAATCTTACCACAGCAAATTGGGTTCCTTACCACTGTACAACTGAATTAACTGATCAATATGTAGAGGGGCATCGATTAACGAAACTTACAGCTACTAGCGCCAATGCACAAGCATATCAAACTGTTACTTTTACATCATCTGAGAAAAAAGCGATTACTGGAATTGTAAGAAAAGGAAATTATGATCCAGCAGGATTTTTTTTACATGATGCAAGTACTTCTACAAATAAATTATATCTTAAAATCAACTTTTCTACAAAAACAATTACTGGGGCAGTCGGTTCTTTAATTCATGCTATTTGGCTTGACAATAAGACAGTGCAAGTATACGCTGTATCTAATGCAGTAACTCATACTAATGCACATCGAATATATTGTGATGTAGACGGAGATGATTTAGGCTCTGCCGGGGATTATACCTATTGGACTGCAGTACAGGTATATGATAATGTGTTTCCTTATTCTTATACTCCTAACGACCGTGATGCTTGTTTCTTACAAACCCAAAGAGCGCTAACAGAAAAGCATACAATAGAGTGCAAAATCTGGCCTTTCTGCAACTACGACACTGCTGGAACCCATTACATAGCCTCCTGGTACGTAGATTCAAATAATTATTATATGCTTAGATTCTACTCTGCAAAGATTCAATTACTATATAAAAGAGGAACGGGAGAGGCGATTTTAGAATCTTCTGCCTACACTTCACAAAGCGATTGGAATAAAGCACATGATATAGCAATAATAGCAGATCTAGGAACAGGAGATACAACAGGAACAAAGTTAATAATAGACGGAGTAATAGTAGATGAAACATGGAGTGGAAACATTGATAGCTTCTCCCCTATTTTTCCCACCCTTACAATTGGATCTAAGACGAATAATAATACAGAGTATTTTGAAGGTTTTATATGGAATCTTGCCTATACTGCACGGAAAAAAGAAGTTTGGGAAGTACAACAACACTATCAAAGACAACGACCTTATTATGATATCAACTCTATAGCTAATGAATCTGATACTATTTACATAGATCCTTATAATGTGTATATAAAAAATTTAAAAGTATTCGATAGCGTATTTTTCGGTAGACAAGAGTCAGAGAGTCTTCCTTATTTTAAATGGGATACAAATAGTGGAAAAATAACAATAAATAAAACTCTTATTACTGCAAGCGACAGTTATAACTATTGGGACTTAGATACCGGGGGATTTAGAGTAGGCAATGCTAGTAGTTATATATATTATGACCCCTCAGGAAATGGTTCTCTAACGCTTAAAATGGATGCAATATATGCATCAACCTTAGAAACTCTAGTAAATGGAAAACTTTCAATTTCAATGGAAGGTGATTTAACAGGAGAACCCCCCTCTCTTCAATCTCCTATCTACGTGACAACCGAAGATACAGGGGGTGCTGATCCTGCTTATGGTATCATTAGCCATTTAAATGAGATAAGATTAAGAACGGGTAATGCAGACCCACAATCAGCTTCTGATGCAATAGTTATAGATAATAATCAAAATGTTGGCATCGGGACGACTAGTCCAAGTGCACTATTAGAGATAAAAACAGCTATAGCTGCAAGTTCAGGTCTCCTAATTACAGGTGGTGCGTCTTCTAGCAATGCTCTCAAAGTCGCTGGAAGCGCAGGAGATGGTGGGGGGAATGTCGTAGAAATATCTCCTAGTTGGAATACTAACAATGGGCCGACGGCTCTTTTGATTAATCCCGAGAATATTGGCGGAACCCAGACTGGAGCAAAACTGCTAGATATTCAATATGATGGTTCAAGTAAGCTTATGGTAGATAAATCAGGCAACGTCGGCATCGGAACGCCAAGTCCAGAGAGTAAATTGCAGGTTATTGTTCCAACAGCTGCTTCTGGCTTGGGGCTTCTCATTAGTACGGCACTAGGAACAAATTATGATGATACAAGCATTCCTTTTAGAATTATAGAGTCGGCAGGGACATTGTTTACAGTACAAGGAAACGGTAACGTCGGCATCGGGACAACGGGTCCGGGGGCGAAATTAGAAGTAAAAGCGGGTTCCGAAGGGCAATCTTCGCCTGTAGAAGCAATAAGAATCTGGGGTCCAAACAGTCCAACTAATATGAATTCTGCCCAAGATTTGAAATGGCATTTTGCTAGTGCGGGTTCTGCAGGTATAAGAGCATATCGTGGAGGCAGTTGGAATACTTATTTGCAATTTTTGACTAATGCTGCTTCTGCTGGTTCAGATAATCCTCAGGTAAGAATGACTATAGATGATACAGGCAATGTCGGCATCGGGACGTCGAATCCAAGCCAGAAACTTTATGTTTCGGGTAATATCCAAGCTACAGGAGCTATAATTGCAAATACTGCTGGATCTGTTTATGTGCGATATGGTATAGGTGATCCGGGAAGTGGGAATGGTAAATTAGCAGTATATGCAAGTACTTTAAATACCTTTCGTGCGGGGACTCAATGGGGGTGGCAACACTTTAATCCAGATGGACAAGGATGGTAAAAATGTATATAGGATTTGAAACAAAAAAACTAGAATTAGATAGAGTTGAAGCTCTATACCCGCCAACGATCATATTATCAGAAACAATACCAGAAACGACATATTATCTAGTAATTGAGGAATATTCTCAGTATTTTTATTTTAACGAAAAAGGCGAATTCAAAACAAAAATGTGGGAAGGGTGGAATAATTATCCGTTGTATACATTTAACCGTGATAAGTATGAAGCTGGAGAAGATCCTTTTGAACCATTTGACCCATATTCATCGAAAACATTTAAACACCGAATACGTCGAGAGCGAATTGAAAATCAAATTAAATGGCAACTACGATACCCAATCGAAATTAAGAAACTTCGCAAAGCACTCAAAAGAGTAATTATGCTACTGGAAGCTTCAGGAGCAAATATTAATTGGCCAGAACTAAAAGAATTTATGGAATATTCTAACACAATTGAAACAGTGATCTCTAAGCACCCAAAGGTTTCTAAATATCTTAATAGAATAGACCTTAAAACTGAAAATGGGGTTAACAATGATGCTTGATAATGAAGTACAACAAAAATTCTTAGAAGATAGCGGATATGCTCAGGGTTGGGGGTGGACATTAACTGATGAGGATATTGAGCAGATGAAAAATTGCGATAACCGTGATGTTCTCTACCCAGCGCTTGAAAATAAGCTTATACAGGAGTGTGAAAGCGAGCAGGAGGCGGCTATATGAAATTAGGAATAATAGTTAATAATCAAAATATTTTGGAAAAAATAAACAAAATGGATCTGCCCGGAAGTAAAGTTTTAAAATTAAGAAAAATAATAAAAAAATTTATGGAAGAATTACGACAATTTGAAGAAGAGAAGAATAATTATATTTTAAAACACGGTGAGAATGGAGAACTAAATAGAGACTCCAATCCGGAAGCTTATGAAAAAGCAATTCTTTTTCTAAACGAAATGATGAACAGCGAGATAGATATAGAACCAGCTCCCATTCTTGATGATAGCGATATAGAAAATAATAAATTTAGTGTTGCGGATTTAGATAGGCTGGAGGCCCTGGGATTATATAAACCCGATAGTGATGAGAAAATATCATAAACTTAATGTGCAAAGTTTATAATATGCATAAGGCGAGGAAAATATAAACATAAAATCTAAATGGGGGAGGCAGAGATGAATTATGAAGAACTTTTGCAATTTGGGGGCACATTCTATAATGATAACAACAATAATGCCGGAGTAGAATGGTATGTAGAAGAAAAAGAAAACCAGCTTATTATTAGAATTCCTGGCACTAATTCTTTTAGAGATTGGATAACAAATTTTATATTCTTCCCTATGTCGTATTATTATCCAGATGCTAAAGTGCACTCAGGTTGGTATAACGAGTATATACAGAGCGGAATAAATCTTAAAATGAAAAAAATAATTAAAGAGGGGGCTTATAAAAAAGTAACAATAATGGGGCATTCAAAAGGCTGTACTACAGCATTGTTTCTTACTCAATATTTATCTCTAACTTTTAAATCTGATAATGTTAAAATTGAAACTTTTTTGCTTGGATCCCCTAAAGTGGGCAATCTTAAATTTAAAAGACTATTAGAAAAAAATGAAAACGCCTTTATACACAATATTCAAGTAAGGGGTGATATTGTTTGTAAAATGCCTCCTAATCTTATCTTGTTATTTCTTCTCCCTTATTTTTTTCTAATTAATAAAAAATTCATATTTTGTTTTTTCTGGCACATTGGACACGGAAAAAAGATAAAAATAGGAAAAAAGAGCTTTATAACTTTTAAAGGTCATGAGTTTGATAATTACAGAAAATTACTTATAGAGGAAGAAAAAGAAAGGAAAAGAAAATGGATAAACAAAAAATAAAGAGTAGTACAAAGGCAATTACCTGGGCAGCTTTCTTACTTAACCCTTTAGCATGGATAGCAGACTGGTTCTTTAAAAAAAGTACCATCGATTATTTAATAAAAAATAAAATAGATATAACCCGTTTAAATGATATAGAAAAATTTATTACAGATATTCCTTTAGCTACCATTGCAACCGCCTTTGTTACAATAGCTACAGCATACGTAGCGGGACAAAAGGGTAAAACGATCAGCAAGAATATTGGCGCTCCAAAAGGCAAGGGCACAGATGAAAACGATCCTGATGATGCGCCTCCTCCTCTAAAATAATTTCAGAGATATTACTAATATTATATGTACAGCGAGAGAATAAACAAGTTTTTAAAAGAATATGATATAAATGATAATCTTGATTTTGATGATTTAAAATTTAGAGTTGGCGCTCCAATTACTTCTAGCTTTGGATTAGTCGCCGGATACAGAAAAGTAAACAACGAATATATATTTGATTCTGTTAGAATTCATACAGGTGTTGATAGAAGTTGGGGAGAGAACGGAAGCGTATATGCACCGTTTTATTTTAATAGAAGCGAACTACACGATTATGGTGCAGATCATGTATATGGAAGCCTAATACGTTTATTTAACGATGAGTATGGCTTTGAAATGCGTATAGTCCACATGAATCCAAAAACCGATATTGATAAAACAGCATATCAACTTTTAACCAACAATCAACCCATAGAACGAAATACTTATTTGGGGGTTTGCGGAACATACGGTAGTGCCAGTAGTGGAAGACATACCCATACAGAAATAGTATCTATTAAAGAAGAAAACAAAATACTGGATGTTATCCTATATAGGAAGTTTGGAGCAGATATTTATAATAGCTATACGGAAAATCACATAATAAATTTTTATAGATCAAAGAGGGTTTTTAAAAATAAAAAAGTTGAAGAAATTTTAGACCATTTCAATAATTTAAAAAAAGCTAGAAGAGTAGTAGGTATAATAAATGATTATTTATATGAATACAAAGATTGGTACTATGGAATGGAAAAAAGAATACGGTACAGTAGTGAAAAGTTGTTTAACGGATTATAAAAAAATAAAGGAGAGAAGAACGTATGAATTTAAATTGGAATAACATCATGGCATGCGCAGTTATAGTGATCGGATTAACAGAGTATGTCAAAAGTTGGGATAAAAAGGAAAAGTTAAAAAAGATTTATAAACTATTCCCACTAGGTTTTTCATTTGCGGCTAGTCTTCTTTTAACGTTTATAGAAGGTTTTACGATAAATAGTTTTCTCTTTACTGGATTGATTGTATTGGCTTTCTCAACACTTGGTTACGAAGCGATACTTAAATTTGTGCAGTCAATTATTGAAAAATTAAAATTAAAATAAGAAATACGGACAATGCTAGATAAATTTATAAATTGGTTATTTTCACACATATTAAAAGATAATGAATACTTTAAAAAGGCGGTCATAACGTAATGGCATGGGTACAGCTTATTAAATGGTTACAATCACAAGATACATTAACACTTATCATCGCACTTGGAATTTTAATATTTCTTATTTATAAAGGAATAATACGTATTCCTTCTATAAATAAGACAATCAGAAGAAAAAAATGTGAAAATCCTCACATAAGTTGTATTAATTATATTGATTTAGGGAATCGTTTATCAAAGCTTATGGTACTAAAAACAGAGATTGATAGAATTATAAACTTGGATATACTGAGAGAGCAAATGAACCTAGTAGATCAGATTGTATATGATATAAGAAAAAAAATGGAGCTTCATTTTGATAAGATACTTAAAAATCAACAGCCCGATATACAGGATGTCAATTCAAGTATTGAACATAAAATCTTTGAAAATATTGCTAAATTAGGAGAGAAAACAATAAGAGATTTATTTCGATTTATAATGAAAGAAAATCGCATTCCAAACAATGAAGCTGAATTTATCCTATACGCTAAAAACAGGGCTAATAACGTTATTAACCGAGTAATTGAAGAGCTTTCAGTTAACTGGCATCGAGGACTCAGCATTACTAAAGAAATTTATATGAAAGCTTACTATGGAAAAATACAAGATTTCCGTGATTTAAACTCTGAAATCGAAGAACAAATAATAACCACACTAAAGAGATGTAGGGACATTAACAACAGAAAATGGCTTGAAATTATGCAATATGATGATGAAGCTGCCGCTTTATTCCCCGAAATATATGAAGAAGCAATGAAGAAAGAAGGAGAAAAGCGGCAGACATGACTAGAATTGTATTTTAAAATACTTATATACTCTCGCCTCGAAATAAAAAAGTTCTTTTCTTAACTCTTCCATTCTTAAGTTATTTTTTTCTGGAATATTTTTATAAAAATCAAACTTAGCATCTTCAGGATCTGTTGGATGTCGTTCGCTGTTTGCTTTATTAAGATGTCGATTAAAACTTACGTAGTGTGGTTCTTTTTTAGCCCTCTCAATAGCGATACGCCTTCCTAAATCTTTAGAAAAGGTGTCCTTTGGATGACATAGCGACCACCCGATCCTGTCTTTTTCTAATGCAACTAAGCATCCATAAGGTTGACGATTCTCTTTTCTTATGTACTGAACTAACATAATCATTCCTCCATCTTAATTTTTTTCAAGATCAAATAATGTTTTAACATATTTGATCTAATATTCTCAGTTTCTAAATTCATTCTAGTTTTTTTCCTCTTCTGCACTAAAAAAAGAATTAAAAGATACTATAAGAAAAAAAATCAAAACGGCTTTTATTAAATACCTTATAATACTCCCTCCCATGTTATCTTTTTATTCTTTATCTTATTATAAAAATCGTATTGAGATAACCGCCATTCTGCACTCTCTATAGGATGTTCAACAGCGTATTCTAGATCTTCCAGAGTACTGTCAGCAGGATCTTGACCTGCCCCCGGCATAAAAACAATGAGATAATCATAATCATAAAACTTATTTATTTGTGTAATCATAGAGCGTCCTGCATCATCGTTATCAGGAAACAATATAAGATTTTTCACTTTACTCAGCAGCTTCTTTTGACCGGTACCTAACGAACTACCTAGTGTTGCTACAACATTTTTAGAAATATACCTCCAGATACGAAAAGCACTTTTTATTCCCTCTACTACATATAAAGGCTTTCGCAAACTAATACCGTCCCAATTCCATAATATATCCGCCTTACTGCCTTTCGGGTAGATTACTTTCAATTTCTGCTCTTCCGTATAATCTCTGCATTCCATATTCACTATTTCGCCGTTCTCTAATAATGGAATACATATTCTATCTTTAATAAATGTACCTTTCTTGTTTTCTTTAGAAAAAGAGATATACGCTTTATTTGTATAACGAATATCAAATTCATCTATCATTTCCTTATTAACATTTATTTTTTTAAGATATGTAAGAACCTGCGAATTTGACAAAGGATTATATAAACGCCCACCTGATATTCTTAACTCTTTCTTTAATTGTTTCTTCTCTGCTATAAGTTGATTTTGACCTAATGTCTGATTAAAAAGCCTTGATAATACCTCATCGCTTTTAATATATTTACTATAATTTCCGTTAGAAAGTTTTGTAACAAATGCATAAAAATTGTACGTAGCACCGCAGCTCCAACATTTACAATAGCCGTTGTTTTTTAACATTGTCATTGAGGGATTCCTATCCCTATGATTTTGATTTATACACCGAAATTTTATATATTTACCTTTATCTTCGAATTGTATTCCAAGTTCACGAACTATTGATAATATTTCAGTAGTCGTTAAGTAAATCATCTTTTAACTTGCTCACGTACTTTATATTTTTCTCTTTTGCGTATTATTGGAATACTTCTTATTTTATTAATATACTTTAATAGAGCTGCTTTAAAATATTTTTCATTAAATGAATATCCAACCCTTGATTTTTCAATATCTAAAACCGTATCTAACAATTTATTATAGTTTACGTTATTTACTATCTTAACAAATTCCTCCTCTTTAAATTCTTCAGGTAGTTTATTTAACTGATTAAATACACCAGCATCGACAAGATATTTATACATAAGATTATAAAGATATTCGTTTTCAAATAAAGGGCTCTCTATTAAATTAAAAATACTATCTACTTTTTCGGCATTAAGTAAATTATGTATAAATTCAAACTGATTAGACTGATTCATAATACCCAATTCTTTCTGTACTTCTTCTACAGTATATAACTCCCCTTCCATTACTCTATCAAGCATTTGTAAAGCATTACGATACGAACCAAGAGCATTGTTAGCTATTAATAAAAGAATTTCGGGCGCTTCTTCTTCAAAAGTTTTAGGGAATCTTTTATCAGCATATAAAGTATCAACAAGATTGAAAAACACTTCTTTTATATATTTAAAAATATCTTCATAATTTGCCATGTAAAACTTATAAATTTCATATCGTGTCTTAAGGGCTAAATGAAACTTTTCACTCTCGGTAGTACAAAGAATAATATATACGTTCTTACGAGGTTTTTCACTTAATAAAAGCATAGCCCCTTTTGCTTGAGCTGAATTTAACAAGTGTGCTTCATCAATTATTATTACCTTATTCTTATCAAAGAAAGGAACATAGGATAGCATATCCGATAAACTTTTAACCCCTTCTTTACCTAAATCCGTAGCATCTATATAAGTAGTATCCCGTTTAAACCTGCCATCGTTTATATCTTTACATGCTTCACATTTATTACAAGGCTCAACACAATCCTTTTTTATAATAGGTTCTTTACAATTGAGAATCTTAGCTATAATAAATGCCAGTGTGCTTTTACCCGTTCCACTATGACCTAGGAACATCATATAGGAAGGAAAATTATTTTTTAGACTTCTATTTTTAAATTCTTTTACTATTCTCTTATTGCCTTGCATTTCATCTAAAGTTTTTGGTCTATACTGTATTCCTAGCATATTACTCATCGTTGCTTTAATCTCCTTATTTTTCTATTTAAAATATCACAATATTGTAAAGCTCGAATACTAAGTACATTAATTTGCAATCTCTCACTAATTCTATCTTTATCGTTTCCTTGATTATTAGATGAAAGATATTCAATGTTGTTTAATATTTCTATAATTTGTTTCAATTCATTCATTATACCGCCTCCATTTAAAAAATGGAGCCGAGCGATATATTTACCACTCAGCTCCTGACGATGATTAGGAGGATTTATCTACTCTCTCAACCGAAGGGGCTAAGAGTTCTGGAACTGACAATTTTTTTCCATTCTTTTCGATACAAGCCACTAAATATCTTTTATATGATGTGGCCTGTTTATGACGTACACCATTCCTTATACGATAATTTTCCATAAATTCCATATTCTCAATTCTGTTAATTGCGTCATCTACTGTCTCATTGGCCTCGATAGTTGTTAGAATATATCCTTTATAATCATTATTAATATGTTGCCAATTTGCTTTTCGATATAATACTGAAAAATTTTCTAAATATTTTACTCCATCGTTTTCAGTAAGCCCATATTCATTTTCTAACCAATAATTGTAATAATCTTCTTTTTCTTCATATTCCTCCTCTCTATCTGCATCATCATCATATATAAGATAATCACCATCAGATACAAAATAATCTTTAATTTTAGTATTTTTCCAATCTTCGATAATCTTCACTACTTCATACTTACATACTCTCATTTTAGCATTATTATAGTCTGCTGGTACAGTTACTACATCCTTTGGATTAACTTTTACTAATACAGTTACATCCCTTTCCGATTCTAATGTACCGTAGTAAAGCAAATAATTATAACTACATACATGAAAGCCATAAGAACATGTCATATATCTATCAGGATCAACTTTGTCCCTATCCATTTCAATTATTTCACCTGGAGAATTATTTATACTCCTGGTATAAATGTCAACCAATATGCCCTCTTCATTCCTTATTACTTTCTTATAAGCTAAGAAACATCCATCCTCAGTAATTGGTAAATTGTTGTGTTCTAAAAACAAATACAATTCGTTTACACTTTGTGGAGAGGGATTTTCCATCATGTTTTCAATAAACTTTACAATACTCTTCCAATCTCCTTGTTGATCAATAACTTCTTCAAGTCTGTCAACAATAGCGGATCTTATCACTGTATCTTTATACTTGATAAGCCCATTTTCAATGGTGATTGGACTATCTTTCAGATAATTTTCAAATTTTACTTTTCTGTCCAGTAGTTTCTTAAGACTTTGAACTAAACGACTAACGGAATCCTCATCCTCCCATTGATCAAAAGCAAGTAGCATGTGACTTACTGGCTTGTAGTTATCTTCGGTAGAATGAACAGCATAAGATACACCGTCCATATACAACTGAATTTCATCCTTTGTCATAAAAAACTGCAATCTGTTCTTATTCATTTTATTTATCCTCCTAATATATAATATATATTTTTTATTGATAGTTTTTAAGTAAATCTATCAATATCTTCACATTTTCTTCTTTTATTCCTACTCCATAATAGTCCTCTATTGAATCCTTGTCCACTATTTTTAATATCGGGTATTTATCTTCTACCTTTTTAAGCAAATCGCTTGTTTTTATAAACATTTCCGATAATTTTTTATTATTTAATACATCAAATTCATCTACAGAATATTCAAAATCGTATATTATTTTTTTCAAATTCTTTAAATCCCTCTCAATTTCCGGTATACTACCTTTTCCTTTTTTTCTATTAATTAACTCTTTCACATCTTTGTCACTCTCAAATACTTTTTTATCACAATCGTCAACTATCTCTAGTATAGTTACAAGTTTTCTTTCAATATATGATAAGGATTTATCATGATGCATTAAAAAACTTGTATATCCATATTGTTTTATAGCTTTAGAGCTATTAAATTTTTCTTTCAATAATACTTCTATTGATTTAAAGAATGGTTTGAATTTTGTTAATTTTTTAAATCTTTTCGTGTTAATTTCGTATCCATTAATTACAAATATTGGAATACTGTCATTAAGCACTTCAAGACTTTTCAAAATATCTAATTTTAAATTAGGAACTCTTCTATTTTCATCTCTAACATCTTTATACGAATTTCTATATCTTATTACATAGTATAACTGTGAATTATTCTTGTATATATCACTTTCTAGCAATTCTTTATATGTAAAACTTTTATTTATGCCATCGCAGTTATGTAAAATAGTATAAAATCTATTACTATCTTTATTTTCTGTAGCAGAAGAGTCTGTTTTACTTCTCTCTCTACCTGGTTTTCTTATATATTTAAGTTCACTTATCTTATTTAGCTCTCCATCAACTCCCAATTTTTGAATATAATCTTCTGGAATGACTAATGCATGAAAGTTATATTGTCTCATGTTTTGTTTTAATTTGTATATTCCGCTATTTGGATTATTTTCATCATTTATAAAAATTTTTGTCTTAGGAGACCCGATTTCACTATAAGAAATAAATGAATTTAAAACAGATGATTTTAAAACTACTCTATCTTCATAAGTATCATAAAAAGAACCTTTTTTTTGAACTTTAAAAAATTTTATTTTCTTTCTATCATCACTATTATCTATTTCCAATGCCTTTTGTAAAGGTTTTCCTTTATACCAAACGTTTCTATTAATAAAATCACGAAAAAAATCAACTTTAGAAACGATAGTATAGTAACTTCTAATCACTTCTAACAATGTCTTATTATCACTGAAATATTCTTCTTGAATTTCATCTTGAACTTTCTTTACAATTTCTTTTAATTTTAATATAAGATTATTTACAGTTCGTGTATCTAATGAAAGCGCCTCCCTACTTGGGGCAATATCAAGCTTACCAATTGGAAATTCTATCACTATAAGTAAACTACGAAGAAAATGCGTAATGATAGTCTTAAGCTCATTGTTTAAAAGATTGCTATCAGATATCAACCCCGATTTTGATAACGAATCAACTCTATATTCAACGTTCCCTTGCACAGCAATAAGACCGTTGTTATATCGTCCTTTATATATTCTCCAATCACTTCCTTTAAATATAGCATCTTTAGGGTATTCAAGTGGAGCAAAATCACCTTCTCCACCTATAACTCTTGGCTTAATCCGAAAGGGGCGAAATACTTCTTTAGCGTTTGCCTCCCACATGTAAAAGTCTCCCTTATCTACTTCAACTTGTACTTTAACTCCATTATGCTCAGAAGTACTCATCTCTGTTACTTTTGAAATACAAGGAATGTTTTCCTCATTAAGATAACAGGCATAGATTTTCTTTTCCCCATTATATACCGACTCAACAGTAAAGGATTCCTTATACGCAAAAGGAGATTTACTCCCCAAACCCAAGACACCCACAAAGTCATTGCTTTCAGTTTTATCGCTTCCAAAATAGCTACTGTATAACGATAAAACTTTTTCCTCACTCATTCCTGTACCATAGTCTTTAACATAGAAGTATGGTTCAAGGGAATTAGGAAGATGCACTTCAAATGGTTCTCTTTCTTTACCTGCCTCTACATGTGAATCGTATGCATTGGTAGAGAGCTCACGAATAACAGCCTTTATTTTATTTGTATATAATTTATCTGAGAGAATTTGAAAAGCTTTTGGACTGGCAGTGATAGAAAAATTCTGCCCTTGGAGATTAGTTTTTACATTCTTTTTCTTAATCACTAATTGCATTTTAAGTCCCTCCTAATCATTTATTGTTATCTATTAATAATATATAAATTTTTGCCAATTTTTTTAAATTTTTTTTTAAAAAATTTATTTTTTTAAACGCCGTCTTATTTTCTTTTCTATTCTTCCTGGCACATCTCCTACATAATCTTTCTCAATTTCCCTCACAATTTCTTTTTCTACCGTAGATTCTTCATTTTTTATAATAGGAGAGGATTCTATTTTTTCCCTTTTAGGTTCTGCTAGAGCAGCAGGTTTCAGTTTTACACGTTTCTCATCTTTTTTACTTTTCTTTTTAATCCCTTTATTTTTTCTTTTATCGCTATTATAAAACTCTATTGATACATTACCCGCTACCATAAGCAGTACAGCAAAGGGGTCAAATACAACACATAGAAGAATAATAAGAACACGAGCTGCATTATCATAAAAATCTTGCGCATTTTTTTCTCCATAAATAATCATTGCTATATATTTAACTGGGCCTACGTTCACTTCATAAGACTCCTTTTCATTTTTTAACTTATAAATTTGATCTTGATACTGAGCAATATTATCTTCTGCTTGTTTAATACGATTTCTTAATTCAATTCTTTCGCTTTCCTGTTCCTCTCTTTTTTTCAAAGCTATCGTTATAACATTTAAATCAATATAACTTTGTAAAGCGTCATCTAATAAATTAATATCTTTTTGAGCTCGATCTATTTCTCTCCGTTCACGTTTAATTAAGTTTTCAAGTCTTTCTATTTCATTATCATATCGGATTGCTACAACTCTTTGTCCTACATAAGCTTTTGACAAATATCCAAAAATCCCAATAGTTGAAATAATAATAAGAATAATAATAGCAATAAAGAAATAAACTTTGATAAGATTTTTAGATTTTTTCCATGTACTATAGAGCCAGAGAGTGGCAGATATTTTAGCCAACTCCATAGAGGCGCCCATTATCGTAACTCCCCATAAAGCGCCGCTAAATATGGTGCGTATACCTGTAATAGAGAAAATTGCTGATATAATAGAAAGAACAACAGCAGATATTATTGAGAGAATCCCTATTATAGGCATAATATATTAGTTAACGGAGGTTTTAAAAAGTCTCTATGACATCAATTTCTCGTATCTTCTCCTCCAATTTCTCTCGTAATATATTCTTACTTTTGCGATAACTTGTATCTCTAGAATCGATATAATAAAGTAACTCATATATCTGCTCACCTGTCAGCTCGATAAATATATCATGTGGTTGCATCAACAATTTTAAAGTATCTCGGCTAACGAGTCTAAAATCATTTCTTTTACAAGGGCCTAGAAATCCTAAATCTCCATTTAGAATATCCACCCCCATAAACCCTTCTTCTTCTGAAATATTCAATGCCGGATTTTCAGTCCACACTACACGACCTATAATTTCTCCGTTTGTAACTATGTCTCCAGTTTTAAATTGAATATGAGGGGTCTTTTTATACTCTTCGATTTGTTTTCTTTTATATTCCTCTTCTAATTTATCTATAGCATCTCTTAATTTTTGAAAAATTTCTTCCATATTTTACTCCTGTTTTTAATTTTTATTTTTCTTTCTAATCGTTCTTGAAATCCGATAAGAGCTAAAGCAAATTCCAGCACAAAATATTCTCTTGCAATATCTGTGTTACTATAAAACCGTTCTCCTAATATCCGATTATTAATAGCTTCGGTGATTTGATTAATATCCTGAATGAATGCGATTTCATTATCTTCTGACAATTCCTGTAAAAATGAAAAACCAACAGTAAACAATACCATTAGAATTTCACATATAATCTTTTGCATATTTATACTCCCCTTCTAATTTGTCTATAGCATCTCTTAATCTTTGAAAAATTTCTTCCATATTTTACTCCTGTTTTTAATTTTTATTCCCCTTCCCAAACTTTCTCTTTTAATACCTCTTTAAGAGTTACATTATGCCAATTAATATTTTCTTTCCTATACTCATCGAAAAGGTATTCTACCATGTAGCCCAATATTCTTGATATTTTAATATCGTTTATCATTTCGATTTTATTTTCCTCACTTAAAAAACCGTAATTATCAATTCGTTCTTGAAATTCAATAAGAGCTAAAGCAAATCCCAGCACAAAATATTCTCTTGCAATATCTGTGCTACTATAAAACCGTTCTCCTAATATCCGATTATTAATAGCTTCGGTGATTTGATTAATATCCTGAATGAATGCGATTTCATCATCTTCTGACAATTCTTGTGAAAATGAAAAACCAACAATAAACAATACCATTAGAATTACACACATAATCTTTTTCATATTTATACTCCTTTGTCTTTAAATTTTTTATAAGTTTTCTATATTGATCAATTCTCCATGCTCAGCATTAAAATCAAATCTTCTTCCTTCTGCATAGATACTATTATCAATAATTTTAAAATTGCTGTTTAACAGCACAAATAAGGCTTTAAATTTTTCAAAGTCATTACTTAAACCGCTAATTTTAATAATTTCACTTGGTACTCTCATCATATTACCCCCTTACTATCATTTATTTGAAATTTACCACAATAATCTTCCGCTCCGTATGTTACAGGAAACCGCTCGGGATTTCTTGTAACATTTGATATCGTAACAGATATCGCAGGAGGATTAAACCTGCATTCTCCTATTTTCTTATTATTTAATTTTTGTTTCCAATATAAACAATCTTTACATGTATACCTGCTCATAAATTTCACACCCCCATTACTTTTTTAAGAGTTTCTTCAACATTATTTCCGGGAATTACTCTATTAAAATTATACTTTTGAGACAAATACTCGTATGCAATTCTTACTCTTTGAATAGATTCTGTATCCATGTTTTCGTATATATCATTTACGTTTTTTTCTTCTTTTATATCAGCAATTTGAAAAGGGAAATAAAATACCATATCAGGTTCAAGATTCAGAACTGATATTTTACTTAAAAAGTATGAAAGTTGTAAATCTTTATCCAGATCATATTTATATATAATTTGCTTCCCATACAATTGATAAGCAAATGTACTATACCACCACCGGTCACAAATTACGGTTTTCCCATCTTTTAAAGCGGGCAATACTATCTTAGTGACATGCTCTACTTTATCAGCAAGAAATAGAAAAAAATTTGTTAAATCATGAATTTGCCAACGCTTATCCTTGCATAAACTCCTAAGCAAGGGGGCTAAAATACCATAATTATCATCCCCAGGTTGAAATGTAAATATCGCTTTAATTCCTGTATTATTTAAATATTTTACCATCGCTCTAGCAACAGATGTCTTGCCTGTTTTATCTATTCCCTCGAATACTATTAGCTTATTTCTAAATTTATCTAGTTTCATCTATATTATTCCCCGTCTTTAAAAATGGCGCTATTCTTTAATAATAATAATATATACTTTTTTTAAAAAAATTTAAACTAAGAAGTCAGGATATCCTCTGACAAAACATATTCTATCTAAACCAAATTCATCTATTATTTCCTGAAATCGCCTTCTAAAGGATACGCCACTTTTATACTTTGTGTATAGATCGCCTCCTCCGAAATCAAACCCTGATAAAAATATTTTGTCAAAACCTTCATACAATGCCTGTAAAATCCAAAAATACCCCGTATTACCTTTTCTATCATTATAGTAAAATACATTATTCCCTCTTGTACTATATAAACTAAACTTTTTACTTTTATAATTTTGTATTTCTCTAAAAAGTTTCTTATCCAATACTCCAATACGAGTAAATGGCAAATCTTCTTTATATGCATGGTTACACCCCCATAGCTCGCCTTTCCAATTTTGTATAAAAGAAATATCAGGCTCCTCTGTCCTGGTTACCCCGTTACCTAAAATGAGCACCTTATTAGAGAAATCATTATATATGGTTTCCCCATACAATTTTACTTCTTCTTGTATAATTCCATCATAATCATTCTCTATAAAATATATATTATCACTAAAATTAAAATCATGAGATAGCTTCTGTAAATCCCGTATCCAGTTAGCTTTATTCTTCTTTTCGTGATTGGTTCTTCCTAGGTTAATTCCGCAAATATAGATATTCTTATATTCCTCGGTTAATGCATGATAAATGGCAAAAGAAAATAAATTGAGATTAGAACCATCCGTATTACATAATATATCAAAATTTTTACCAAATTCTCTTTTATACTCCTGCGCTTTAAACAAGCCAAGATTATCTACAAATATTTTACTAAATTGAATTGATTTATCTAGAAAACGAAAATTGAATCCCCATATTTCCTCTTTCCATTCTTTAACAAATTGTTTAGATTCTTTACATAGATTATCGTTGCCGAGAATTAGGATACTTTTCATATTAAAAAATCGGGCTGTTTTCCAATGAATGACATATTCTTAATCCCAAATTCTTTACTAACAGATAAAAACTGTTTTTTAAATAGCGCCCCATTTTGTTCACTGGAATTATAAATATTTGAATTATCAAAATCAAATCCTCCTAAAACAATCTCTTCAAATTCTTCATAAATAGCCTGTAAAACAAGAAGAATTCCTGTACTCCAATTTCTCTGTTCTTTGAATAGAAAGACTCCCAATTGCTTATTTTCATATTCTTCAAATCCATCAAACTTTAAAGTAAATATATCATAATCATAATTATTGTTAAGCTTATATTGAAGCGCCTTATCAACCATATATTTTTCTCTACAGCCAACTGCTTTAATAGTCCTTACATTTTCCACTTCTCTATATGCTTCATTACATACCCATATCCTATGTCGCCACTTATTTATAAATTTTTTAACTGATGGTTGTAGACGAGATTTGCCATTCCCCAATATTAAAACTTTTTCATTTAATACAATATGAGCGTTCTTATTATTTACCTCAAGATGATTTATCCCCTTTAAATACAATTTTGCATAATAATCTGAAGGCTCATCACTCATAATAAAAGGCTTATGATCCTTCCCTATAAATATTACTTTATCCAGTCCAAGCTCATCTCGTATAAGTCGCCAATTCCTTACCCATTTCTCCTTATTCTTTATATGATGATTTTGTACATATATATCTTTTCCACCTAGATCAAATCCAATTACATAAATTTTATCATATCCTTTTATTATAGCCCTTGCTACCAAGGTACTGCCAGAGTCTTTAATAAATAATCCAGGAATATCAATCATTTCTACACCCGGAAGCGTTTTAGCTTTTGGATTTTTTCCAAATATGCGATATTTACCCCCGTATCTTTTTTTATATTCTACAATTTCTTTTAATGCCGATATATCGCCAATTATTAAATCTAATCTTGGAAGCGAACCGTTATAGTATTCTAAATAAGCTGAATTACAGGCCCAAATTTCCCCGCTCCATTTTTGTATAAAATCCTGATGTTCTAATCTTGATATTCCATTTCCAACAATAAGCACTTCTTTTATTTTTTTTATAGAATTCTGGTGGCTGTTATTTAAATTTTTATTTTCAATAATTGAAGGATTTTTCATGCTATATATTTTTCTCTATTTAAGAATTTTGGTTGCCCCTCAACAAATTTAATTTTATTTACATTAAACCAGCATCTTATTAAATTCATCTGTTTTCTATACGTTAGCCCTTCTACCGCCCTGTTCTTATAGATATGATCTCCCCCAAAATCAAAACCACTTAACCATATCATATCATACTCTTCATACAAAGCTTGTACTAAAAGAAGCATGCCCGTTTTAAAAGAATTAGTATAAAACAGCTTAACATCTTTGTTGACTTTTTCTATAGTATAAACATCATAATCAAGATTATGCTTCTCTTTAAACTCAAGCATATCAAAAACTAAATGCGTAAACCTGGTTCCTACTCTATCAATTCTATTAAGATTATTATATTCTCTGTAATATGCATCATTACAAACCCATATTTCTTCTCTCCAATTTTTTATAAATCTTCTATTAAGAGAATTCTCTCTACTTCTTCCATTTCCTAAAATAAGCACGTTATTAGTTCTTTTAACATTCTCTTCTTGATAACTTTTTACAGGATAATTAACAAAAAAGTTTTCTTTTAAATGATCTTCTCCATTCATATATTTTCTAGCATAACTATTTATAGGCATCTCACTTAATATGAAAGGCTTATGATCTATTCCCACAAAATGAATTCTTTCTAATCCAAACACCCTTGCTATTTTTCTCCAATTATCCACCCATTTACTTTTATTTCTTCTTTCATGATTTTTTACATATATATCTTTTCCGCCCAGATCAAATCCTACTAAAAATATCTTACCATAATTTTCATATAATGCCTTTACAACAAGCGTTGACCCGGAATCTTTAATATATCTTTCTGGAATTTCAACTTTTTTTACTTCTGGTATACTTAATGCTTTTGTATTTTTACATAATAATTTATAATTTAATTTATATCTTTTTTTAGCTCTATAAGCTTCTTTTAATGCATCCTTATCTCCTATTAGAATATCTATTCTTGGAATTTTTTTATCAATCAGGTCTTTAAAAGCCCAATTGCAAGTCCAAATTTCTCCTTGCCATTTTTGTATAAAATCCTGATGTTCTAATCTTGATATTCCGTTACCTATAATAAGAACTTCTTTCACTTAAATTTCTCCTTTAGCAATAATTCAACAATTCTAAAGTCCGTCTTTACATCTATTTCAAAATGGGTATAATAGTCCATTATAAAAAGCCCAACCGGATCAGTTAACCTGTTTTTTGATTTAATAATATTACTAATCGTGTTTATATACATAGCCCCGTTTTCCATATAAATGTTATTTTTGTAAAAACGCTTCTCTTGCCTTAAAGGCCTAGATTTAAAATCATAATTCAAGGGAATAGCCCGAGATTTTTGATATTTATGGGAAAAACTTTCAGTCCATAAAAACCTGTGATTTAGATCCGCTACTGATAACATTGAATTGTATGACCCCTTTTCATATTCATCAATCATTTTATTAACATCCTTATAATTAAGCAAAGGATTAGTAGCTTGGACAAGTATAAAAACGTCTTCATTATTTTCGTATCCTTTTCCCAAATACTCCAATATAGCATCCTCGGTTGTTGAATTATCTTGTGCATTTTTATGTTCCCTATCATAAAAGATAATTTTATTAAATTGAAATTTTTTTATTATTAATTTATATTCTTCCGAATCGATTGCAACTATTATTTTATTAACTTTACTTTGCTGTAGAGCACTTAAAACCCAATATACTAGAGGTCTATGATTAATCTTTTTTATATTCTTATCTTTTATTCCTTTACTGCCACTTCTTATAGGAACAAACGATATTATATTATTCATATAATATTAGTCACTTAAAAAATATAATCAAATCTTTCTAAATCATCAGCATATAAAGTACTAACTATATCAACAGATTTTTTATCGTAATATTCTTTATAATTTTTTCTTCGTGGCGCTCCGAAACTTTTATTAATCTGTTTAGGCTGTGGTATTCCTATTAAATCAAATATGTGGCGTATTTCTTTTTCAAAGTTTTCAAATCTTGCAATATAATCATAATTTTTACTACCTTTAGGAATTGCAAACCAACGTAACTGCGGTACATAGTGTATTTTATGTAAAGACTCTTTTAATTGAGTTTGAATAAAATCGTTAAAATCTTTTTTTATAGCACTAAATACTTTATTGTCATTTAAATCTTTTTGAGAAAGTGAACCTCTGTTTGCCCGTGACCAATACGAAACAAGTCTATCAAAAGGATTTCTTACAATAGTAAACGTAAAGTATTTATCCCATTTTTTGGGGTACGCTTGTATGTATCGAATTGGGAAGGCATGTCTCCCACCTACTTCTTTTGGATTTATGACCATATTTTCATCAAATAATGCATTTATCGTATGCCCTCCAGTACGAGGAATACTTACAAAAATCGTCTTGTACTTATCACTTACCATATTATTATACTCTCGTTGTTTGTAATATGAAGAACCCATGCCCATTAGGCCAGCTTTTATAATTATCTTTATATCTACACCCTTGTACACCCCCCCAAGAAATATCATCCCAAAAGATAAATATCTTATCCACATAATCAGTTATCGAATTTATAGACTGCTGGACAAAATCTTCCCCATAAAGACATCTATATATTGCTATCAAAATTCTTAATAAACTCCTTTAATTTTTCAGCATCCCGTATTCTTTCCCATTCTTTCTCTCTATATAATGCTTTTACTTTATCTCGTTTTCTTCTCGCCCTTTGATCTCTATATGTGTCATCCAACTCTGACTTACCCACACTGAAATGTAAATGCTCTATATACAGATCAGGTATATATACAAGCCTATCTATTCTTTTTGCTAAATCAGTAAGCCAAGTATCGTTATAATCTGCACTAAAGTAGGGAGGTACAAAATATCCTACTGTTTCTATCCAATTTTTATGAATAAAGCCATGGGTTCCTAACTCCCCACTATCTACAATTCCATCTCTACCGTATACGAATAAAATTTTATCAGGATATTTTTCAAATTCGCTTTTAACAATTCTATCCCATTCTTTTGTTTTATAAACAAGATCATCTCCTGCATGATGATAAATAGGACCTGTTGCTTTTCTGTAGCATTCATTCCACATATTACTAAGTACAATCCTTTCACCAATAATGAATTTTATATTATAATTTTTTTGCAATTCTAGTGCTTTATCTCTTGATCTTTTATCGTCATTATCAATATAAAAAACAATTTCAACACTATTAGAATCCTCTGCTTTAGAAAATGCTGAATTGCATAATCTTTCCATTCCTGACGGTCTGTTTCTTGTTGGCACTAGTAAACTAATCAACTTTTTACTCTCCTATTCTAATTATTTCCACTCCGGGCTGATCTTTTATATATCTCCAGGGGTCAAGAATACAAGAGCCTTTTGGAAAAGAATATGTTCCAAATTCTTTATGTCTTGTTCCAATAAAATAGATAGCTGGCTCTTGTAATGGAGGGGGACTTTTATCAATATACGGATCATACATTTGAGCATCTATATCTTTTTCCCTTAGTATATTCTTTAAAAGGATAGCGGGGCTACCAACTTCTAAATTAGTCTGTTCTTTAAACGCTTTTCCTAAAATAATTACGGGCAAATCCAACTGCTCTTTCTTTTCTTTTACTAATTCTGCCAACCATTCAGTTTGTTTTTCTCTGCAAAGCATAATATTTTCAAACCAATCGTACGAAAGATTAAGTTTTCTAGAAAGCCATGAAAGAGCTATATTATCACGGGGATGACAATTATGCGAAACAATATTAGATTTTTTCTCTATCCAAAATAAATCATCATTATTCTGATGATTTGGAAATAACTCTAAATTATACACATCCCCTTCATAATATAATGTTTCAATTTTTTTAATATTCTTTTTTTTCATATTTTAACACTCCTATTAGCTAATCTTCTTTTAATTTCTATTATCATAATATAATTTATCCGTTTGTTTTACTTTATCTGCTCGAATAATTTCCATTTTACCATTCCTAAATACAGGAATTAAATGATCCTCAGTACAAATAAATTCTTCATCCTGAACAGAGAATTTATACAATTTGCCTTTATATTTTCTTTTAGTTACGTCTTTTATTAATTTTTCTTCTTTTTCAGAACAATCGCTATTAATAGATTCTATAAAAAATTTTTTATTTTCTGATGAGTGGAAAATCTCATAGAAATCCCCTATAGTAAATATTTCATTATTAACTTTTATTTTTGAATCATATAAAACACATCCTCCACCATCTCCCATTCCGCCCCTCATATATTTATTTGATATAATTCTATCAGTTGCAAGTGAAAGAGCCCTAGTTACTTCATCTACATTTGTATTTGGAGTCTTATGACATATCTCCATAACGGTATTCATCATAACTATTTTTGTCGATATCGCAGTGTTATAAACCACTTTTATAAGCTCTGCATTTTCTATTGTTGTTTCAAATACAGGACGATCATGTAAAGTTTTATAAAAAAGTTTTACTGTTTCTTTCGCTGCAAAACTATCAGTTCCTAATAATACAAACTCGGGGTTCATAAAATCGGGTATTGTGGTTCCCATAGCTATAAAGAAAGGATTATAACATAGATCTATATAAGGAGACATAAACGGACGAATTTCTCTTTCAATAGTCCCTGGTAACACTGTTGAAATAATAACCACAATTTTATGTCTTTTTATTTTATTTAATTCCTCTGAAAGTTGTATTACTGATTCTTTTAAGTAACTATAGTCAAAATCTTTTCTTTCATCCGGTAATCTTGTAATTCCTTCATATTTTTCAGCATGAGGCGTTTGTACAGCAATAAAAATTATATCAGAACGCCCCGCTACATCCTTAATTGGTAATATCTTGATATTACTATTATCGAGTAGCTCTTGAGCCCCCTCTTCTCTATATGGAATTTTTTTATCTTTTATAATTTCTTTAACTTTCTCGGAAGGATCATATCCCACTACTGAATGGCGCCCAAATTTTTCTATTGCTAAAGCGCAAGGTAGCCCCAACTTTCCAAGACCTAAAAATCCTATATTCATTTGAAAACTCCTTCGTATATTCTTAAATAATCATTCAATATTTTTTCATTATTCCAATGCTTCTCCATAAATTCTCTTGAATCCCGCTGAAGTTTCTTTAACAAACTTCTATTTTCATTTAACTCTGTAATTGTAGTAGCTAAAGAGTGCTTATCTGCCAGCACCCAGGGCAATTCATACAATTCGCACTTTAAGAACTCGGTAAGGTATTGAATCATCCAGTCTTTTAAGTTACACATAACTACTTTCCCTTGTGATAGCCCCTCCAATGATGATAAATGATAGCTGCCAGTATAAATATCGTCAATATGAATATCACCTGAGGCTCGTCTTTTTAAACACTCATCAAATCGTTCTCCGTAGATAATATCTTTTTCTATAATACCTTTACTTTCTAATTCATTTAATATAGCAGAAACCTCGCTATAACTTTTATAAGCCCATGTGGATTTCCTCTTTTTTTTAAGTTTTTCCAACGGCTCCTTATTAGATGGGCTATAAGTAACTTTTATTCTTTCATTATTAACTTCCTTGTATTGAAGCAAAGGGTCGCATATATCAACAACATTACGCACTGGATAAAAATCATCTTTAAGTAAAGACTTCAATCTTACCGCTTGATACTGTGCAATACAAGCTATTCTGTCTATTCTTACCCATTTCTTAATAACATTAAACATTTCATTAATTACTTTCTCAGGCTCACCGTGCATCTGGTACACAAACGGTTTATTAATATTGCTTAGCATTTGCCATCCCTTGCTATTTTTATGTAAAGGAGGCTGATTATGAATGTGTATAATATCTGCCCAGTTAAGATATTCTTTAAATTGTTTTAAATCTTCTTTACCTTTACCCCATACAACATCTGGTATTATTTTCATACTACTTAATCGAGATTGAATGCACTTTGATTCTATCCCATTTTTATTTAAAAAATTACTTAACCTAACCGGCGCTCCTGCTAATGGTGATCTACAAAGATGCAATATTTTCATCTAGTAGAAACTCCTCATCGTTAAACAATTTAAAGACAACATCATTATAATATTTGTCTTTCATTAAATGTAAGTTTTTCCAACTATTGAGATAATCCTTTCTTGAGAACGATAGTTTTCCAACTTTCTTTTTATGCTCGATACTCTTAGCGTATTGCGCACTCTCTTCAGCACTTTCAATATAACTCCCATCAAATCCAACATAATATATTTCTTTATATCCCATATACGCTGTAAGAAAATAAAACGCTCCCACTACCGAACCTTGTGCCTGTACAATTATATTATCTTTATATTCGGTATTGAAGCTCCCCTTCCGGATATCATTATCATCAATATTATTTGATTTAAAAAAATATATGTTCTTCAGATTCTTTATCTTTTCATAAAGTGACATAATTATTTCTATATCTAATGGGCTATCATTTCTTTTTTCCTTTTTCTCAATATGAAATGAAAAGATAGCATGCGGTAGTAATACATATTGAGCTAAATGTAATTTATCTACATTTCTTCTAAGTCCTTGATAATGAAAATTAACAGCATACTGAACACTCTTACTAGCTGTAAAGATAGATATAGCATCAGTAAGTGTACAAATATCATACTGCCTTTGCCCTTCCAGTTTCTTAATATTCAGCGTATCTATAGAAGGGCCGGAGCCAATAAGTAAAGCCTTGTTATTTCGAGGCTTCCTCGGTACTTTTTCTAAAGTAGGCAGAAAAGGCTCTCTTAAGTCATCGACTGTTGTTATCATTTCTTCTTACCTGCTCTTCTTAATCGTGCCTCATAATTATAATAATCGGGGTGTTCTATGATTTTTTTTACAATATTATAAATAAAATCATGAGTTTTTATCTTTCCTTTTTGTAGTAATTGCCACATATACTTAGCATTAGAATATTGATCATGTGGATCAACACGACCCCGATTTTTTATGTTTGCTTTATCACGAATTTTCTTAGGCAGATAGTCTGGAAAATATTCTCTATAATCGTTGGGAATAAATAAATCAGGTTTCATATAATAAAAGTCTATTCCAGTAAACCAAAGTTCTTTTGGATTATATTGTAAAAAATGTTCCATGATAATAGGGCCGTACAGTACGCCTTTTATTTTTTTGCTAAGTTTTGCTATTGTATCAGCAAGCGTAAATGTAGGAATGGTTTTAGAGTATTTATCAATAAGATTCCTCTGATTTGTTTTCATTCCTAATAATTTCACCCCATATTTATCTCTCCATGTTTTTAAATACCCCGCCGGTTGCATTTCACGATTAAATTGTACATTCATACAAAGTATATCGCATCTCTTACCATAATTCTCCACATAAGCAACTTTATCTAAAAGAAAAATAGCGCCGTTTGTTCTTATTACGCAATCGAAACTGTCTATTTCTTTACCGAGATATTTCCCTTGTAATATCGGAGACGGGCCAACAAATATTACTCGTTTCTCTTCTACCTGCTGCTGTAATAACTTTTCTACGTTCAATATTTCTTCCTTATAACACAGGATGTATCTTTAAATATTTCATCTGGAAATTTAAGTACTTCATTAAAAGCCTTTCTGACTCCTGGATGATGCTTACTATTACTATAATCATGTAGCGCCAGGAAGCCATTTATTTTTAATTTTGGCCACCATAAGCCAATATCTTCCTTTACATTAAGAAAATTATGATTAGCATCGATATAAATAAACATTAAAGAGTTATTTTGAAACATTTTACAAGCTTCTTTACTTGTTGTTTTTATTTTATAAATATTAGAATACTTTTTACAAAGTTCATCAAATTGCTTTTCTACTATTTCCATAGGATATTTATATGAAGAAGCGTCATTTTTATCATATCCGTTTTTCCAAGCATCAATCGCTATAACCTGATCAAAATTTTTTGCAAATATTTCTGTACTATCTCCTACGTAAGAGCCTATTTCTACAACTTTGGCAATAGTAGGATCTATTCGCTTTACATAAGCACATAAATCTTGAAGTCCCGATTTTGCATTTCTAGCTTTTCGTATACTAATTTTTTCCATTATATCTCCATACGATAATAATACATCCAAAGTTCTTCTAATTCATCATACCCTTTATTTAATTTATCCCTAGGGGATTTATCCCAAGGCTTTTGACTTACAAAGTGAAGTAGTCTTACTTTTTCGTTAGTTATTCTATACAATAAATCTCTATTTCTACTAAAGAAAATTTTATGTTTCTTACCTTTCCACATTCTCTTCTCACAATTATATTCTTTCGGAAGAATGTGAATCATCTTTTTAAAGTATTTATTAATAGCTTTTTGATCCGGCATTGAAAATCCCCGCCTTGAAAACTGTAAAATATTTTTATACAGCTTAAAGTCTAGATAGGGTTTATTTACAACAATGACGCCAGTATTTATTCCGCTTCGTAGATTATCGCTTCCTGATCCATAAGCCTGCACTCCCGCCAATCTTGCTCCACATCGAAAAAGTGGATTTAAATCTCCTAATGCAATAGTATCCATATCGATAAAAACAACTCTATCACAATCAGTATAAGAAAAAATATCAAGTTTGTAATACGTATTTTTTAAACAATCGTCTGTTATTGACATATTAATGTGTTTATAATTTTCAAATCTTGGTTTTACAAACTCTACATTATCATGTAATAAAGAAGCCATATAACCTTTATTTGAATTAGAAAGCCCCATATCAATAAATCGCCATTTATAATTTAATATTTTGGGACTATTTTTTACCACCGATTTATAAAAAGCAATAAAGCCGGGCATAAACGCATTATCTATCATTGACAGTAGAATAATTTTCACTCTTATATCTCTTCGTATGTCCTATTAAATATATCGATTTTACAGGGATAGAACTCTCCATTTACTCCTTGTATTACATAATTTCCTTTTTCACATTTCATGTCCCCCTCTAACGTTTTTATAACTAAGGCATTACTTGACTCCACAGATAAATGACAATGAGATTTACAAAGTTTTTTTATCTCATCCAAATTATTTCCATCCCATCTTATTGCTTTCACAATGATTGGCTTCTTTCTGAATTCTTTCCACACTTTAATTACCTCCGATCCTTAAATTCTTTTTCTTCTCTTCTTCTCCTGGATATAATACTCTTGGCCCGTATCCTTTGGATAACCCCCTCTCAATATCTCTTACTCCTTTAACAAGCTCAAATAAACCATTAGGTTCAACTGAAGCTGCTTGATCACTACCCCACAGATTATGATTCAACGTTATATGCTTTTCTATCCATGTAACTCCATACGCAAGCACTGCAAATGCATCTTTAATTCCGTAATAATGAGAGCTATAACCGATTTCTTTTCGAGGATACTTTTCTTTCAACCATTTTACATACTGTAAATATAAATCATCAATAGAAGTAGGATACACACTATTTGTATGCATAATAACATGAGGATCTAATATATTAACAGCTTTTTCTATTTCCTCCTCAGTACTCATGCCCGTCGACATTATCCTATAATCAAATAAATCTCTACATAATTCAAGAAGTGCGTCGTTGGTAATAAGAGCAGATGGAATCTTTACAATATCCACAAATTTCTTCATGAAATAAGCGCTGTCTAAATCCCAAACCGATGCAAACCAGCCTATTCCACAACTAAAACAATAATTATCAATTTCAGCATAATTGTCTTCATTAAATTCAATATCTTTTTTATATTGCAAATATGTAATAGGCTTTTGTCTCCAAGGTACAATTTTTTCTTTATTTTTCTTATCTTCAGGAACGCAGATATCCGGATTTCTTTTCTGGAACTTTACATAATTACAATCTGCAGCACTAGCAATTGTAATAAGTTTTCTAGCACTTTTAATAAACTCTAACTTATCATTTCCAAAGAATGCATTTAAGCCAATCTCAGCTATTATCTTAACTTCCATATTATACTACTCCAAAGATAGAATAAAAAAATTTGAGTCTATTATATTAGTATTTCTCTTCTACTGGCTTAAAATTATTTCGCTTGTAGATGTGAGATAATCGATTGGATTAACAAGTTTCCCGTTTTTCCTAATTTCGTAATGAAGATGAATCCCATACGATTTTCCCGTATTTCCCATTAACCCAATTACTTGACCTCGTTTTACCTTTTGGCCTTCTCTTACATAAGTTCTACTCATGTGTGCATATAAAGTAGTATATCCGCCATTATGTTTAATCTTTACCATCTTTCCATATACAGGGTGCCAAATCCAAACATCTGTAACTATTCCATCAGCGGTAGCTATTATCTTAGTCCTATCACTTGCAGTTATATCTATACCTTTATGAAAAAAGATCTCTTTTGTGAAAGGATAAATCCTATTACCAAATCCCGATGTAATTCTAACCTCCGGACTATAACATACAGGAAACACATTGGGAATATTATGAGTATACTCTTTCCTTTTATCAAAGAAATTTTGAACATTATTTAAGAAGCTATCAAAGCTTCCTGTTCCATTTTTAATTGCTGTCACTAAATTTTCTATAGAGGTATTTTGTACAGTATTATCAATACCGCCAATATTTATATATTGTTCCTTATTATAAAGAGAAACTACAATATCTTTAAGCGTTTCTCTATACTTAATTTGATTACTCTCCAAGTTGTTTATTTTCTTTTCTTTTTTCTCAAGTTCCTGTTTATATGCGGTTTCTTCTTTTCTTAATTTATTTTGATACCAAATATTTAAATCGATAATAAAAAATATAAAAAAAAGAAAAAGAAATCTCCAAAATAATTTTTCATTCATTTTAAAACCTCTCCTACAGGCGATTTAAAACTTTCACAACCTTTACAAAGTATCTGTTTCCTTGATGTACTTTGTAATTATTAGTAACTGCTTTAGGACCAATATTATAAGCCATAATGGCTTTTTCCCATGAATTAAAGTAAGTATATAGCCACTTAAGATATTTTAAACCCACCTCTATATTATGATAAGGGTTCCAGGGATTAAATTTCTTTTCTCTATTCCAGAATTTCTTTTCAAAATAACTTATATAAACAGGATTTAGTTGAAAGATACCGATATCCCCGGATACCCCTCTGATATTCCGCCAACCTGATTCTACTTCAATTATTGCAATTGCTATATCAGAGGGGATATCATATTCTTTACATTTATCTATTGTAAAGTCTTTTAAAGGGGAACTAAAAGAATATAAATGAGTAAAAAAGTACAATAATATAACTACAAAATTCTTCATTTTCCTATATCACATATAAGCATGGTATGCTATCTTCTTATATAAATCCTCACTACATATTTCACAAAATCCAACATCTTTGATGAGGAACTTAGAAAGATCTCTAACAAATTTTTTGTCTTTGATACTCATATACCAGTTAACATAAGAAACAGGTTTTTCTTTTTTATTAGAGAATTCGTTTCGATATTTATCATATTTAGAAATTGTTGATTGAGATAATCTCATCTTTATAAAAGTTTCATACTTCTTATATTTCTTATTATTGTGAAAAAATTGCAATAATAGATTATTTACAATCTTTCTTTTATCGTATTCGATCTTTTTATATGTCGCTAGATGATTATCAATGTAATCTTCAAAATTTAAATTATTTTCCTCATCGATCACAGAATCTTTATTTAGACACGATAATCTTAACTTTCTATATATTCCCTGTTCATAATCTAATTTTACAAATGAATGGTTTTTCATCTCTGTTTTGAAAAACTTCTTAGCCTCATTCATTAACTTCATTTTAAAGATATTTGTTATATCAAAATTATCATCTATTTTATTAACATCAATATATTTAACAACTTCATTTAATATAAGATAAGCTTCCATTTTAAAATCTTGGAAATCGTCATAATTTTTTGTCCATTTCAGTAATTTCCCGCTTACCTTATTAACTAAAGGTTGATACTTTTGCCATAGCTTTTCCATATTATATTTGACATTCTTATTATTCTTAATTTCTTTTATTAATTGTTTATCGCTTTTAATTTCTTCTTTTATCTTTCTCATTTTCTTCTCCTTAAAATTATATTAGTCATAAGTTATAAGCTCCTAAAAAAATGATTTGCATAACTTTTCATGAAATACCCCCTATTATCGAGGGATATTCCCCTTCTATATATGTATTTGTCAAAGTAGAATTATCAGAAAACTGTTGCCTTACTCCGACAAACAATTTGCCTTTTGGAGTTTTACCTCTAAAGGTTATTTCAATAACTTCTTTCATTTGGCCAAAACAATTGGGAAGTATATCCCCAATTGTTATATTTTCAATGTCTTCTTTAGAAAACCTTTTCATATTATCCTCCTTGTAATCAATTTATTCTAACAGTTTAATTTCTTTTTTAATTTCCTTCTCTAACAAAAGAGAAGTATCTTTAGTGTTTACTGTAGTTTGACGTCCTCCGGTAATTTCTGCAAGCTTTTTCATAAACTCTTCTCCTTTATCTCCACCAGGGCCAATATAAATAATATTGACTGGCGTTGCAAGTTTAAGCGCTTCTTCTATTGCTTGAGATTCAGAATCGGGTAAGCCATCGCTAATAACAATTATTGTTTGTCTTTTACTCCGCGGCAATGTCGTACATAAACGGAAAGCTTCTGCCATATTTGTTTCTCCTGCTGGAAATGTTTCAATTCCTAGACAAGCGCTTTCTGAAAATGAAATATATGATGCCCTTGGATAGTCTTGAATTGCTTCCATTAAAGCATCAAACTTGGATTTACCCTTCACATATTCTGACATCGATCCAGAGCAATCAAGCAATAAAGTTAAACTTGATTGCGCTTCAATTCTTTTCTTTTCTTTTTTTATGTCAGCTAAACCTTTTTTTAAGCTATCTGACAATG